TTAGTGAGCTCTCCAGCAGTTACATATATGCCTTGTCCGGAAGTCAGGTGTACAGCATTATACACCGGAACACCTCCGATATGATCGGCTGGATAACAATCTTGTGTTATGCGGACTTGATCACGGGCGTTGACTAACTGCTCGCATGTTGAGTTCACAACTTTGGGACACGTGACACGATATACGCCTGGCGACAACATCTCATCTTCAGTGATTAACCAATTGTTATTTTCCTCAAACATTACACGAGTGTCAATTTCCATCTTCTCTATCAGATCGTCCATGGTTTCGTCAGATAGCTCACCATGTTCTTTTATCAACATTAGAGCAGCCGCGTATGAGGCAATCTTAGAACCGCCACCAGGCACTTTAGACATGAGCTTCTTTAAGTTAAAAACAAGTCTGTGGAATAAATTATACGCGGACCTTTTCTCATCATTATCGAGCTTAATAGACTTGTCTCTCTTACCGGAGTCATCAATGATACCCAGCTTAAACGCCGTAGTATCTTTAAATGAAGTGGTCAGGAGCCGTAGAAACCTAAAGGTGTATACTAGATCTCCTGCGCGTGTTAAAATTCCCATTATATCTTCCTAAGAGCGTTTACGACATTCATGTCTTGTGGTATGCCGGTGTATTGATTATTGTCAATTGTCTGCAAAAAAATGAGGTACGGTTTTAAAGCAGACCAATGCTGAGGTTCTATTCTAAGCTCCAACATTTTTAGTGCTGCTGGCACAGTGAATACGTTAAATAATACAATCAGGTGGTTAAGAATCAATCTCTCTGATAACTTACCGGTTTCACTATATCGATTAAACAATCGCTTGATGTACTTGAATCTCTTCAGGTCTGTATCAAATTCGTCTTTATCTAAACTATAGTAATTTTGAGCAGCATACAACAAAAAGTTATCGCGCGTGAGCTTGTTGTTGCCAACCATAATATAATATTACCTTATTATTCTGACAAAGTTTTCTTAGTAGTTTTCTTCTTCCGGCCAAAGAGGCTTTTTTTCTTCTTAGGGACAGCGACGTCGTGGTGAGAGGATAACTCGTTAATCTCTCTCTTAGACATATCTTCCATAGACTTATTATTGGAAGGAGCTTCTTGTAATAGCGTAGGAGCGACTCCATTATAAGCATTGATGTCTGATTCAGATATTCTCTGCGATTTTATTAGCTCACCCTTATACACCCACCCACTAGTAGTGGGTGTTGCATTTGGTTGCCAGTTGGGTGCTTTGATCATGGTGTGTTAGCCTTGGTTGTGTCTTTAGGTTGATCCATCTTTTCACTATTGCGCTTTTCGCCACGACGAGTTGGGGACTGTGATAGACCCTTCTTTTGATCTTTGGAGTCCTTGTCTATCTCTTCTTCCTCATCGGTAACATCAGCCTTCTTTTCGAGAGACTTAATAAAGTCCTTCTGGCTCTGCGGAAGTGCGTCAAGATGACCTTCGGGCTTAGCGGCGCCCTTATAGTGCTTGACGCGGTCGTTTGCAGCTGCTTCTACCATTGCAACGTAAGCGGAGGCGGTTGAGTGGTGCTTCTTAATACCTTCAGCTACGATAGCTTTTGCTATGTCATCAATGAACTCTTGGTCAGTCGACTCTTTGTATCCGCCATCTGATCGTTCACCTTTCATATGAGCAGCTCTTTGACGCTCTTTCTCTTGAGTGTCAGTAGTAGCCAACCTCGCCGCCTTCGCCGCCTTTTTCTTTTTATTGGCCATCATCTGAGTGTAGTTGCTCGGGATTTTGAACTGACGGCCATCGGCGATCATCTCATCATCCTGCTCGACTTCTTCTTTGGTTGCTCTGTTGATTCCTCTCAACCTGTTCAAAACTTTATCTTTATGCTTCAACTTATCGCGGCCAGTTTTGCTGACACCGTCTGAATGTGCATTACTTGCTGTCGACATTGCTGCCCGTTGGATGTATCGATTCTTCATACCCTGAGAGATTTCATCAACCTGCTCGACAGATTCTTTCTTCATTTTCTTTTTCTTGTGGCTGCCATGAGACATCTCGTCAAGTACCACAACATCCTCATCAACCATTTCCACTGATCCAGAAACGCCGTTATCAAAATCAACGTTGTACCAAGATATGAAACCATCTTCGTCTGGCTCAGCATGCTCTCCCATAACAGGAGTTCCTTCACCGACACCAGCTTTAAAGATTCGGCTAGCGCACAAGTGACCATCTTTTTCAAGAGATCCTGGAGCTACACCGTCAGTCTTAGCTTCGTCCATCTTACTTTTCTTGATAGCTTTACGACGATTCTTCAGATAACTATCTGAAGCGTCTGTATCGCCATCGTTGTCGATGTCGTCGTCGCCCTGACCAACGGGGTCCATTTCGACCTTGTCATCAGCAGGCTTCTTTTTCTCGATCACAGACTGCCAAACCTGTCCCATTTTTACTATGTCGTCTCTGTTCATGTTATGCTCCAATTCCTAGTCCTGGTATAATTCGGGCGGCCATTACTCCAGCCACAGCCACTATAGTTACCCAGAACAATTTACCTATTACATCAAACGTATTCTGGCTTTTGTTGAGTCTCTGACTCATTGTGTGTATATCTTCTGATAAGGATTCAATTTTCTGCTCATAAAATAATTCCCTTTTTCGTTGATCGGCTCTATCCTCTTCAATAGCCGCTATCTTTTCCTCAGCCCTCGCTAAGGAAATTAGGGCTTCTGCCATACGATCGATCTTAGATTCGATGCGATCGAGGCGGGCCATTTCGGCAGCGTGACCTCTTCGTCGTTCGGGAGAGTCGTCCATGAGATTGATCCTATTTGTTGTTATTATTTATAAATTGTTTGAGTCTCATCCTAGCTTCTCTTACAGCATCAACCTGTTCGAGTTGCGTTGGGTTGACTTTAGCAACCACAAAATCGGGAAGGATTGATGCATAACTTTTTGCGAACTTGATAGCACCCTTGCTATCGCCCTTTTTCATCATAGCAGCAACTTTCAATATGTCCCTCTTTTCCTCTGGATCGATGCGTTTTTGTTTGTTGGCATAATCTTCAATTTCTTTGCCGATCTTTTTTGTCGATCCTTCATCAACCTGCTCGACAGATTCTTTCTGCGCCCTTTTGAGTTTGATCTGCTGTGAGCGATCTTGACCGTCCATACGGTTACTATGCTTATCCATTGCCTTTGTGAATCGCGATGCTTGCTTTTGAGTTGCATACCCACTTGCGCTCTTACGAACAGTGGCGACAGTTTTGTCCATTTTCCTGCGCAGGTTCGCTGCACTGGTTGCTGCCTTACGGTCATATCGCTTCAAGAGTTTGTTGCTCAACTCATCAACCTGCTCGACAGATTCGCCTTGAAGGCGCTGCGAGAAAAAAGCGGGCTTTCCTTGCGCAGCGCCTTGCATTGTCTTCTTGACAATCTTACCCACTGCCTTGTTGTTCATCTTGGCACGTTTTGGGTCTTTGGATGCTTTGCTGTTGTATCGAGACAGAGTGTCTACGCTGAGTTCATCAACCTGCTCGGCATCTTCGTTCATCTTACTTAACAGGAAGTCACGAGGGTCTGAGTCCAATCTCTTTGCAAACTTGATTGCCGCTTTCTTGTCGCCCCGTTTCAACAGAGAGGCAACTTTCAACATATCCTTCTTATCAATACCACCTGCCCTGCGAGCGTATGTTTCAATTTCTTTTGCAACGTCTACTGCTTCATCAACCTGCTCAACAGATTCCTTCACGCCCTTATATTTCTTCTTTATCTGCGCCACTTGTTTCTTTGCAGCGGTTTTACCAGAGATCCTCTCAATTTTTCCTATTGAACTTTGGTAGAATTTAGTATCATATGCACTGAGCGTTTTTGGGTTTCCCTTTGATTTCTTGAGGTAGCGGTTTATGTCTCTAACTGCATCATCAAGTATTTCTGGGTCTTTTTCTGCAAACGCTTGCGCCTTTCTATCTTTGTTTTGTTTATTGATACGGAGGATTGTGTCTCTTTTTGGCCAATACATCTTGCTACTCTCGTCAACCCGCTCGACAGATTCGTTTTTCTGCGCAGCGTGTGCTCGTTGTGCTACCTGTTTGATTATCTTGCCAATTTTATGTGCGGTGACACGGTGGGTCTGCTCCATATCGTCCCCGTACTTTATCTTTCCAGCATCTCTCGCTTCTCTTTCTTTCTTGTTAAATGGTGTACTAACAGCTCTCTTCTCTCCGCTGGCCATTGTTCTTATGTGACCTTTCTGTAGAGTTCCGAGTTTCGCTGCCACCTTTGCATCAACAGTCTTCCTGACATATGCAGAAAGTTTTGTTTGGCCATTTGCTTTAAATGCAGGGACGCCATCTTTCCTGACCATGACAACAGTCCTAACTATCTCATCAAACTCTGGGTCTGCTTGCATTGCCATGCGAATTTCATTTTCTAGTTTCTGGTTTTCAGCATTTCTTTTATTTTTCTTGGTTGGTATTGCGGCACCAACAGCAACAATAAAGTCACGGATGTCATTCAACACACTTTCATCAACCTGCTCGGCATCTTCGTTGAACCTTGGACGATATTCTTTGTCGTCGTATTTAACACCCTTGCGCTTTGCTGTTGCCATGTTGCGTTTGTTTCGTGCTATGAGTTTTGCATTCTTTGCTGCACGAGTTTTCTGCGATGCTGCATTAGGATATTCCATATCCATCCCTTCTGCAAATGCAAGCTCTTTCTTGTGTACAGTGTGTCCCTTCTTCTCAAGACCAGCAATGTGTTTCTTAGCCCCACCAACGGCGCTATGGGTTCCTAAAAATGTAGTTTTTGTTATTTTGCCGTTTGGAGCTTTCATATGTATATGAACCCCGGTTGGTTGGCCCGCAGCTTCTTTCATTACTTCAACTTCCTCTGTTGCGTTAACTTTAGCTTTACCGGTTTGTTTCCACAATGCCTGCTGGATACCAAGCTCTCGTTTGGTTCGCTTGTTTGCTTGATTGTTTGCCACTCTCTGAGCTCTGCGTACCGTGCTAGCTGTTTTAGCTGTACCAGTTACTTTGAGAGCATCCTTCATTCGGTTGTTGTGGTTATCTGATGCCCGCATTGACTTGCTTAAATAATCGTGAAGCTTGTCACCGGATAACTCATCGACCTGCTCAACGGATTCGTTCTGGTCTTTCATGGCAGATTTAACTTTATCTCTAACGCTTTTCCAAGCAGCATCGTAATCCCTCACCTCTTCATTTGGCACCAACTCTTTTACTCTGGCATCGAATGCTTTTCGCGCTCCAGGTTTCATTGAGTTACCGCCACCCTTCCAACCATCACGATACAACTTTCCGAGTTCGTCATCTGTTTGAGTGAGTTTATGAACCTTGGCGATTACTTTCTTCTGCTTACCAGTAAGTGATCTCCAAGCATCTTTCATCAAACTTTTTGCTGCTGATTTAAGAGATTGTCCACCACCAACACCATTTGGACCTACGAGCATGTTTATGGGTAAATTTGCTTCCATCAATTCGTTGAATGCTTCATGCTCAACCTGTTCAACCATTTGCTTCTGAACATAACCATGATCATGTACACTTCGGCTGGTGCCGTTTGTGTGAGTAGCCTGGATGCCATTGGGTGTTACCTTAGTAACAACACGAGTGACATTAGCGTGGGTAAACTTGTCACCAACCTTTACCGGCGGGTGCTTCGATGAACTGCCGCGGTTTGCTTCATCAAAATCCAGCGCTCGTCTATTTAGAACCTGCTCAACAGATTCGGTACTTAATTTTTGTGACTCATCATCACGATCTTGCCCACTAATGCGGTTTGTCATTTTATACATTTCTTTATCAAGCATTGCCATCTTTTTGGTTTTACCTGGGTTGCTGCTGTCGCAATCTTTGGCATCGCCATCTTCGCCCGCACGATCTATCCCCCGAATCTCATGTAAAGTTTTCAACCCTTTTCTCCTGGTTTCGATATTCTATTTTTATTGTGGGCGCGGGCAATACGAGCGCGGGCCATAATCTTCTTATGCTTCTCTTTATCGACGGCTTTCTCGGCAGCAATTTTATCTTTAGCCTTCGAAAGCGCGTCGGGTTTACCGACCATTACTTCATCAATGTGCTGTACAGCGTCAACCCACTTACGGGATCTGCCACCTTCATCAAGATCTATCATTAAATAGTTTGTTCCCAGCCAGCTGACGGTTCCGTCTGATCCACTCTCTTTAACCCGTACCCTGTCCCCTAGGGAGTATAAGTCGCCCCTAATATACTGCTCTCGGGTATCAGACACCTTATCTAGTTCAATGTGATTTTTGAATACGATCTCTTCTTTAAGACCCAACCCTTTACGCACATCGTTGAATAGCTTGCGGGTGTCTTTATTGGAAAGGGCTGTTGGTACTCCCTGACTAAATGCCGCAAAGTCGTTATTTTGTGCATTGGATCTCTGCTTGCTGGCGGACATACCTTCAACACCGGATGCGTCTGGATCACGTTCACCAGCACTAATTACTTTGATAGATTTAAAGTTATAGAATCCGTGTCGAGCCTTGACACCGTTGTACTTATTAAGCAGAGCATCAAACTCGCGTACGCGGTCGGACCCGACGACGAGGACAACGTTTACGTGACCTTCATCGTACAGAGAAGTGATCGCATCGATTGCTGTACGGACCTTCTTATTGATCATTACGTTGCGGGCGTGTTTTGGAAACATCTTGCGGGTGTGTCTAACTTTATCGCTATACGATAAAGGATTCTTCTTAGCGTCCTGGGTTTGACTGACAAATACTTTATAGGGATTGGTACCCGACTTCTTGGCGAGCATATCCATTACTTTACCGTGACCCACTGTTGGAGGGTTCATGCGGCCGAAGGTAAAGTAAACCTCGTTGGCTTCTTCTGTTACATACTGCTTAAACGATCCAATTGCCATAATATATTATTTCTTTGCGGGTCGGAGACGGGCTTGAGCCATTTTGCGGACAGCTGGCATAGACTTCTTAGCAATGCGTTGTATTCGGCCCTTCATCTTATCTAGGCGTTTCTCTATTTGAGCTCGTTGTGCTGGGCCCATATCCTCTCGAGATTTTCCCTTAGCTAGCTTCTTAAACATCCCGGAGCGGGCTTGCTTATTAGCTCGGTTTTTCAATCGGGGAATGTCGGCCATCTTCTTGGAAGCCTTTCTGCGGCCCATTTTAATCTTAGCTTTATTCTTCTTTAGAGAGCGAGCTTTCTTGCGGCGGCCTGAAATTGATAGAACTTCATCCAAGTGTTCGGTTTCATTTATGAATGATTCGAGGTACCTATGAGCTTCAGTCTGAATGTTTTGTTTCGCGGGGACCATCTTGATACCCACTGAACCATCAGGTTTCTTGAATTTTTGTGGTCTCTTGGCGGCAGAGTTAGGGTCTCCCAACTCTTCATCAACACCTTGCTCTTTGGTGGGTCGTTCGTGATCCCACCCTTTAGCTTTGAGGGCTAAGTGCTGAGCTTTAGTCTTTGCTGTTTTCTTCTCGCCGGTCTTAGGATCCCACATATCGTGAGAAGTGAACTCTTCAGATGAGGCATCTTCGTTTTGCTTGCGCTTTTTGGCATTGGCGGCGGTGAACTCATCTTCTCCTGGGTTGGTATCCACATTTAGAAAAGTTTTGAGCGATACTAATTTCTTGGCTTCTTTGTTAGCCATTTTAATTCCTCTGGTTCGTCCCATGTAATATATGTTTAAATGTCAGCTGGATTTGTCCCAACCCTTGATGACATTTGGCGAGAAGTTGTTAAACGAAAATTCCATTCGATCAACTAACTTCAAGGCCCCACCACCTATCTTATCTATTGCTACATAACCTTCCGCGCCAGTGGTTTTATATCCCTTCCTGGTCTTAACGAAAGTATCAACACTCGATAAGTTGTTGAGTTTATTTATAAGTTTTAATTTGGCCAATACAATTAACTTCTGCAGATCGAACAACTTCTTTAGTGCAACTTTGTTGCCCGGAGAGAAAAACTGTATAATTTCCTTCAGTCGGCCAGCAACAGCATCTTTACCTTTCTGCGTCTTGCGAGTGTCCATCTCTTTTGAGTATCTCTTCTCTATCCACGATATTAAACCGTCAACGTGGCGCTTGGTATTAGTAACAACAACTTGGTCGCGGACCATTGAGTTATTATACATTTCAATTAATTTAGTTAGCTCGGTATTATTATGCAACTCTTTTATAACAGATCCTGATATCTGTTTAAACAATGACCAGGCCTGGTCTAAGTACTCGTTAACTTTGTCCGTGTCAGATGAACTCATTGTTGCGGATGTTAGATCTCGTAACATAGCATCCTGACTCCACACGTTTTTGGACTTTTTGAATGCCTTAACGTTGACACCGTATGAAGCAGTCATAGTATCAAAGGATTTACCTTTATATGTAGTGTGCCACACTACACCAATCTTAGAATTGAGTATATCTTTACTCTGATCACTGGCGCGGTTTGGTACTGCATACACGATTGTGTTAGGATGGAATGTGGTGTACTTTATTCCATTAATGGTTTTGAAGCTAAGGTCAGATTTACTGTATAAGAAGTCGCCCTGGACGACACCCTTGATACCAAGTTCAGGCAGATACTTGAGAGCCTGCTGAAGCTTGACGTTTAGGTCACCTGATGTATCAGCGTCGATGTCAGCTTTAGTTTTATATACTTTTGGGTTCTTATTGAAGATTCCTTTCTTGGCCACAAAGAACTTTCCATCGGATGGGTCAGTGCCAGCAAATATTGCTGGTGCGCCATCCCACTTAACGGATACAGATCCTTCGTTATATCCTGATAGCATATCTCTCATGTCGCGGAGTGCATTAATTGCTTGGCGAGTACCGTTGACGCCCCCGTATATCACAGCATCTTCCACGTGGGTCATGTGGGTGTTCTTTTGTTCAGTAACAAAACCCTTGAATGATTTCACGGGAGCTTGGTTCCACCTTTGGGAGCGCCTTTCAGTCTGAAGGATGCCATGACATCAATAGAGGTTGGTTTTGATCCTTTACTCGACAACCCGCGAGGTTGAATCCTGACTTCTAGCTGAGCTGTGAGACCCTTGAGTACACCAAATGGGCCCGTTGCTCCCATCTTCTCGGCTATCTCCATCAGCTGTGCTTTATTGACACTACCCGACTTATGAACAACCCATATCTCATTTTTTATTTGCATCATTAATACGTGACCGCTAGCCCTCGACGTGACTCGACTCTTAGCAAATTTTTTCTTATAGTGATTAATAATTTTATCGCCCATGGATGATGAAATTATTGCAGCAATTTGGTAGTCGCGGGTGTTGTCAGCAAATTGCAGTGTTGCATTATACCTAGCTTTTTTATCTTTAATTGTGGATAGGGAACCTGAAGATATCTCCTTCACGTCCTTCGAGAAATATTGTTTTAGGTCTTTAAGGATGCGTTTGCCGTTAGCCACAGCTTTTGGAGTATCGTTCATTAAATCTATCAGCTCAGCTTTTTGCTCGTTACTTTTATCGGGGCTGTAGAATTCCTTACCATTAAATTTCCAGTCTCTCATACTACCCATTTGTGCAGTATGAGAATTCTTAAACTCGATGTGGAGGTCTATCTTGTCGTCATTGTCTAAAGTGACGGTGAACCCGTAATCAGGAAATCCAGCATCTGATCCAGCTGGCTTCTGAAAAACTTTAGCCGACTTGCCCAGCTTGCTCTTGATCTTAACGTAAGCGGCATCTTCATCCGCAAAAGCTCCCTTTAACGCCATTTTTGAATCCTTATCCGAGGCATAGTAGTATTAGCTTCCGTGTATTTATAACTCAATTATGCTGCGGCGCGAAACATGAGACTACCATTTTCGCCTCGATGCTCGTATACATCTCTCCATGGCGTCTTATCAAAGGTGATGCAGCTGTATCGCGACCTAAACTTAGGAGTTGTAGCGTCACTCACTGGCTGGACAACCAGCAGCTGTCGCACCTTATCGCTACTATGATACTTGTCGAACAGATCTGGAGTTGTTAAGTTGGTTCCATACTTTTTCAATTCCAGTGTTATGCCATTAACTCGTATATCGTATCCGGCTTGGTTATCAATACCAAACGTGCTATCACGGTCGAATAAACAAAAGAATAATTCCCCTGGCCCGACTTGAGTCTTACCAGGCTTATAGTTCATTAGAGCAAACTCTGCTGCCTGGTACACTGAGCTGGATACAATGTCCGGATGGATCAAATCGTTCACGTTATGCGAACGACCATCATCAACAAAACTCATCATCCTGCTATGGCGAACCATTGCAATGAACAGTAACACATCACGTTCGGTGAGAAAGTTTTGATGAGCAACACCACACAACAATCCCGTCAGCTCTCTCACAAACACGTTGTACGATTTATTGTGCTTTGGGTTGTTGAGACCATCGCGCGAACTTAGAAGATCATCTACTTGATTGTATATCTCAGCATAGTTCATGTACACATCTCCAATTGGAACGATTAATGAATTTATAGGTCTATTATACACGTTCTAGTTATCAAGTCAACACCTCACTTATAGAAGATGTGTTTACGTATCTGGGTGACCTTGTTCATGCTGCTAGCCCAATATGGTGTCACGCGGGTTGCATGATACCACATCGCGCCGACGACCGTATCGTTATGAACATCAGCCTCCATTCGGAAGAAGTAAGCTCGATGAGCTACATTGAGACTATCCTTCCAGGCAGTAACATTTTTCATAGTGTCATCTTTACCATCACAGTACCATGAGAATTGGCACTTGTTTTTGATAGGGGTTGGTTTGCCCGTCTTCCATGATGGCTTCATATGTGCCTGTCTTACCACTCCGCACACTGTATTAGGAAACCGTGAGCTGATTACTCTGTTAATGGTAACATCAGCCACAGCCCTCTTACCGTCTGACCCTTGACCTCGCGATTCGTGGTATATGTTCTCAGCCAGGCAATTGACTTCCTGATTATATGTCGCATCCGCATAGGATAAGGATCCGAAACACATCAGTGCCACCCCAGCTACAAATCGACCACTCATGCATGACGCTCTTCGAACGTCTCCATCCAGTTCATCAGTAACTCGCGAGCTTCCCTTTTACTCACACCCAACAACTGCTCGGCGAATGGTGCAACCCCAAACATGTTGTGTTCACCTTGTTCGCGGAGGCGGTCAAATAAAATGTTTGCGTGCTTTTGATTACTCATCGATGTTCTCCTCATTAAAAGTTTCGTATCCAAATAATTTTTGAGCTTCGATTACCTTAGACGGAACCAGATACTCATGGTCACACCAATACTGGACAATCGTCTGTCCTGCCGTTATTAGTTTCTCTATGTGCGCTGCCATTTCGTTCTCACTCTGAATTGAGTTCACAGGACATATCACACTATCGCGATTGCTCATACACTTCTCCTTTAATGTCCCTACGGGGCTTCCCAAACTCCGGGTTTATTATACATCCTGAATGCCAATAAGTCAAGGGACTCAACGGTTTATTCTTCGCCATTTCGATACACCAATTCATGTTCCATAGCAATTTTAATTGCTGGATTGATTGACAGCCCATTCTTTAAGACTACTTCAATGTGGTCAGTGGTCATATCACACAAGGTAATATATGACAGCGGTTGATCGCCGGCAATGCCATATGTTCCCCAATCACATGCTTCTCTAATTTGTTCATGGGAATCTGCAAGTGTAACAGTTAACCATTCTTCGTCGCCATTAACACTGGAACGAACATAACTTAATCCACCATCAAGCACATATTGCTTGCCATTGGCATCAGTGTGGGTAACATAATCATGTCGGTGTCGGCTTTGCAATAATGTGCCGTCTGGTGTTCTCATTGCATTGCGTACCATACGATAATCAGTATCTGTTATAATATTAACATCTCCACTAAGTTCATTATTACGGATGTGCCACCTCCAACATGGAACGTGTCAGCTCTTCGTTGTACTTACCATAAGTGAGACCAAAGGAATACTCGATGTATCCAGCATCCCATTCCTCACCCAGGTCATTAGCGTCAACGATCCATCGGATCGCGGTGGCCCGATCTTTAGCACCAAGATTAATTATGCTCTCGATGTTACGCTCGAACCGTTCATCACAAACATCGTGATACTGCTCCTGTTCTTCGCGAGCAACGTTTGCCATGAACTCCATCTGCTCGATAGCGAGATCAATGTCGTGGCAGCTCATGCCACTCAAGTCGAGACGACAGCGAAAGCCATACGCTTCCTTAGAGATGTCGCTATAGTAGCTGTACAGCTCTTCGCGGTAGGCGTCTAGTGCTTCGTCAGAGGTCTTGTACATATTATGTCCGTCCATTTCTCTAGTTGATGGGGTCATTATACAGCAGATCCTGGAAATATGCTAGCTTGAAGACCACGGGACGCGCGGGTTTGTAACCCCTTGATCCATAAAGGGTTATTCTTAGATTGATTTGTTATATAAATGACATTTCTTATGCCAAAAAGGCATAAGTAGAATCGCTTCTAAGGCAATTGCTGCCCCATTTGATGTCCAGGTGCCGCCTGACGTGTAAAATGCCTTAGAAGCGATTCTACACGCTCTGATTCACTGGTATACCCACACGTTGTCTGGCAGAGCGCTAATAATGTGGGATACAGACTCCACATCTAACCCGCCCGCACCGATTCCAGGATAATTGAGGTGAAAGGTTACTGCTTGCACATCTCTTGCTACGATTGATAACTCAGCAACGGACTCGGCGATTAACGACAAATCAGCTGATTCAGCAAAGTGATCCTTAACACAAAAGTATCCTACAAACTGATTGCCGGTAATTTGAGTGAATGAGACTGGACAGCCTGTATCTATCCTCTTATCAATCCCAGGATAGAAATCGCGGACAGCTTTTGCTGCACCGCGGCCCATGACCAACCTACCGTCCTTGGTTATTGTTTTGTTGCCCGTGAACAATTTCACATCAGGCAAGCTCCAAGCTGTCTGATAGTCTAACAAACCATCAATAAGTTTCAATGCTTTTGTCCTTTACGTATACACACGGAGCTTGTCCGCATGCTTGATCCAGGGGTATTGGTCTTCTCCATATATGCAATCTGCGTGCGGGCCATTGAGCAACTCGATTCGCTATAGAATTCTATTGTTTCAATAGCCACTGCTCGGCCATGGCCGCCGTCCAGCAGTATTAACAGTATCCATAAATTCATTGTTCATCTTCCTCCGGGTTAAATTCGTATCCCATTTTGCTGGGCAAGTATCGTAATGGCCTGTCAGGGGGAATAGGAAAATCCTTGTTAAAAGTATCAATGTAGTATTTGTTTACCTTGTCGACTTTAGCTATCTGCAAGCTAAAGTCGTCGTACACTTTCTCTCCTTCCTGGGTCAGCATCTCGACCACCGCCATGATGTCGTTTATCTCGTGGTTAATATTTTCATCGTTGCCTCCAAACCGTTTGCGCTTACTGATTGCCATAATCAACTCAGCGCATTCCTCTTGCAGCACACCATATAAGTGATTCACATAATGTTCCTTGGGGCTCATACAATAGGCTCTCCGTTATCATCACATTCCCTGATATCCAGGCCAGTGTTAAAAGTCGGAAGACCACCAGAGTGAGTTGCGTATGATACATCTTGGTACTTGACTGTGATCCACTTTCCGACCAAGGTAGAGTCCAGTAACATCGCCGCTCGTTCACTATGAGTACGCTTGGGTGTGCAGCGGAACTCAGAAGTTGGATCCGTTGAATTCCACAAGCACGTCAGCACTGCGTTACCGTTAGCGTCCTCTTGCATGCCAACAATCTTACATTCCTTGTCAAAGAACTCTTTATACTTAAACAGATAATCGCTTCGATTGCCTATCGTATATGGACCATCGGCCGGCCGGATCATAACACCTTCGTAACCCTCCCCAATATATTGGGCGTGGTATTCCTTCATGTCCTGTTCGGAGGTGCAAGGGCAAGTGGTAACAAGAGTGAATGGGTACTGAGAATTCAAATCCTGCATTGCCTTCAAAAGTATCTCTGATCGTTCACCAAATCCCATACCAGGTATCACCAAGTCAAATATGTAATACTCCAGCTCCTCTGTCACCCCTTGTTGATACTTACGGGCCCTGGATACTATCTGTCCAAGTGGCATGCCGTGGATATAAACCTCACCATCCAGGGCAAGACAGTTGGCATACTTATCGTTGATGTGTGCAAGCAGCTCACCACAGTGCTTTGTTAGATGAGGTAACTCATATGTCTCACCCTTGCGGCTCAACATCTCGATAGGCTGCGATGGATCATATTCTCTATCACCCACATCACGTTGTCCGGTAGTCAAACGCAAACCGTCCAGCTTTGCCTGAAGCAATGTCGGCATGCTCCATTCAACTCGATGGGGAACATTCTTATAATCGAGAGCAAGCATTGGGCGCATCTGGCGGCCTGACTTCTCTATGTCAACGTTATAATCGTCGCGAAGAACCTGAGCGTTCCACTTTGACTGAGCATCCTTAATGGCCTGCTCTTCAGCTGTGGTAGCGTTTGCCTTACCTGTGTTCTTAGCTTTGCTGATAGTACGCTTAACAGTTTTCTTGCCAAGGACCAAACCATGTATAACCGTAACTCTTGGACCCTCAGTAAACACCCCCCACTCACGTTGGCGCTGCTTACTATCATATTTGTATAGCGTCTCAAACCTGTTCATTGAAATCTCCAGCTGCTACCCTCTTCTTGAAATCCCGCAAAGCAGCATCAGCAATCTTACGTGCTTCCGATACAGGCTTACCTGAGTGTAAAGAAGCCAGGTATGTCAGGCTCCAAAAATCATCATACATCATATATCTTCATTCTCCAATCTCACCAAAAAAAAGCCCCCGTAGGGGCAACCTGGATGTATTATTAAGCGGCGTTAGCGAATACAACGGCGCTGTTGATTGCTTTCACCTTACGAGCTTGGTTCTGTCCGAACCAGGCGCTGTTGAGGCGAGAGTCTTGAGAACGACCCATCTGGTGATCCGTGAGGTAGGTGATGCTGTTAAGCGCCTGCCACCATGAACCTTCGCCGAAGTGGGCGCCAGGCTGAGTGTTTAGGACAGCCATTGCGGCCTTACCATTCTTGGTCAAATCGTCAGCAGACTTAACCTCGACGTCCTTGCGGTAAGTATGAGGAAATACAGTGTTGTAATACTCAACCAATGTATCCTGAGTGAATCGCTTGCCACCAAGGAAGTCGGCCATGTCTTTATACTGGGCAAACTTGTCGTGAGCAATACCCAACGTAGTCTTGACCGTATCCGCATCGAACTTAGTGCGGTGATTCAACTTGACCTGGTTCTTGCTGTTAGATGCCAAAGATAAGGTCAAGGTGTTGTTACACACAACTCGGATCGGAGTGAACCGAACGTCAATGGCGCAGCCATACTTGTGAGGATTGGAGAACAATAGATAGCTGTCCACCTGATCGCCATCCAGGATGTCAAACGACTCGTTGACCTTGGCAAGAGCCCATACACGCCTACCACCGTCCAGAGAACCAGCTGTATGCATTTCCATGTCACCAGCGAGGCAGTACTCATGGAAGAACTCGAACGCTTCATGGTTCTGTACAGGATTCCAACCTTCACCCACATTGGTGAGGATCTTGTTATCCGAAGAACGGACCAGCGACTTCTGGCCTGTTGGAATAACTTCGCCCTTGTAGTCAATAAATGATTCTACTTCATCGACAGACCAATCTAAGCCAGCCTTATCCATCATCTGAGCTGGGGAAAGATCGTTAGCAACAGATACTCCCAAACCATGCCAAGGGACCTGTCCTGCGTAAGCCATTGTTTCTACTTCATGTGCCATAATCAAAATACTCTTTCAGTTTTAGTTAATGTTGAAGTGAACACTTCTTCGCTCACTTATGGGCCCATTATCCCTACATTCGATGTAGAAGGCAACAAACCATTTCGTTATTTTCATCCACACTGTCCTGCAGCGGTATATACCAACGTGGCCGCTGAGAAGATCAACCAGAAATGCGGTGTGAACCTTCCTAGGAACAAAGCCACCAAACCGTATGCTACGATCAACGGGATTATTAAATATGCTACAATAATGAGTAACATAACAAACAGCGCCGCAGGATCAGATATATTATTCGCAATCATCTGTATCGGTGCAAATGGATCGCATGATACATATGCAAGTATGGTGTACCCCATCAATATAAATGTACACCTAATCATTATTTCCCCTCGTTAATTCGTCGATTTCTTTCTGCTGCCGTTCGATATGTTTATAACACGCCAGAAGTATTGATGCCTCGGGCCCCTGCCCAACACTCATCATAGTACCGGCTGCCTTCTCTAACCATTTCAGCATGTCGGGAGTATTCTTTGGGTCTACTTCTCTCAGGCCGTATCCCACTCGCTTGGACACATCTTCATTGCTGCTCATTGATCGTTCTCCTTTTTCCAGCACCGGTAATAATAATGTGCATTAGCGTATGTGATACCAACTCGTTTTGCTACATCGGCTACAGATGTGTTTGATGAGAACCGAATAAAGCAATCTTGCTTGAGGGTGCCCCGCACATTTTTTACCTTGGGAATTATCGGTTCACTCGAGTCTACTTCGGATCCACACATAACCTGGTAAACTGTCTGTAGCCTATTCTTACGCATGGCACTCCAATCTTGTATCTTGCCATCGCTATATGCCAAAACGTGTCCACGGACAACGATCAAGTATTTGTAACTGGGGTTGAGCACCCTCTCGACTGAGCGGACAGTCTTGCCACCAGCTCGTCTAACTTCCTGTGTGACAGGATTGAGGGTCAGACCCAATGTCTGTTTGGCGTATGCGGCCCAATTGCTTTCATACACTCCCTGGCGAGGTTTACGGATACCCTTGCCAATCATATCAGCGCTGATGTCGGCTGCCGACTTGTCAGACACGATGGCGAGGGCCACTGGAACACAGTATCGTCTATCATTGTTGGGCATTAAAGCCACTTGTTGTGTAAACTGTTCCATTAAGCAGACTGCTCCTGTTCCTGTTCAGACTCCAGATTCTCGTACCAGCATTCGGAACACACCGGCTTATCGTCTGGGGTGAAAGTAGCGACATCAAAATCGCTGTTCTTGCGAGTATCACACTCTTGGCAAAAATACATCATATAATTCGGTTTCCTATCATTTCAATCTCAATCTCCAACTCCGCGATCTCCTTCTCGAACTCTGGGAAGGCCGAGATCCCTTCATCGACCATCTGCTGTGACATATCGATCAGCTGATCGAGTTTAACCTGCTTACGTAACATAGCGTCAGCTAGCATGTCTTGTTGCGACTCTTGTAACAGCCACCACTGGTCAATTGCATCAACTTGTACTTGCATATCTGCCTGCTGCTTGACCACACATGCTTCAAACTCTCTCTTCAACTCAATCACATTCTTCATCCGATCTCTCTTGGTTTCTCTATTCAATGAGGGTATTATACACCAGATCCTGGAAATGTGCTAGCTTGAAGACCACGGGACGCGCGGGTTTGTAACCCCTTGATTTGCAAGGGGCAATATGGTGAAATAATTGATCTTTCTTAGAGTATTTTGGCATAAGACATGGGATTCTTATAACTTTTTTTGATACACCTTGATCAGGTGCCGATACGCCTCAATTGCGCCTCTTTGGCGTATCGCATCTCCCAGCACAATTCAAAGTAATTGATCTGGTTCAAGTGCCCTGCTTGGGATTGGGTGAATATTTCATACGCCACAATCTCGTGGCCCCATACACACTTTTTATTGTCCAACCAGCTATGAGCGTTGTGTGCTGCCCATTGACCATCGAATGTAATACATTCCTCATCGGTGTGCAGCTTGTGTTTCCGTATTGAGGTAACCTTGACCTCAACAATTATTTGTGGGGCCGGTTCAGGGGACTCACTCATCATTGCCTCAAGCCTCTGGGCATTGTTGGTAGGATACTTCATCGGCTCAACACCGATCATGGTGGGTATTAACGTTCCTGAATGATACAGCAACCGCTATGATGATCACAGCAATAATAAGCAATCCAACGCTCAATAATACCATTATATTTCCCCTTATAAGTTAGCGTAATATTGTGATGCTGATAACATTCCGCGGTCTCTAGAAGCCTGTGTATGCCGAGGACACGCTGGGCTCTGTATTAATGGAACCCACGCTATCCTACGGGCATTGGGTCGTTCGTCTATCCAATGTGAAGCGCCGCCTTCGGATATATCCTTTCCATCCATCACTCCATATGTCTCCCAGGCACTCAGCGATTGAAATCGCTCTTGAAGAATCCATATTCCATTGTTTAAATCATTCATCTATATTCTCCCCCTCAAAATTATACTTCATTATTTTTTCCATATTTCTGCCGGCACCATGTTCCTGGCCAAATCATCTTCAGAAAACAGCATCGGGTCACGATCGTGTAACGCCACAAATATAGGATACAATGCACCGTATGTGTCACGGTCATCGGCTATCATAAATTCATGTGCTAGCAAGCACTCAGACAAGTCGTTTATCTGCTGTAAGTTCAAGTTCAAAACCAGCTTCATATATACCCCCAATGACGTATGCAGTTAGCTATGATAAACATATTGGTTACTATAGCCTGGGTGATTAAGAAGGTTCTGATCCACGCTATCTTATCTGCCTCGTGATCAGATCCGCCAACCTTTTCGCCAAGGGCTTTTGCCCACATTTTCCAAAACATCATAGGTACAAAACCTACTCGTCGCTATCAGCAAAAGCATACTCACCAAGAGACGTAACGCTACTTGGAATATTAACGCCGGTGCCACCGATCTGATTGTCTCGGAAAGCACCCTCTCCAATACTAGTGACGCTGGTAGGAATAGTCACGCCGGTCAGTAAGTTACGTCGGAAAGCACCCCCACCAATTGTTGTGACGCTATTTCCAATGGTCACACTAGACAGGCGGTTATTACTGAAAGCACCAAACTCAATCGCAGTAACGCTGTTTGGAATTGTCACGCCGGTGATCGCGTTGCGCGCAAAGGCACCAGACCCAATGGTTGTCACGCCGTTTCCAATAGTTACACTGATGAGGGTGTTGATGTCACTGTCGGTGATGTTGTCAGCAAAAGCAGACCCTCCAATGGTCGTCACGCTGTTTGGAATAGAAACACTAGTGAGCAGGTTGCTTCGAAAAGCACCCACTCCAATGTCTGTCACGCTACTTGGAATAGACACACTGGTGAGGCGGTTGGAGCGGAAAGCCTCACCCCCAATACTGGTAACGCTACTTGGAATACTAACGCTGGTCAGCAGATTGTTTTGAAAAGCACCCACACCAATAGTTGTAACACCGTTTTGTATAGTCGCGGCGGTCAGTAAGTTGTATCGAAAAGCAACTGCTCCAATGGTTGTAACGTTGCCTGGAATGGTTACGTTGGTAAGGAGGTTGTTACCGAAAGCATTACCCCCGATAGTTTTCACACCAGTTCCTATAGTCAAGCTGGTGATGGCGTTATGTCTAAAAGCCTCATCTCCAATCGTAGTAACGCTATTGTCAATTGTAACGCTAGTGATGGCGTTATAAGCAAAAGCTGAATTGCCAATGGTGGTAACTCGGCTGCCGATATTCACACTAGTGATTCCTTTATAACGGAAAGCGCCATCAGCAATGCGTGTGACGCTATATGTCGTTCCATCCCGCGGCGCTGTGGCAGGCATGGATACGGTAGTGGCACTACTGCCTGTAGCCAATCCCAATGCAGTTACTTCTTGTCCGTTAACCGTTTCATATTTCAAGCCTCCGCTGTCAAATATACTCATTAATCTCTCCTAATTCTAGTTTGTTTATTGACCGCTACAGTCTCACACTCATCCTTTTCCACCCAGTATATTACGCATTGGGTACTAGAGCAAGTAGATATTGAATCCATTGGTATATGTTGCAATGGTCCGAACAGCACTTGATTAATTAACATAGCGCATAGCAAAGTAGCAGACATAATTATAATACTCCGGTCTATTTATTACAACTACAACGTAGTGGATTCAAATTGCCTGGGTCGCCTGTATCCATGGGGCGCGGATGGTGCATTGTCCAATGCTTCAAACTGCAACAAGTCCAGATCAAAGAAGAATGATGTGTACTTGCCGTTGGTGTTAGGCACTGCTTCCACAAACGTGTATACAGCAACCCCGGCGTATGACCAAAACACCCATGTATCGTGTGCGCCATTATCAACCAGATGACCTTCAGCATCAACATCTCCATTGATTCCGCCGAACACTCGCACAAACTGCTTCTTGATCATTTATCTACCTTGCTTCATTAATTGTTCTATAATGCTCGACATTGGGAAGAATATTTCGAATGGCACACCTTTCTTCTTGGCGTAGTCATGCGTGTACCATGTGCCGCCACGACTCTGCCACTTGTCTTGCAAAGGCAAAACAAAAAGAATATCAACACTGTCTACGATGTCCCTGTTACGGGCAAAGTGGGTTTTCTGTTCCAGTATAACATCACTCTTGTGGTGTGCGCGGAGTCTCTGGTCAACTGGAGGATGACATACCGTTTTGATGCCCAACCCTGTTGCTATCTGTGCTGTCTCTACGTCAACACCAACACAATCACCATGATGTAATTCTATTGGTCGGCGGCGTACGCCTGGATGTCGCTCGCTGCTGATGTCGTATATGGTCTTCATACGTTCTTGGAATGATTCGAGTTGATCGACATTCATACCATTCCGCGTTCCTGTTATACCAATTTTAAATGTTTCCATAGCAACCTCCATTCTCTGGTACGTTACAACCTGTCTACGATTTCAGCGATACGGTTAACCACTCTGCGGTCATCCTCAAACGCACCATACTTCTTACGTAGCTGAAGGAATTCACGTAACGCATTCTCTTCTTCTGTTGGAGTCTTGACACAGTCCAGATCTACACCCAACGCAATCGCTTCTTCCATATTCATCTCTATACTCCTTTCCACACCCTCGTAATATAGTAACGTGCATTAGCCTTAGTAATGCTGAACTCATCCGATACCATATTAACCATCGCCGCGTTATTATTAACAGCGAGATAATCCAACTTGTCCAAGTACGCTAACACATCTTTCTTGAGAGAAGACTTCGCTTTCTTCTTAGCAGCCTTGGATGACTTAGCTTTTACTTTAGCCTCGATAACATCACCAACCGTCTTTACAGGAAACGGCTTCTCCATATAGATAACACTATCAGCTGCTGTCTGAGCATCAATCTTATGTTCCTCGATCTGCTTGCGCACCCACGCCGATTCATCCATTGTCACGCAGTTTCGAAACACATCCATGGTAGAGTTATACTTAGCCTCAGGCACACACACTTGAACCACCTTGCCACCACGTACGCGATTCTCACACACAAAATATTCAATCATTATATTCCTCCAATCGGAAAGCCAATATCACCACCAGCCTTACGAAAAGCTCGTAAGTGATAATGAGCATTAGCGTAAGTAATCTCAAGGATGCTAGCAACCTCAGCAGCAGTATGCTTAGCAACGAACAACGCACGAGCCTGTGACTTCTTAGAAGCAGTAGGACTCTTCTTGGCAACAGCAGGCTTTTGGATCCTGGCCCTCTTAACGATCTGAGTACCAATCTCAGCAATCGCATCATCAGACAATGCAGGCTTCTTGCTAGAGCGATACTTGCTGATGAAGTCTTTCGCTACAACAGCAGCGCCGTCATCGATAGTGTTGATCATTTTATATTCACGTTCCATTATGTACTTCCTTCTCATTTCTCGATTTGATAGGGACATTATCCACTATGTTTGTATATATGACAACGACTGATTTCACCCGATCCCGCATAGTTACGTAACTTTCTCAGTTTCCCTTAGATATCAACAGGTTACGCGCGCGGCGCATCATCACTATAATCCCCACGTATGCAACGTTGGTAATACCAACATCCACAAACAGATTGCGCCGAGTATAATGGTGACGTTAATCGCAACTTGATCCATCATCATTACCTCCGAGGATTACTTGTTAGGGAGTCAATTACTTCGGCGTTTATCGCAGCAATGTTTTTGTATGCATGCTGCATTTCCCGCGATTGCAGTAAAAGGGATTGAAGCTCTTCATTCTCTTGCTTCAGTTCTTCGAGTTCCTGACGCTGCTGCTTGACTTCGTTCTCTTGCGCGTTAATCTCTTTCGCAAGTCTTCGCTTTTGATCTGCTGCACCCTCATCAGACATCTTCTCAAAGACTGGGGGCATTGCCCACAAACAACCATCGTGGTGTTGGATCTCGCGCTTCCATCTATTTCCTTCATACACACCATGGAAAGAGATCCAATTGCGAGAATATTCGCTCTCTTTGTAATAGAACACCACCTTCTGTCCTTCTGGTGGTTTGATGTCTTCAATGTCATTCCATTCCATTATAATTCCTCCTCGAAGAAATACTCATCTGAAGGGATTCTCTTCGAACAACTCAAGGAAGCTCGCGCTTTCAATGAGTTCCTCTTCATAGTTCCAAGCACCGGGGATACCTTCAACGGCAACTTTCTCCACCATGCTATACTTGCGTTCCACGAATCCGTTTGGAACATTCTTCTTCCAATCTTCAGCATCAAAGTCCTTGACATTGACATATCCAACTACAGAGAATTCGCATCGCGAACCATAGTCTCCGTTGGATTCTCCTTCAAGCAGTTTATATAATTGTTCAGCCATTATACTTCTCCTATCTTTTCCTGAGGCCGGTTGCGGGAGTAGTAACCAAATTCCGTTTTCAACTCAGCATCATACATCCGAGCGAAATGATTATCCAATAGACGTTGCTTTGATACAGGCTGCACTTCACTCTCTGAGTACCATGCACTTTTCGGACGGTTAACATCATCGTTCAACACTTTCTGTTTACGACTCTGCATAACAGCATACTCTGCCTTTTCGTTTTTGTTACGGGCAAGAGCAATGTCAGTGACAAATGCATACGTATCATACTCGATGAGGTACAACTCATCTCCGATATCATACTTGGTCTTTTGTAGCATGTCCATTATAACTTACCTCCGCGCTTGACCATCTGTTCCAGGTCTTTGACCTGTTGTTTCAGGGCTGCAATCTCTTTTGCGGATACGGCGTTAGCGTCGTCAGCGCCCAGCCGGTATGCTCGGCTCATCTTGTCTGCGGTTGACTCTTTCATAATATCTTCTCTCTTGGTTTATCGATTCAATGAAGATATTATACGGCTTTGTTGTCCTAAAGACAACAGGTCATTTCCAGGCACCCGCATAGTTACGTAACTATCTCACTTCCCCTGTAGAATCAATGGGTTACTGCATATCTCCTTCGAGTGTGTAGGGGTTGCTACGTGCGCGGGTTCGACCCTGTTCATAATACGGACTGTATTCGGGTGCTTTGAGTTCCTGTCCTCGATCATTTCGAATTTCTTCGATACGTTCATCGCACTGGCCAGCATATGCATGATATGCAGCAAGAGCATTCGCCTTCATTGCTTGCAGTTCTTTAATAGATCTGACGTTGGATACTTTCATATATTTCTCCTCAATAACTCACATACCCTGCCCACAGGAACAGAAGGAATAGTGCTAACATAGCAGCGGTAAACACGTGGTATTTCAAGTCAAACCACAGTTCTTTAATCTTCTTCATATCTTTCTCCTCAATTCAATGGGGATATTATACAGCCTGGTTCAAGTAAAGTCAACACCCCTTATCACTCTCCCATGCCAAGCGACTCAACTCTTCCTTGAACGCTTCTCTCTTCCCACGCTCGAGTTCCATCACAGAGTAGTTCTTCTTCTCCAGTGCCTCGATCTCTTCCAAGAGATCTACTTCCTCACTGAGTGACTTCTCTATGGAGTCCACCAGAGATGCCATACGCATGTTTCGAAACATCTGATCAGATAATCCGTCCATTATACACACTCCTTCTGTTTCTCATTGCTCATTTGGGATCAGGTACATCATCGAGGCGAGAATTCCATTCTCGCTGGGTGATGCCATCGCTTATTCTCCATCCACTTCAAGGACTCTTCGATTGCCTCGAGTCGTTCCATCTCGAGATCGACCTCTTTCTGTGCCAAGATAAGTTCCTCATTCCTCTTCGAGAGACGTTCCTTCGACAACTCCACACCCAACGTGAGATCCTCTATTCTCTGGTTCATGCGCTATTCCTAGCTTCAAAGGTCTCCATCCATTCAGCAAGCAATCCTCTTGCCTGGCGGGCTGATACACCAAACACTTGTTCGGCTATCGGTGCAACGCCAAACATATTATGCTCCCCATTCTCCCGCAGGGTGTCAAACAGCTTGTTGGCTTCGTCTTGTTGTGTCATATCGCTTTCCATAATCATCTATCCTTTCCCTCACATTGATTAGTGGGACAGTTGTTCTTAGTATATTCCGATGGTCATTTTCTCACCATCTTCAAGATCTTCAACCCACTCTGAGCAACAGTCATCAACGTGTAAGCTCGCGTGATAGCAGAGGTCAGGTTTGCCGTTTCCCATCATAGGATAGGTGATGTTGGTCAAGATGTCAACAAAGCATCCTGCGCTATGTAACGGAACCAGTATCATGGTGCTCTTCTTGCTGCCGTATCGGTTTCCCATATTCCCTATTCCCCTATCGAAAGTTACAGTCGATGCCAGACTTCTTGTATCCGATCAGGACAGCACAGGTCGTGCCATCAGACATCTCGACTAACTGGACCGTGACATCCCCTGCTCCACTACTTCCCTCGACGACTACCGACTCGAGGACGTCCGCTGGAGGAAGAGAGGGGTCTGGACCATCCATCAGGGCATTACATACCACAGCGATGATCAGGGCGAAGATACAGGCAAACGCGCCTACAAAGCACTTCTCGATTGTGTCCATTATGATGCTCCCAATACAATTGCGACGACCTTCTCGACCAGTTTATAACTACTGTATTCATCGTCTTCCTTCAATTTTTTAACCAACAGCATTCCTGCTACTTCGTTGTCAGCGACTTCAACGATACTCCACTCCCCAACAGAAGACTGGTATGAACCATATTCATCGCGACCCATGACAATGTAGACTTTAGATACTTTTTGCTTTTCCATTATATCACCCACGAGAGCATAAGGGCAACACAGGCGACAAGGGCAACAGCGTTTACGCTAATCACGATCAACATCAACTTCTCGAAAGGGGCAGCGTCTGCATCTTTGATAATTCTTACTATGTTCATATCACTCTCTCTTTGGTTTCTCGATTCAATGAAGATATTATACGGCTTTGTTGTCCTAAAGACAACAGGTCATTATACGGTTCCCGCATAGTTACGTAACTTTCTCACTTCCCGTTATAAATCAAGGGGTTACAGAATCCACACGATTCGTGTGGCTGAACAAGTCAATCTGGGGCGACTTGACGAAGTACACCACGGTCTGGCGGGTGTCCGTCTCATAGTATGCGTAGTCATCACGGACATGCTTCTCAACGCACTCGGCATCATCCCAATCGATCATCTTATTGAGTTTGTTGACAGCCATCTTCACTGATCGATCACTAACGTCTTCCGGATCGTAATCGTATCCTCGCTCTCGGCATGCAGCCTGGAAATGATCTGCCGCAACGCGATACGATCCTTGACATCCACACATACATCCTAACCCACCGGTGTACGACTTCATTACATCTTCAACTTTCAACATCGATCAACATACTCCCAATCACAACTAACCCATACAAGATCAACTAACTCATTGTGTTCAAGCATATCCAGGATATCTTGGTTGCTCATATATTTCAAAGCCATCGACACCATCTGCTCTGCCGACACTATACCCTCGTCCATCAGATACGATGCCTTCTCTTGTCCTACGCGTGGCGATGCCATTACGAAACAACCGCTGCGATGAATACCAGCACGCACACAAGGACAATGGTATGAATCACTCGGGCATGCCTGTCTGCTTCTGCCAAGTTGGCAGCCGCGAGACGTTCAATGGCTTCAATTCGCATTGCTTCCAACGAGTCAGCGCCGGCATGCTTCTCTCGTTTTCTTAATACTTCACTTTCCTTAAAAGTCATGCAACACTCCTAACACTCAGGACAATAGCACACTCATCGAACTTCCGGTATACACTATTCTCTGCATCCTCTTGTCCCCAAGCAGAAATGTTTACAAAATGGAGGACGCTACAAAAATCTTGGAACACAACTTTATACTTTAAAGGATGCATCTTACTGTACCTCTTCCATTATAACACTATATGAATCGAACCGAGGATACCACTCACCTTGGATCTCCTGTCCACTAGTCAACTGGTCATCAGCGATACCTGCGTCTGCCTTCTCGCGAGTGGTAAACGCTCCAACGATCTCAGATCCGTCGTAGTCCCACACACCATGTACAATATATACTTTCATTACGCTCCCTTAACTTACATACCCTGCCCACAGGAGGAGAAGGACTGGTGCTAACACAACAGCGATAACCACGTGGTATTTCAAGTCCCACCACAGTTCTTTAATCTTCTTCATATGCTTCTCCTCGCCTTCTCTGTTTCCCTATTCAATGTAGCCATTATCCAGGATTGTCGGAGTGAAGACAACAACTAGTTTAACCCCATCCCGCATAGTTACGTAACTTTCTGAGTTCTCCAGGTAAATCAAGCAGTTACAGATAGCATCTTTATCTCCACGTTTAAGTAGTCTGCCTCTATCCGCAGATCCTGCGGGATCTGATAGCTGCCACCGTATGTGGTTACTTCGTTTCTCATTGGCATGTCATTCTCCCTTGATTAGTGGTGACAGTTCTGCGACCAGACTGTTGTACAGTGAGTCGATATTAGACTCGTGCATTTTGATCTTTGCCATCTCTGCTTTCAGGTCGATGCTCACTGCTTGAATTGTTTGGTTGGCAACCAGACTGTTGTACAGTGAGTCGATATTAGACTCGTGCATTTCGATCTTTGCCATCGCTGCTTGGTCTGCTTTGACCGCTTTTGCTGCTAAAATTTCGAATTCTTCGTTTGACATAACTTTCTTCCTTTACTTAATTCTTACAACTATTATAGCGTACAATTGGGTCAAATACAACCCCTGAAACTCTATACAAATCAATAAGTTACAAGGACAGGTCTATGGACCCATAGACATCGATGTTGTTCAGTACTCGCATCTCCTCTTCGATCTTCGCACCTCGTGCTAACTCGCGATCAAACTGCCTCGTTGCCTCCATAAGTTCCATCTGTCTCTTCTCCAATCTTTCACGATACCTGTACCACAACAGATCGAGTTCCTGCCATTTCTCTTCGGAAGTCACTTGGGGATTAGTCTTCATTGTCAATGATCTCTCCCCACTTAGACACCAGGATAGGTTGTCCATTCGATGTACCGATGACCCAGAGACCAGCACGAAGTTCCTCAGCAACATCGTTCAGCAACTCATGGGCAAGCACCTTCGAAGCACATGCAGTGTTGCTGATTTTCTGGATGTGTCCACCCTTTCGAACAGTCACATAGACTATCTGATTGCTACGGGGAGGTGTTTTGGAGATGCCCATCTCGAGGATGTCTCCACAGGGTAATGTTACCCACATTATATTTGCACCATTCCACGTGTGGGTTCAACGAGTGACGCAGCAGCAGCGAGTGCTATCTCCACCATCTCTGGGTCTGTTTTGCTTTGAGTGTACAGGAAGATGTCTGCACCGACGAAGTCCCAGTTCACGAGACCATTCTCGATGTTCACTGGATCTTTGGCGAAGTCTAATGCTAAGTCTAATAACTGTTCTGTATTCATGTTACTAGTATCCCCATCTGGAAGATATGTCATCCATAGCAAGGTCAACATCTTTCGCATTAAACTGTGACGCCTTGAACCTCTCATCCATATGGACGTCAGCGGCAACAAAGTCCCAGATAACTGAATCGTCCTCGGGTCGCTGATTCTCATCGTCAGAAGCAAACTCTCTGATCAGTGCATACAATTCAAATAAATTCATAATCATCTATCCACGGTGGTTTCTATTTTAACTTTTGTCGAATTCTTTGACTCTTACATTGAGAACACCGGAGTACATCTTGCGAAACTTTTTCTCAGCAGACTCAGCGTTCTTTGCTTTAATGGGTTGGTAAATCATCTCAACCTTCTCGCCAGAACATTCAAACCATTTCATAACTTTCTTCCCCGCTTTCCCTATTCAATGTACCCATTATCCATGATTGTCAGGCTGAAGACAACAGGTCATTATACGGATCCCGCATAGTTGCGTTATTACTTCAGCAGCTCTGCACACCAGGCATCAACAGCAGCGGTGTCTTCGAGGTTATACGCATCAAGCAATGCGAGTCGCTCTTTGACAAGGTTCTCCATCCAGCGGCCCTTATCCTGGCCGGTTGCCTTACCGTGCGTTATCAGGGCGCATACTGCTTTGAGCTCTATCACTATCTGTTCGTTTGTCATAATCATATTCCTTTGGTTTCTTTACGGAGATTGTCAATGATATCTGAATTCATCTCTGCGATTGCTTTCCAATCATCTCGATCAGCTCGTTGACGAAGTTCTCCATCCGTTTGACTTTCGCTTCGAGTCTCTTGTTCTCAGCCGTGAGTAGTTTGATATCCTCATGCTGTTGCTTCACTAACCAGTTATCACTCATAATCTTTCCCCATTTCTTCATTCAATGTAGCCATTATCCACGATTGTCAGGCTGAAGACAACAGGTCATTATACGGAGCCCGCATAGTTCGGTAACTATCTCAGTTTGCGTTATAAATCAATGGGTTACCGTATACGGCGCATTTACTACGCGGAATACGGTTGGGGGGGTAAGGATGAGGGGTAGTGCAGTTACCGGCGTTAGATCGCCTGTACGGAAGCCTGAGGCATATGTTGACGCAGCTTAGACGCACACAGTTGCCATACCTCAGCATTGAGTGTCATCGCCATATGGCTTCCATCAACCTCTATGTTGTGTACGTTATGATCATCACCTGGCTGTAGTGTCAAGTCCCAACGCACTACTCCATCTCCCTTACTATAGATGGCTGTCGTAGGACAAGGTGGTGGTACTCTAACCAGGGATAACATCTCTTCGTCATCGGCTACAGGATTGAGCTTGAGGTATACATCACGTACTGGAGAAGCTGGACTGAATCCATCATCATGTACTGGAACCATAAAAGGAGATCCCAATGTGATAACCTGGTTAACAGTGTCTGGCATTATGTGAGCGATGTGCCTGGCAAAGATTCCTCCCAGGGAATGTCCCACTAACGTAATACTGGATCCCGTCTTGTGGCAGTGGTCGGTGACTCGTTCGTATAGTGCTTCGCGATTAAGATGTGTGTGGCCTCTGTTACGTCCTTGTCCCCATCCTATAACATCATACCCGAGATGTATTAGATACTCTCTGAATAGAATATTATAATGATCGTCACCACAGAAACCTGGTAGCACCATTACTCCACCTTTTCCGTTTGGCTGATTTAATAGATGGTTTGCTCTGGTTGCCAGGTTTGCGACATCTTTAACGGCGCGCAATGGTTCTGTTGCTGATAGACATAGTTTGGGTTGCATACTAATGTGATTCCGATAAAGTATACCATTATATATGCAATATTGCGGTTCAACCAATGGAGAGCCGGAATTACTTTTTTATGAGGGATTGTACTATCTGTGTTTATAGACGTCGTGCGGCTAGAAGTAGCAGCGCGCGGAGGTATGTGGGAGGCCATTGAACATAACCGCGGCGTCTTGCTGTTCATTGAAGTTCTCATGTAGTTGACTCATGTAGTATCGCACACGATTGAGATGATCAACTGCATCTGTTGCTGGAATCGCATCACCCCCAACATAGTTAGAGTTTTGTCGATCTGTTCCTAATCGTTGAGATGTTCCCGTCTCTGGTATGATAAATCGTTCAGAGCGGTCAGAGAATCGTCCTGTCGCTAAATCAGAATAACTCATAACTGTACCATATCCGTTATACTCATCGCTCAGGTCTCGGTCATACCCAGGAATCAGGTATCCATATGAGAACGGAAATAATGTGCTTGGTGCACCCGCTGCTTCGATGTTGTGGTCCATGCCAAGGATGTGACCGATTTCGTGAGTAAATGTTTCATGGGCACGTTCGTAATATCGAGTGACCGTAGTTTGCTGAAAGACTGTGTTGATGTGACACTGTGACACTCCTCTACGATACCTATATTGTTGAGTGAGATCGTTGTATATTGCTACACCACATGCAATTGGTTCTTGTTCTATCTTCTTGAACAAGAATGCTATATCTGCGCCTGCGTCTTTCTGCCATTGATCTAGGTCGGAGAATTCACGTTTGCTTTGAGTAAAATTGTTTATCTGTTTATACAGGTCTCCCTCGGCGACCTCGACAAGCTGCACGTGTACCAAGCGAAGCATTATGTATACTTGCGAGTCCTCAAATAGCTTATTGGCAAGGTCTACTTCTCTCTGGGCGAACTGTTCGTAAGTTCCACCATCGAGCTCTTCATCTAGTTTAGTGTCTACCACTGCGAGTATATCAATCAAAGCTATTTCGGTATTGAATTGATCATACGGAAAGTCGATGTCTGATCGCACAAGGATGCCATCACACGTCATGTACTCGTAAATGTCATTGCCTGTGTCAGTTGCTTCAGTCAAACAATCTTCAGGTTTGCTCATCTGCGATATCTCTATCACTGGAGGCTCTACAACTACAGGAGGTTCTACAACTACTGGAGGCTCTACGATCACTGGAGGTTCTACAACTACAGGAGGTTGTATTACCTCCAATGGAGGTTGTATTACCTCTAATGGAGGTGACTCAGAACCACCTCCTCCACCGCCGCAACCTGTTAACAGTCCTAACAAAACTATAATACTAACCAGCATTGCATTGCTGATATTCATAATATTTAATCCCATAAATTCTCGTAATACTTTCCAAACAAACGAAAGCCATTGGTGATACGCGGCTGCCACGCTTCACTTCTTCTCCAATCATCGCTTTCCCAGTCCTCGCCTTCCCAACCACTGTGCTTACTCTCAAAAGCAAACAACATTTCGGTTAGTACCCAGTCCCACGCTTCAAAGTGAAACTCATCAATATCTCCCTTGCTGGCATCCACTACAGTACCAATCAAATGTTCGGGGCGGTCATCGTCAGATACTACAGGCGCTCCGTGCGTAGTATCTCGAAGTTGTTGTAGCATAGGCACAACGATGTACGCCAGGGTGGAGTCCATTGACCATGTATCCCAAGGGTCAATACGGACACTGACCTTAGCATCATTAGTCCAGCCAAGTGCATATAACCAATTGTGGTAAAATCTATGCTTAGGATAGTTGCCTATTTTAACTTTCATCATATGCTCCTGGGTTTAATTTGACAGGAGCCCTATTGGATTATAAGGAAGGGCCACAACCTCAGGTGGGTTAAGCTGCTATAGCTTGCTCACCATAAAACGCATCATTTGCATTTATATTGTTTGTTCGCGTTTAAGGTAGCTTACATCACCTATTCTAGCAACACCTATTACTAGCAAGTCGAATCCAAATCGCTCCCCCTATAAACACTCTAGGAATGATTATAGGTGGAAGCGTGGGGTTTCGAACCCCAGTGTTTGCCTAGCCTCAATGTTACGTCAACGAATTCTTTATGCGGTGCCTCCATATGTGATACCGCCGTTATTACTGTTTGTATACGTGCTCGCACCAATTTGGTGAGATGTTGGTTGCGCGTCAAAATGTTTTACGCATGACCGTGTACTTCTCAACTATTCCATATTTTTTAAATGTTCGCAAAAATCCTCTACGTGCTCGAAACTCGTAAGATGTACATCCTTTCGACTTCGCTAGTTGTGTGTAGTCTTTATCTAACATTTCCCATTCATTATCAACATTTCCGGCAGCACCTACGACGACTAGAGTATTATCATATTCATTGGAGACTATTACTATTCCCATCAGACTATTGTCTGAGTCTGAATATACAAAATACATTTCAACTTTTTTAGATTTCAGATGTAATGCTATTTCTAATCCTGTATAATATTCTGGGGAAATACTATCCAACCAAGATTCAACCTGAGAGAGATGCCTTCCTATGAGTTCTGCTGTAGGTATTATAAAAATCCTATCTTCCTTTTAATCGGTGTACTCTTCGGGAAACTGTTTTCTGTGTTCGTCTGGAAACTGCTCTTTGTGAGCAGCCAGCATAAGTTCCTCACTGGCAAACTCTTGCACAATAGCATCGTCACGGTAGGAAACAACTATATTTTCGTCTAACGCAATTGTTCCGCTGTTTATAATCCAGTACCCGTTCTCCTGTGTGATTATCATACACTACCCCCATCCGAGATTGTCCAACCCTCATTTATTAGATTGGTCCTAGAAGTCTCTGCTGCACTACCGGATGTATATGTTGAGTTTCCGAATCGCGATGTCCCTCCGGTTTGCGGAAGGGGACTCTGGGCATCCCAATTAACCAACAGGGCATCGTACTGTGCTGTTGTCATTCTACCGTTTGTGAGTATCTGACTAAAGGCATCTGCCACGTTCACCCCCGTAATATTCCAATCTTCTATTCCTGTTACGTTCACTAGCGCAGTACAGTTGTGCATCATATCTTTAAATCTCGGAAGTGAAGATGTGTCCCATCCAGTAAAAACCACGGACGTTACAGAAGAACACTCTCTAATCATAGCGGTAGTGTTGACACAATTCGAACCTATCATACTGGTCAGGTCGAGGGTGCCTACGAGTCCCGAGCACCCACGAAACATATTTTGTGTTTCTGTAACACCAGATGTATCAGTATTTCCCATGGTAAATTCGGTCATACCAGTACACGCATAGAAACCGTTCCTAAAACTTTTCCATCCAACCTTTCCAAGATTCGATACTTTCCTGATGTATGCTGCTGATGGTTCATTGTACATTTTAATAGCAGGGAAAGTACCTGTGACAGAAATAGTATACTCACCTGCGGTAACATAAGTGTGAACGGCATCAGCATGGTGAGTTACAGATGTTGTACTGGTACCATCGCCCCAATCAACTACTGCGTTGTAAGTGTATCCACTGCGGCCGCCCAGCACCATGGACTTGTTACCAGCATTGGTTTCTATTAGCAGTTCAAATGCGTCTGTGCCTAACACCTCATCACCTTGAGCGTCCCAGAATGTTTTACTCAGCTCACCCATAGTATCGACGGTGATTCCAACCTTGCGAACTTTCGTGTAAACTTCGTTTCCGCCACTGTTCGTTCGAATTCCCTCAGTTTGTTTTAACCACAGAGGTCTATATGGACTGTTTGCTCCAGGGTCTGCTGGAGCATCATCGTACTGCCAATGGGGATTGTTAGGAATACCTTTCCATGCCATTTGATTTATATCCTGTGTAATCTTCGGGGGAAATACTATCTAACCAAGATTCAACCTGAGATAGATGCTTTCCTATAAGTTCTGCTGTAGCTATTTTAAAAATTATATATTCCTTTAATCAGTCTACTCTTCTGGAAACTGTTCTCTGTGTTCGTCTGGAAACTGCTCTTTGTGAGCATCCATCAAAAGTTCTTTACTAGCAAACTCTTGGACATATGTATCGTCAGCATAGGAAACGCACATACCCGCAGGAGTATCACTATCTGCAAAATATGCCCATTTTCCTATAATTCCAAATCCTGAAGTTCTTGTTATCATACTGCACCCCCATCGGTGATAACCCAACCATATCCGCCCTCTGCGACTGAGGTGGTAAGAACACCTTTAGCAGTTTCTGCTGCGCTACCTGAAGTAAACGTACTCAAACCAAACTTAACATTACCCATGTTGTTTGTATTTGTGGGGTCTTGCCCTTCCCAATTGACTAGCAGCTCATCGTATGTTGATGTCGACAGTTTGGCACCGTTGGTCATAAATGCTTTCAGATTATTTGCTGGACTCGTAGTTAGACTAGTAATGTCCCAATTCTGTATTCCATCGAGATCGGTAAATGTGCTTGACAAAAAGAAATTATCAAACCTTTGTGCTGATGATGTATCGAATCCCACATCATGACCTGTGGTAAATCCAGTACACCCGGCTAAGGCAGCTGCGAATGTTGTAACATTTGATGTATCTGAAGAACCAGCTGAAAATTGAGTTAAATTGACGCATCCATAAAAGGCAGATAAAAAACTTGTCCAACCAACATGACCTAAGTTCAGCACCTTTGTTACACGGAGTTTATCACCAGCGTTATTAAAATGTATATTCGGGAAAATGCCACTGATCATTATCTTATAAGTGCCAGCAGCATAGGCATGAGCTAGTCCAGCCCCGTTATAGGTAGTAGTGGTTGTTGTTGTGCCATCACCCCAATCAATTGTGGCATCAAATACCCCGACATCCTGACAAGGTATTGTGAAGGTTGCTCCGCCAGATGGTATCAACACCTCCATCTGAAACTTTTGGTCGTTTCCCTTAACATTCCAGAATGTCCTAGCTATCTCGCCTGCAGTATCGACGGTGCTTCCGTACTTGCGGACTTTAGTGTAAACTTGAGTTCCGTCACTGTTAGTTCGCACTCCCGCAGTTTGTTTTTCCCACAGTGGTCGGTATGGACTGTTTGCACCAGGATCAGCAGGAGCATTATCATACTGCCAACCGCGGTTGTTTGGTATTAACAGCCAGGCCATTTTGGTATTCCTTTAATTATCTGTTACGTGACAGGAGATGTCCATCTATACCACGTGGGCTTGATGGCTATTCGTTCCCTTATTCTTTCTCGCACAATATCTTGCTCTGGTGCGGTGGGCGTCCAATCATTATATAAGTCGTCTGGCCACTGGTGTCTTTTAAACACTCTGGTGGGGTCTGGGTTCATTCCCCTGCTCTTCATTTCTGTAATAAGTTGTTCATATCTCTTGTGTAGATACATTCCCTTATTATAGAAGAACTTAACGTGCCCTCTATTTAGGGTAAACATTTCTGGCCACGTCTTCTTATTCTTTTCCCAATTAGGAGACTTCAAAGATCGTTGCAGAGATGACCCAACCATAAACATCTCTCTATACTCCGCCACGAGGTGTTGGTCAGCTAACTCTTGGGTTGGTATTATATTGATTCTAGTCATTATATCAACCCGTATGTGGTTAGTACCCTCTCGGCAACTAGGTACCACGCCCAGAATGGAATTATAACAGCAAAGAACGTACTTAGGAATCCTTGCGCTATTACAATGCCGGATATCCATATAGCCAACACTATTATTGTAAAAATATCACTCATCACACATTCTCCCATTATTTAATTGTCTTGCCTGGTGTACCGATCATTACTTTAAACGATAGCTTGCCACCAATCTCCCTAAAATATCCATAAGGGAGGAGTACTGGAAACTTAGATATCGTTGCCTTGGCATCATCGGGCAACGTTCCTTTAAAATCTTTTAACGAGGTAATACTATCCTTGGACACTTTCTTCACCTGCGCTGGAGTCTGTACATATGGTTCTAAGACGCTCCAAGGCACTATCTTCATTAACGCTCCAAGCGCACTCTTGGACTTCTCGCCATATGACCGTTGGAGTTCTGCTGGGAATAAATTCGATATGGCTTTTCTAGCATAAGGCGTTTGAGTGCTGCCCATTGCTACTGACTTGCGACCGCCCTTATCCTTATATAACACCACCGCTTCAACTTTGCCATTATTGATGACCATCTTCCACATGGGAATCTTCTGTACCATGGTTTCCATAGACTGGAAACCGTTTCCGATCAACCCACCGTTCTTAGCATAAGATGATTGCAATAGATCCCACACCTGCTGTTTGTATTGATTCTTGAGATCAATGTCTCTATCACCAATGGCATTAACATATCGCTCGTCGAGGCGTTGTTCACTGATAAATCCTTTAAGGGTCAACACCGTATATAAGCTCCGATAATTCTACGTGTTTGCTTATGTGATCCAGTTGATCGTCAAGGCTCTCAAACCTATGAGATCCTCCAGGTATCACAATTACTTCATAGTATTTATCTAGTTCTGATTTAGAGTCCTCATACCAAAACACTTGATCACCAGTTTCAAGCAATACAAGTCCGAAACCACTTTTATTAATATCCAGGTAGGAACTGAGTCCGTTAGGATCAATCGATTCCATGGGATATCCACCGTAGTCAAATTGACCATCAGGAATATCGAGGTATTTTCTCAAACATGCGCTTGGAGACAAAGCTGGGTTGAGCATGACGCTCGGAACACCCAAAGCGGCACCAACATGAGAAGCTAACCAACCTCCCATCGAGCATCCGACTATTAGATCAAGGCGTTGTTCGATCGACCACTTACAAACCATGTCGATAACATTATTACCGGCATTATAATTAATGTTTAATCCTACGACTTCACCTAACTTAGAAAGGGACTTGACCTTGATGTTTTCACTATCATAGTAACTAGCATACCCATGTAAATAACCAATCTTCACTGTAACCTCCCGTCATTTGAATGTATATTATACTATAATTGCGGGATGAAGTCAACAGAGTAACTTATTGATTTTACAGGGAATTATCTTGTCATTTATATATCACCCACCCATGAGTGTCGATAAGTTCCAAACAATATCGCTTTTCACTTATAAAGTTGTGACCTCTGTGCCTCTCAGAGGCGGAATCGTTTTCCAATGGTCCAGGAATTGCCTTACCGTACCGGTCGCGGTGAATTGGCTTCCGTGTATGTTGGCTGATACGAAGCTGTCCTCGCTCTTCAATCTTTATGGCGTGGGGATACCAGCTGTGAGTTTGCTTCCAATCAAAACCAAAAAGTTGTACGATGGCATCGGGATATACATCTTTGATTCTTTCCAATACCAGTATACCAATGGATGGGTCTGCTTTAAGTTTATCACGTAGCTTTTCCCGCACATCATGGAAGCCTAGGTCTGGATCGTTTGTATTCCAGTAAACCACCTTACCGAAATTCGCTTTATTCCGAAACATCTCCATAGAAAACGCCAGGTGGGTGGTTTTGGATCCCTGACACTGGGGATGATCAATAACACCTCCATTAAATCTAACTACCATGTCAGCTGAGTCAATGATATGACCGTTAAATTTATCAAATAGACTCGCGGCGTTCCCCACAACACTAATTTTCATGACGCTCCTTATCTCTAGCAAGCTCGTCAGTAACACTTGTGTTGCACTTGTCTAATAATTCATCGGTTATTTGTCTAACCACAGAATACAGTAGTAACATACAATCTGAATCACTGCCGCCATCAATCGATTCTTCCCTGAATGGTGTTTCCATTTTGCCGGCGTCTCCATACGCCTATCTATTTTCCGATGTATTTTATTTCGTTATCAGGGATAACCTGATAACCTCCTTTATTATATCCAATAGCAACGGTATATCCTTCCACCCGTTTAGCCTCGGGAGCAGAAGCAACAGCTCCAATCCCATCCGGAGCAGAAGGAAACTGTTTGTCGTCGTTACGATAATTATATAGGGGCTTCGTCATCGGATTAAAACTTGGGGTTGCCATCCGCTTGTATAATGTACCTTTTACTTTAGGTTTTTTACGCTTGCGGCCATGGAAGTCGTGAGATTGGCTGGTATATATCACTATGAACACTCCTATTAATTTCAGATACCATTATCACATACATCAAGTTGGGAGTCAACGTTATTTCATCTCACACTATATTGTACCCCCTGATTTGTATTTGGTATCGTGGTCCTTGGCTAAACCATAATCTCCGTCATAGTTGTGCAACGCTTCGGCATCAAACGACAGATACTGACCAATGCGGGTTCCCTTCTTGATACGAGCCTTACCGCTTGTGTTGTGCAACACGCCAGCCATCATTCCATTATAACCAGAATCGTATAGGCCGCTCGTCAAGAATAAACCATTGCGGTTCAGAGTGCTTCGAGTAATAACCCATCCGGCTTCGCCCTGAGCAACATAGATAACATTTTCCATAATCACTTCGTAAGACTGTCCGGCCTCGAACACATAGTATCCTTCGTCGTCAGCCAACACCCTCTCTGACCCTCTATGCTGCTTGCCATCTTCATCAAGCACAAAAGTTACCTGATGATTAATCTTGAACACATCAGCAATCCTTAGGTCGCATGCGTTAGGTTGAATGTCCCCGTCTTGAACATTCGTCAAGGACGATTCTGAGTTTGGTCCCATTATATGTTTCATGCTCATTATAGTGCAATCTCTGATATCGCTGGCCCCGCATCAGATGTCGCCGCCGCCCAATCTTCGATCAGGACATCATCCGTAGGTACTACAGACAATATTTGGTTCTGGCGAAAGACCAACTCTGCCGGATAGCCAACACCGGTCATGCAAATGCCTGCTGCAAAACCTGAACCCTCTGCTTTTTGCACGAATAGACGTGGGCTCGTCAGAGTAATTGTCTCGTAATCAGACTCGGCTACTCGTCCTATAATCTCGCCCGCCATTGTCACTAATGTTACCACATCACCTTTTTTCATTACTTCATTCCTTTATGAACCCTTTCGGGTTGGATTTTATACTCATTCTTTGTCCGCGGTTGCATGCCACAATAATATTGTGTAATGGATTGCCTTCATTAAGTCCTTTTTGTTATGGCCACCCTTGCGCCCGTAACGAGCTAAGTATTTGATTCCAGTATCTCGTGCTGTGGTGTCAAGACTTCCTAGAGACTCCCACAGATCGACGACCTGAGTTTTACTCTGATCCTCTCCGACATAATGCTCCCCATACGTAGACGATATGTACTCGAGAGCTTCAGCTATATACTTATCCTCATTATACTTGTACTTCATCTTAGTGGTCACTCTGTAGGACTTTTGTTTCATGGTACTATCGGGACCCTGAAGAAAGTGCTCTTTGCTTATTCGGTGTTCTCTCGACATAATTTATCTATGACCTTAACATTATCCATTGCTGTTGAGATGTTACTATCCCACACATTATACCCGAAGTCAACTTCAGTCTCAAACTTTCCGTTGATTAATCCTGTTGGGGATTCGTCAAACGATACACCGTTCAATCCAGCCCAAATTGCTGCGCTACTATCCCATGTCAGGAATTTGGATAACCATGGGCGCAATAGAGCAATCTCGTTGGGGCCGTCTACCATTCCCAACAGATGCATTTTCTTACCCTTAGCCAATCTCCAGAATTCCGTCTTGTCCAACTCTTGCAAGAACTTCCAGCGGGCATTGAATCTTTGTAGTTTGTTCTTCTTTTCGACGCCATAGGCATTAGGGATACCCAGGATACTAAACCCTATGTATCCTACTTCTGGTGCTTGAGCTGCCCACATATAAGCTGATATCAAGTCGTCGAGGTCACCGACCTTCGATTGTGGAACAAAGAATGTCCCAAATCCCGCATCCTTGAAGATACTGGCTTGCTGTTGAGCTATCTTGATACCCTTTGATGAAGGCTTGCCAGGATAGTCCGTCATCACAATGTAGTTGGCTTCAACACGTTTAGCCATTTCCAATAGCTTGGAAGGATCGTACATCTCTCGACCCTGCTTATACATTTCAAATGCGCTGTTATCTAAAATCTTTAGCCCCGTCTCATTTTTAAAGAAAGTGGCATATGCATCATCCTGCTCAACCAGATGCGCTAATATTAGATGAGACTTCCTCCCTCTGCTAAACAGAGGAAGGAATTCCGTTGGGCTAATATGACAAAAAGCTGTCATGCAGCCAGCATCCAAGCTTTGCGATATGTGACGTCGCGAATCTTCGCAGCTTGTAGCGGCTCGCCTTCTAAACGAAGATCACTGATCCGAGCGCGGATGGTTGCTTCAGTTGTTCCCAGCTCGATTGCCATATCATAGTTTGTACGCAGGGTACCTCGACTCAGCATGCTGAGTATATTATCTTTCATATTCATTCAATGTTTCCTTTCGTTTCTACATAATGTGATTTTGGAACGAATCGTACTGTTCCTCCATTTTCCCCATCCTCGGATACCGTTGCGGTGATCCATCGGTATGGATATTCGCGGTTGACATAATTGATCACATCCACTGCCAACATCTCACAGCTTTTATGATCCATCTGTCCTCCATCGAATTGCTGTTCAAGTTCTCTCTTGAATAAGATGAACTCAATATCTCTATCGTCATGGAATACCTCAACTTCAACACGGAAGTGAAACATATGACGGTGTGGGTGCTTCAAGAACTCCACTCCAGTGGGAGCATCCGGATAGCAATGTATGCCTTCTTTTTGAAAGGTAACCCAAATAGACTTTTCCATAACTAAATTATCCCTTAATAATGGTATATTATACATGAGCTATTATATAAAGTCAACCGGAAATACATCATGGATTACCTTGGCGCACTGTTTCGCTATCATCATGTGCTCTAATTGAGTACCATTACCTTCCCGTAGCTCAATGTAATGAAGCCAACTTCGCAATGTTCCATTCATATACATTCTACTAGTCGTATTACCTTCAGGTAGCACAACTCGAGCCTGTTCCTTAGCTATGCCATTGTCCAATGCCCATTTGTATATGTCTTTGGCATTACGAATATGCTCAGCTTGTTTCATACGGAAAGTTTCGTTCAACGCTCTTTGAATAGGGTCTGAAGGATCCATCTCGATGCTATTCTGTCTATTGGTCTTGTCCTGGAACCTAGCGTCCCTATATGTAAACTTAAACTCGGAAACGGGATTGGCGTAACGCTGAGAAAACTCTTGAAATGAGAATGATCTATGCCGCAATACCTGTCGAGCTATGTCCCTGGTGGTTTCAATGTATAGGCACACATTGACCATTTCGAATGGACTCCAGTGGGAATTATTTGCCAGATATTTTAACAGACGATCATCCGTATCTGCGGAGGACTGGTTAGATGGATTGCTCACTCTAGCACAATATATGATCATCTCTTTGAGAGACTTATGATCTATATTGTGAGTGGCGGTTGACTTTGGTGGCTGGGAATAGCTTACTAAACTTACTATCATATTACTCCTCAAACATGCTTGCATGTTCCTTTGAACTTATTACCTAGGCAGGTACAGGTTCCTTTCACAGTGTCGACATAATAAGTGTGACCCTTTGATCCTATTACTTCTTTGATAGAGGCTGACACCGGTTCTTGTTTAATCATAGGGAACGGTGCCATACTGTTACGACATCCCTTTGCTGTGATTAGGACCTCGAACTTACGACGTGCTTTATCGAACATGATAGGAGCTTTCATCATTATGGGCTCGGTCGTATCAACCTTGATATAACCTAACATCTTATTACCATCAACCAGGTAAGTGTGATTCGGTTGGTCCGTTTCCCACTTTGTAATCTCACGAATGACTTCCATAATGCACCTCCATATATTGATTCAATAGGGCTATTATAGAGGAATTCCTTGGGGGAGTCAACAGTTGATATATTCCAATAGAATCAATGGATTACATCGTCGATCAGAGGTGGCTTGTTCAGAGGGAGCTTAACCTTTGTTGTATAGCGGCAGATACAACGTCATATCGTATCTTTTCCATATCATCTATCCATGATTCTGGATAATCATCTGCGGTGGCGCCAGTGATATCTTTGATAACGTTGCCTGTCTGTAAATCAATAACAGTGTCAGCCATTGTAACCAGTTCAAACCCACTACCACTTCTTGCGGAGGCAAGAGCCTCGACTCTATAATCATCGCTTCTATATACAAATACATATCCGTTCTTGATAAATGTTCTACTCATAGTATAATACCCGCTTCAGTGTTTAAATTTGTATTCGAGATGTGCTGTTCAAACGCGTCTCTAGCTTCGATGAAACCGCCAATCCAATCATCTCTCTTTTGGATGAACACCTGAGAGCTGCCGTCACTACAAGTTATAGCGGTGACTAATTGGCTAACAGGAGGTCCACCATTTTCTTCATACATAACAGCGTAGGCGGCTTCTTGCTTGAAGTAATCGTGCACCCATTCTTCTTTCTTCGGTTTGCCCGAGGTCTTCCAATCGATTACAGACAAGATCCCATCCCACTCGGCAATCATGTCAACTGTTCCGGCTACCCTCAGATGGCGGGACAACATCTGCCCCTCGATCATGTGAATATTATTAATATGTGAGTCTGCTATTTGCCGCAATGACTTAAACATAAGTTGCACAAGAGGCATCATGGAAGGTAGCGGTTGATTACCACAATGAGCTTCTATGGCCTCGTGTACCAAAGTACCTTGCGTACTCGCGTGATGAGATACTCGTTCGGCTTCTTTATGTCCGACTCGACTCTTCCATTGTTCTAGCCACCTAGTATTCAGTGACGATAGAACAGTGGTGACGGAAGGAACAGCCAGCTGGAGATCTGTTCCTTCCGACAAGTAGTGGCGAACGCCATGAACCTCAACCCGCTCGAGAGGTTTCAGTTCAACTTTCTGGACGTGATTAAATGTCATAATTACTCACTTGCACATTTTATTAAATCTATACTATGTATTATACACTAGTATAGCAATAAGACAACATATCATTTACTGACCGCAAGATATAAACCTATATTAGCAAAAGCATATCCCGCGTAACATATTGCCATGGGAACATTATCCTTGTACACTTGCTCAGCACATATGTAAAAATATATCACTCCGGTCAAAGCTACCAACCAACCGCTCATCGTTGCAGCTCCTTATCGCTTAGCTGCACCTGGTCCAGCTGTAGTTGAGTTAGGTTCCACTTCTTAGCCAGAAACTGCAATGAGTGAAGTGCGTAGATGTTTGACCAACGGTCTCCCCTAAGATTGAACGCTTGCCTGCGGGCACCTTCGTCATCCTTAGCCTCTATTATCACATAGGCGTGCTGTAAGTTTTCCCCAGAATTACTTTTATGGCCAACCCCAAAGGTAATCATAAATCTATCCATTCAACCATCGCTCCAATCTTTAAACTTAACAGTTTCCAACACGTCCCCATTCCGATTGATTACAACACCACTGATAAAACCACCTTTACCGCTCCCAGTGTCTGTGAATATGGACGTGCCGCCTTGAGCGTTCACTGTGGTTAACACACCATCTATGTTGTCGTGGCCGCTACTGAATGGACTCATGTCGTGTCCGACAATAACCGTCTTACCTTTAGGTATATCGTTAACCCAATCGTATGTCCTTGCCGGATAGTTGAAACCATTATATTGGATGGTGGGCTTATCAGGATCCACTTCTCCATATAACCTCGACCTGTTAAACTTTTTACCAACAGGACCATCTGTCCAGTATGAGGACGTGAAAGCTCCATGAGTTATATGGGTATTTCCTATAACAACATGAGTCATCATATGGTCGTATAAGTTGATAAAGGAATTCTTGATAGTGTCATCACGAAGCGCCTCAACTGTAGGGGCCATACCATACGACACTTTAATATCGTTCCCTTTAAGATATCTGTATATTTTATTGTCGTGGTTACCTTCTATGAACGTTGCTTCCCTACGTTGTAGTAGCATGTTGGAGAGGGTAATGGTAGAGGCAGCATTTGTGCCGTAGTCAACCACATCGCCCACGCTAATAATATGTAGGTTGTTGGCTGATGCGTATGAGTGCGCTGCAGCAAACTGCTTGTGCTCATTGTGGATGTCGCTCAGCACCAAGAACGACGGTGCCGCGATAGGCTCCCCCGCGGACATCATCATCCCTGCGGTCATCGTTTTCATTATTTACATGCTCCTTCAATACACCGATTGCTTCAATCAGCCGCATTTGTTCAAGTGATAAATTATCATCTCTCTGTGTTCGGGGGAAGATGGTATTGGCACCATATATACCTTGCTCCAGTACGACACGAATAGCGTCCTCCAGTGTCATGCCGCGGATCCAGACAAACCAGACATCACAATTACTTTGGAAACAAACTCGTCCCGGCATGTTATGGTATCAACGTCATTGATTGGGATACTAATGTCGAGGGCATCCTCCAGGTCCATAATAGTTGTCAACCTAGATAATGAATCCATTTCGTCGAAACTATCAATTCCATCATCCAATAATGACTGATCTAATATTTCTTCAATTAATTTTTTAGCTATCATTATACGTTCATCAGCCTTTTCCATAATAAGGTTGTCCCAATCTTCCATTGTATGTATTTCTCTTTTCACAACTTTTTAATGCTCGGGGGGAGGGATTTCAACTATCTCAGCATCGGTCACTTGCACAAAGTTAATGTATCCGGCATCTTCACGAGACTTGTATTCTGTGCGCTCTACACCTAGCAACGGAACCACTTCGCCGACTTTGTCAGCATACCAACGCATGCTGTCGCCACAACTTGTTATCAGTAGACCTTTCATTATTGAACTTCCCTAATAATATCGGTTTGATGTTTAAATATATATGCCGATCCACGAGAGTTATCGAGGGTAATAAAATATTGTATTGATAAGTTATCGTCAACTATTCCTGTTACCCACTCATCATTGATCTTAATCTGAACCCTGGATCCTGGTTGATACTCTTTTGTCTTCATGCTCGCTTCCTCTGAGGACTGTAACACGCAAAAGCTGTAAAGTAATCTACACCATTGTATACATCGGTCCCATCACATGCAACTATTTCTTTTTCAATATCGTCTTGCTCACAACGAGTTAGTTCGATAGCATGAGTCTTGCCGTATACCAACACGTCATCCATTCCGGCTAGCCCGTGCCATATAGAACGCCCTCCAGCTGACTGCTCATCTCCTGCCTGCAATATCATATCAGTCTTCTGCAGCAACCATCTATATATGTGAGGAGCCAGTCCGTGGCCTCTATATTCCCTATCGATGCGAGACATCGTTACAATCCAAGCGTTGCACTCAGACAGTGTTACCTCAAGCTCGAATACTCTGCGCATTTGAGTGAGGTCATTTTTAAACGGGCGGGCGACATCTATAACTTCGAACTGCTGATAGCTATCCTCCTCCTTATACACAAACACCGCGAGGCCATCTGTCATCATACCTAAACATTCGTAGTCAGGATTATATATATTGAAAAATCCAAGCTCGTGCTCACGTATGTAATTAATCTTTTTCATAGCTCGCCATTGCGAAACTTTGTACATATCTCAAATATTTCACTTGATGTACAACCCACTTCTCGTAGATATTTTATCAAACCATCCCAGTTGGGTGGATCATATTCCAAGTACTGTGACCCCGCGGCAAACACCTCCCACTCTGTCATTCCACCATAAGCAGATATCATCATACGGTTCTCCTCTGTTTCTTCATTCAATGGAGACATTATAGAGCTATTACGAGATGAAGTCAACAGCTATAAAAAACCCGCTAAAATCAGCGGGATAGGAGTGGGGTACGCCATATCAAGGTGAACATATTCATTAGGATCCCATGGTCTGTAACTTTATGTTGTTGTAGAACTCCTCCTTAATAGCAGCCGAGTAAAACTGTCCATGGAGGACCGTGGTCTGAGTTAATGAGCTGTGCGCACAAACCCCTCTGTTTTCCATACATCCATGAGTTGCTTGAATATAAACGCCAACGTCCTCTGATCCAGTTGCCTCCATAATCTCTTCAGCAATCTGGCGACATAGCTCTTCTTGTAATGTTCCTCGCCGAGCGCAATGTTGAGCAATGCGGGCATACTTGCTCAAGCCAATCACTTCTGCCTTTGGAATCAGACCAATATACGCTACACCTGTTACTGGCTGGTGGTGATGTGAACAGACAGACTTGAGCTCTGCTCGAACAGTAATCATACCATGATAAGCAGTCTTCTTGTCTACATTTGGGAACGCTGCTACTCGGGGCGCTGGAGTATAACGCCCCACCATGATCTCGTTGTAGTACATCTTAGCCAATCGCTTGGCAGTGTCCATGCTATTGGGATCGTTATTTGTATCAATCAGCAGGCTCTTGAGGACATCCTCGAAAGCTATAGCCGTTTCACTAATAAGATCGTCGATGTCTCCATCTTCTAACACAGAGCTGATATTATCGCCAGCCCAATACCTAACCCCACGATCCTCAAGACGTTCGGTTATCTCTCTCACTTTAGTCATATTTTTTTTCTTCATTAAACCTCCCATGGGAACACAACCCATCTATTATCACATACCGTCAATCCTGCAGCATTGCAAGTGAAATGTGACAGATACTTCTCAACCAAACATACAAACTCAACGCTCTCTAATGAGGGTCGAAACTTAGTAACAAGGTCAATCACTTCTAAATTTGTCTTACCAGTATCACATATATCATCAACAAATACAATGGTTGTATCGCCATGAAGCAACATCTCTTCCAGCTCCTTAGGAAACACGCCAGAGATGTCATCATCCCGATTACTATGGTGCACTGGAGTCATGCGGAATCCAGTTAGATGGCTCAATATAGTTGCTGGAATCAATCCACCGCGGGCGATTCCAACAATATGAACATCGTCTCTGGGCAGACCAGTATCAGGACACGTCACTAGATTATCAGTCAAGGTTAAGCATAATGAATCAACGCAATCCCAGGACAAAGTTATTTTATCTTTAGTGAATATCATTTTCCTATAGCATTCCCATATATGTGACAGTGAGCTCGTGTTGTATAACTATATCCTAGTTGAATGGACTCGTCCGCTATATCAGCTTCGGTTAATTTGAGACCTTCAACCGTACCACCAACGCCCATTATCCACACATCCCATCCAACTCCATTTAACCTGTACAAAGCTGTGTGTTCCTTCACCTCGTCCCAACTAGCAGACGATCCGTTCACAACATACTTTAGTTGACCTAATTTTGACTCGGCCGCATACCCTGCTACTACTCCAGGCTTAATAGCGCGCGCCACCTTTTCTCCGGCAGTGCTCCACAACTTAGGTGACACACTCCAGAACCATTTTCCCCAACTACCATTCTTAAGATTTCTTTGAACACACGATACAGCTAGTTTACCCGACACTTCAATGTTCTGCGTTCCATTGGTCTCAACCGTCACGTTGCTGGGTAGATTCTTGCGCTTGGCAAACTCCTTGATAATGGCGCACATAGCTTCCTGATTATGTTTCATCATTGGCTCGCCACCCGTGAATACCATATGAACATCTTGCTTGGTATCGGGATTGACAAACAGTCCATGGGGAAGAAGAGCTTCTAGCTCATCCACAATGTCTGATGCCGTCTTATCTTTCATTAGATGCCGGTACTTCTTTGACCAGGTATATGAGCTATCGCAGCCTTTAGAAAATACAGGCAACTCCTCGACAGTCGTAATATCCTTGAGGTCGAGGTCGTTATAAGGCAATTCCCAGCTGTCGGGGTTAGTCGGATCGTCCTGACCAAACCCATCACACTGTAAGTTGCATAGATAGAACCTAATCCACAGAGATGGCCGGCCAGTAAACTGACCCTCCCCTTGAGCTGAAAAGAATGTTTCGCTATACTTAAAAGTTTTCATCATTGCAATTATCCAAATTACTGAGGGTCAACCTTTTGCGGGGTTTCGGTTTCTATCCTCTTGACATCTCGTTGTAGTGCTTCGATAGCGTCGTGTGATTGGTTATAAGGAAGCTGAACTAATATACTCAGCACCTGATTTAATACTTCCTCACTTATTGTAAACATAATGAACTCCTGGCTTGAATTGTTTGATATGGTGCTATTATACAGGCATATACCAATATAGTCAACATCATATGTTAATTTCTAATAAAACTTCTATAGCGATCAATATTAATAACGCCCACGCGGTCCCAAACGTTGTACAATATAGAGCCATCATTTTAGGACCCACTTGCGTTGTCATTTCAACTCTTCGAAGTATATCGATTATTGCTACCCACCCTGCAGGCAGTAATAGCAAGCATATAAAAATAGCTACTATCACTCGAACTCCCCATCTTCTTTATGACCAGATACGTAAGCCATGTTACTGGGAGTCTCTCTAACTTCTACCCTCGAGCACCACACGCGATCAGCTTCACCATAGTTTGGAATAAATATTGTGTTCACCCACTCATACAGGAACGCCGCCAAAGCTTCGCATCCCGTGGCCTCGACTTCTGTAATCTTAGCTAATCCAATATCTCCAAGGCGTTTAATTTCATCATATTGTGGGTCATCGACTGCCAGCAGAAGAGTGTGATCGAACCAATCTTCTAGTTGCTCTTTGAGGGGTCGCAAACCACCATAATCCATAACCCAATTGCGCACATCCAAACTATCGGACTCGAACTCGAAGTGGAACGAAAAAGCATATCCATGTATATCGTTACAGTGGGACTCAGCTCGCCATTGGCGATATGCACAAGGAGCGATGTTCGTGTATGTTTTGGTTGATGTATATTTCTTCTTACTCATTATATCTCTTCCTCTAAAGCCCAATCATCACACCAATCTTCACACCGTTGTTGGGTGAAGTCGTGTAGGTTCCATTGCTCGTATACCATATCATCTTTATCAATGAATGTAAAATTATATACTCCTGAACCTATGTAAGTTAGTTCGCATAAGCTTCCGGTGTTTCTATAGTATGTGCCAATATTCACACTAGACATCATCTACCTCCTCATCTTTTCGTTTTCGTTTCTCTTCTCCCACCTGGTCCAGCAGAGATCGGTTAAACATATCGAAGAAACTCTGTAATGCATATATTCGTTCTACGTATGAACCGTACCAGTACCCGGCTTTCCATGTTACATACATGATAGCCAGAGTTGCAAATGTATGAAGTATTGGATCCATATTACTCCTCGAATCTCAAGTGTGCTGTTTCTTGCCCTCGGGACGCATCAGTGCGGTCAAATACCGGAATGCTGTCATCGACCAATTCTTCTTGATCTTGATCTACATCATACAGCTTCATGCGCGATCGGTCAACGCCAACAGTGAATCTTTTGTATTTATTTGGATCAGCATATCTGTTCTTTAGCTGCTTAACCATAATACGTCCCATCTGTTCGAGCTCATCATTAACGACCAAGGCAAACATCAGATCAGCTGTAGCGGGGAGTCCGAATGACTCTGACGTATCATCTAAACCTGGGTCACTGTTAGTGAATCCCGAACGAGTTGTCTGAGTGGCCGACACAATAGGAACGTTAAACTCTACAGCTAATCCTCTAAGCTCCTCAGCGATAGCTTTGATATAAGTGTATGAGTTAATAGATCCGCCCATAGCTTTCATGCGACTACTCGAACATATATTTAGGTAGTCAATATAGATGACATCTGGGGTAAAATTCTTCTTGAGTTTTAGCTCTTGTATCAATGCTCTAAAGTGTCCAGAGTTCGCCTGCCCAGTAGGATATTCCTTGATAATCAACTTGCCGTTAGTTCGGGTGGCAACATCACCCACCCGGTCCTTAAACATTTTCTTAGATAACGCCTCCAGTTCATCTATTGGAACATTTAGCATATTAGCATCAATCCTCTCGGCTATCCGCTCCTCGGCCATCTCCGCCGTGATGTATAATACATTATTACCTGACGCTAGATGGCCAGCTGCCATATGGCACATAGCTAGAGATTTACCGACACCCGTTCCAGCAAGGATAATGTTGAGTGTCTTACGAATCAATCCACCTTTAGTTATTTTGTTGAACATGTCAAGGTCGAAAGGTATCCGCTCTTGCTGCTCGTGATAAAACTCATACCGTTGTTCAGCGTTTTCTAAATAATCGTGACCAACGTTGGTATCGAATGTTACGGATAGAGCTTTCTGTAAAATATCTGGTAGGGCATTTTTAGTTAGCTCAGAATCTTTGCCATCTATGATCTGGATTGATTGCATGATAGCGTTGAATAGTGCCCTGTCCTGACACCACTTCTCTGTAGCATCCAGTAACCAATCATCGTCAACTATTGTGTTTTCGAACAATGAAGGCATCACGGATACACCTTCCGATATGTCGCCAACAAAGGTTCCGGCTTCAGGAAGGTATATACCAAAAGTTTCTTGAGTTGGAATCTTGTTGTACTTCGCAACATATTTAACCAGAGTTAGATATAATGGTCGATACACTCCTTCAAAGTAAGAAGGATCCACAAACGGTATAACCTTGCGCATATAGTCATCATTATTAATAATGCTGCGGAGGATTACTACCTGCATTTGATCATCCGTATTCAATTTGTTTGTTCCGACTTCCGCGATCCTTTCAAAACAGGAGCTTTGGCACTAACAGCATCCGTTAAAATTGATGACAACATATCTCCGGCCGCCAACTGTAGGTCTACATCATCAACGGATAGGTCAGATGTTGGTGAATAAATTATGGAGAAGTTAAAATTTAATGATTCCGTGTCCTCGCTTATAGATACTGCACCATAAGTTATTACTGTTTCTGAGAACTGTCCTGTAATAAATCTCACATTCCAATGAGACTCCTCTTGAGTCTCATCGGTTGGCACTAATGCGTAATCTGTATTTTCTACCATGGTCATTCTAATTCTCCTTCAAGAAATGATTCGGGGCTAACTTCTCCCATCTCACCTATGCAATACATACTCGTGACAAAATCCTGGAACTTCTTGGATGCTAATAGATCTATCCAAAAGGGAGCTTTCAACGTATCAGCTTCACGTTGTTTGGGATCAATTAGCTCCCCTGTTTCCAGATCAACTCGTTGATACCAACCATTACTCGGCTTAACAACAAACCCGCCAGCAAGAGCAACATCAAGCAGGCCAGAAAAGCGCTCAACACCACCGTCCCAAGAAACTGTAATAGGGATTTTAGACTGCTCTTTAACGAATCTAGATTTTTCTTCTTTAATGATAAAATCATAACCAGTAACCTCCGTACCTTTCTTATTTTGGCGGCGGCCAATAATCCAAATCCAGTCAGCGCTATAATATATTCCCGTTCCACCGCCAACTATATCTTTAGGGTATAGTCCTATTTCCTTATAGGTGTGGTTGATAGCGAGTAGCGGTATATCTTTCATTGATAGGTGGGGAGTTACCATACGAAATAAGCTCTTGAGAGACTTAGCGCGGCTCATATCAGCAACGCTCTTCTCGTCCTTAGCATCCTCGACTTCTTTCTTTGATGCCAGATTACCTATAGAGTCGATCAGAATAATAACTTTATCCTTACGATCCATATTCTCTAGCTGATTGGATATATCAAACTTGAGCTCTTCAATGTTGGTTACCGGTGTATGCAATACACGAGAAGTATCGACGCCAAAAGTTTCGAAGTATGCTTGAGGTGAACCAAACTCGCTGTCGTAGAATAAGACCACAGCATCTTTATTAGATCTGAGATATTCCCCCACCATTAATAACGCGAATGACGTCTTGAAGTGTTTCGATGGTCCAGCTAAAACTCCTAAACCTCCAATCAATCCTCCATCTAGCCGTCCTGAAAGCGCAACATTAATCATGGGGACAGATGTCGTCGTAGTGTCCCCCGATAACAGTTGCGATTCATTTAGAATAGCGGTATGCTTACTCCGCGAGTTCTGTTTTAGTTTATCCATTATGCTCATATTTTGTCTCAGTGTTTGTCCATCATTTGACCTGCTATTATACAGTATAAAACAAGTATAGTCAACCTCATATGGTTCTCAATCGTACCCCTGTGCTAAGGAACATCCGTTCCGTAGCCTTTAGACTTTCGGCCCAATCCCCGTTCTGTTCCATTTCCTTTTTATCTTTACTATTACAATATACCACCTTTATACCTGATTGAATAATGCCACCAGCGCATGACGAACACGGAGGGAATCCACTAACATACATCGTAGCCCCCGCCAGAGATACTCCTGACAGGGAGGCATTAAAAATGCAGTTGGCTTCGGCATGGACAGTATATAGCAGCTTAGTTTCTGGGGTCATAAGGTTGGGGTCATCAAACATTCCTCGAGGGAAGCCATTATATCCTTGCGCCAGTATTTGTCCATATTCTCCAATGACAACAGCGCCGACCTTCTTGCGAGGGTCCTTAGACCAGCCGGCTATATGTGTAGCCAGATCCATATACCTTAGATCCCAACTATCTCTTTTTTGTAGTGTCATAATACTAGCCTTTGCACCCATCAATATACTCCATTATGTTTAGGATTAGTTTTTGTAAGCGTACTCTATTGCTCTGTCTGCCTCTAAGTCGAGGGGACGATCTTGATACCACCTACCTGTGTCTTGATCGAATTGTTTACACATCTCGGCCACCTCACGAGCGGTTATAGGGTAATTGCGTTCTATTGCATTGAACGATATGGCCACCATGATCTTGTACATAGCATGATACCATCCAGTCCCACTGATGGTCTTATATTGATTAGCTAAGGCGCGAGGCCAGAACGGACAGTCACTATAAGTTGTCCACGATATGTTTGTATTCTGCATCTGAGCCTTGCGGTACTCAATCATTTGACCGCGGACAGATTCGGGCAGTCGGTCCATGAAAGTGTTTCCCGTTTGAACAGAGTGTGGCCACTTCTGCATCAACTCATCGGGATCAATAACGGGGGCTATGTGGTTAAAGAAAAAGTTATAAGCATCAGGGTATTGCGCGGGCACATAAAACATCCTCGCCAAATCTTTAGTCTGCTTGTCAGCTAACCCCTCTATCTCACTATTCATAGCAAACCATAAGTGTTGGATGTCGTCTTTATCTACATCGCACTGGAGAGGAAACACAAGGCGGAACTTTGGATGCTCTATTGTGCTACTTGCTGTGCTGTAACATACGAAGTAATGGTCACCCACCTTATCGATAATAGCATTCTGTAAATCATCTCCAATAGCAATCCCTCCGGAAGGATTATGAAACACGAACTCGTCAACGTCGATCGCTGCCCACCCGCCCCATTTAGTAACAAAACGATTGCCTCTAGTATCACCTCTATTATATGCAGCTGGGCTGATTAGAGGTGAAGAGTTCTTGCCACCCTTCTGACCAGGCTCTTGAGACAGACCACATAACATCTTCTCGAACTGAGACCATGACTCAAGTTCCATTTGTCTATGAGTTTGATTGTCGTATTGGTTTTTAAATATAGTCAGTGTATACATTACATGAAAGCGTCCAGATTCGATACCGGCTCAGATGTCCAACCGATAGCATTAAGTATGTTGTCCAATGGATCACCAAAGGTCTTAGCAAACATCTTATTATAGTCTATAAATTTGCATAGGTCAAGCTCTTTCGGGAGATTCAACGGATAAGATATTACATTCTCTTTAGTTGGATTTGGCGTCTTCAAATAAACAAACTTGATCTTCTCTCCATTATGAATAATCTCATATTGATTATCTAGCTTTGCCTCTTTGATAGCATGATTATATATCAATGCGCCTCTGACATGGATTGGGCAACCCTTACTGTATATGGTAACTTGATTCGACCACTTAGACACATCTGATACACCTCGAGGGAACGAAACTTCTTCGGCCGACAGGTGTTTATGTTCAGCCTTAAAACCTGCAATAAATGTCTGCGTTTCCTTTTCGCTTCCGCTCATTATAACCTTGAACACTTCCTTAAACTTGCTGCGGCACACTTGCGGAGTGGATGACTTAATAGCCTCAATGCCCATAATCTTTAGCTTAGGCTCGTCATACTGGACACCCTCATTATTATGAACATTAAGAATGTATCGCTTTTTAGCGACCCATATAGCCTTATCTGCTATAACCTCTCGTTCCATTTCCATACGATTAGTCCTAGAGCTAGTAACTTTCGCTAGGTGAGTATAATTGCTCTTGAGTATTCCCTCAAAGTGCTCGCGGCAGATCTTATCAAGAAACTTAACGGGATCTGGAGGCTTTATGTGTTTAACCAAACCACTGAAGTCAATGTATAATGAATCGGTGTCGATAGCTATGACATAGTCTTTGTCGCTCTGAAGGATCTTATTCATTTCTTTATTGATAGCTTTCTCAGCGTAACGAATAGATAGCTGTCCAGATGTAGTAATAGCTTCCGCTACTCTACTATCAAAGTATCTAAAATAAGCATTACCCATAGCACCGTATAAACTGTTCATCAGAATCTTCAAAGACATCTGTTGGTTCTCAAGAGAGTTGATTTCGTTCTCAAGTCGTTTAGAAGGCGCTTCTTCATAATCCTGCTTACACTTGATCATCCTTCCTTTAATTTCTTTTCGCTCATTAAAATACTGTTCGACGATTGCTGGAATAACTCCCTGCTTAGAGTTGGTAAACCGTAACCCAGAAGCCGATAAAGTCAAATCCTCTCTATACAGCTCAGGTGGAATTACTCTATTATTCAAGAACGTATCAACATTCACTCCAGGTAACACGTCGTGTAGTGTTTCGGGACTCATATTGTATTGAATAATGAGGTTGGGATACAAGGAAGCTAGGTCAAACGATGCTACCCAATTATGCATACCAATCTGTGGATCCTTTACATATGCTCCAGGATATTTTACCTTGATGGATTCCTTCCTAGGAGGTACAACTATGTTGCGTTCTTGTAGTTGTCTATGAATGATGGCATCCCATATAGCTGTTGTGCCAAATGTTTGTGAGTAGTTTACACCACCGCGGTAAGCCATGGTCATGGCTAATGTAATCAGTCCCATCTTCTCTTCTAAGCGCTGGACCAACCTAACGTCCTGGATATTATAGTCAATGTATTTTTGGTGATCATTTTTATACAGATTTTGAAGAGTTCCCTGTTCTTCATATGACAGTTTATTCTCTCCGAGCACCACATGAGCTATATGATCTAGTCGATAGGACTCTTGTTGGCCATACGATAGACCAAATTTCTTAAATAGATCAAGATAGTCTAATTGCTCAATACCGCCTATCTCATACACTTGCACTTCTTTCATCATCATTTTAATCGAGCGAGGCTGAACCGATAACCACGGAGAGAATCTCTTGAAAGTGTCGCCACCCATCAGGTTAACCATTCTATTGATCAGGTATGGCATATCAAATATTTTACTGTTCCACCCTGTTATGACGTCTGGCGTATGCTCGGGCACATTCCAGAAGCGTAAGAAGTCTAATAGCATTTCAAGCTCCGTATCGTGCTTGAAAAACTTAACATCATCATCGTGTACTGTATATTCTCCAAAAGCCCACACATAGTATCGATTGTCTACATTGTTATGTAAACAGATCGCCGTTACAGGATGAGCTGCCTGCTCGGGGTGTGGGAAACCTTCGTCAGAGTAAACCTCAATATCGATGGTGGACACGTTGATCAGATTCCTATCGAACTTCAGGTCTATTGGGAAACGATTAGCTATGTATTGGTCAACGAAGTTGGTTGTACCATATATCTTGAAGCCTCCAACATCCTTGTAAGTCTTAGTGAAGTCTCCAGCTTCTCGCATTGAGTCAAACTTCATGGGAGACACTGGCTCGTTGTCCAGTGTTGTCCAACCACTATTTTTAAATCGACCTTCTGTATTCTTGACCCACAGAGTAGGCTCGAACGCTATCCGCTTGGATACCTTCCGACCTCCTTTATATCCTCTGTATAGTAAGTTGTTGCCGTAACGAGAAACGCTAGTGTAAAAATCCAATTTGAGCCTATTAATTTAGTTCACGGGTGAATAATATATTATACGCGTCTATTAAGGATATGTCAACAAGAAAAGGGGCTCATTGGCCCCTTATTGTGTTCGATATTTACCACCTCAGTATATACCGACTCCAAGACTATATGATATAGCGAATGGAATACTTACGAATATTGCTATGGAAAAGATGTCCCATCCTAGGTCACGTTTTCTAGCGTTTTTAATATACCTAATCATATCTCCTCCTTGATATTAATTTGTACCGATTTAGTATTTGGACTAACCACGTTCAGGTTTATGGTTAAGATGCCGTGTGCAATGGTAGCTCCTTCAACTTCAACGTTGTCGGCCATATCAAATTTCTTAACGAACGCGCGAGTTGATAATCCCTTGTAGATATATTCAACAGATTTTTCTACGTTAGGAGTTCCCGTAATAATTAATACGTGATCGTGTAGTTCAATGTTTAGGTCTTTCATAACAAAACCAGCCACAGCTAGTTCTATAGCATATTGGGTATCGTTGACCTTAACAATGTTGTGTGGTGGATAACACACTTTCCTCGACGGGCGAGTTATTTGCTCGAACAGTTGCTCGAAACCCACAAGGTGTGGGAATTGTGGTATTGCTTTTGCTGTAGACATTATCTACCTCCTTAATTAAAAGCAAGGTTATCAGGACCGGTTATCCGCATCCTGAATTTCAGTACCATGGTATAGATGTTTATACAATCTAACATAGTACTGAAATTTCGTTGGGTGGTGTTCGGGGTTAGGAATACCTTCTCCAAACATCTCCATCATTCTGTTATAGTGTTCTTCTGGGGTCATTTATTTCCAATATTATATTTAGGACACAGCTCCCACTGATCCTTCTCCTTAAAGGAAATAATTTTAATCTGTCGGAGCGGCGCAAATGTTTCTAGCTGGGATGGTGCAGATATGTCCACGAGGCCCCAATCGGCCAACAACTGCGCTATTGTATTGCGTCTGTCTAAATCAGACTGCTCCAGATTAGCCTTCTTCCCGTCAAGGATGAATAGCTCTTTAAAGTGAACAATAAAGTATCTACCCTGTTTGTGTAGGATATGACACGACTGGAACAGCTTATTGTCCTTGCGGGAAGCTACTCCTATCCTAGTTAGGGTCTCCTTCACCTTGAGGAAATCGTCTGGTTCACTTAGTATAATTTCCAGCATGAGTGCCGGAGTCCACTGTACAAGATTATCTTCTGCCACCTTTATTCACCTTATCTTTTAATGTTTTTATTTGGTCAGGTGATAATAGAGAAAGAGCTTGACTAGCATCTGTATTGCTGTATCCATAATACTCTTTTACTACACTCAAATCACTATCCACTTCGGGCTTGGACCACTTCGTAAAACGCTTGCGTTTACGAGTTATATTTATCAAAAAGCCAAACTGGAGTTTGTGATCTAGGTGGTGGTGAATGTTCATCTCATTTGCGATTAGAACACACTCTTTGAAGTACGATAAGGTTCGATTAACCACAAAGGGAACATACTGTCCCTCTGCAATATCGTCGACCATTATATCCTTCTTGCCAGTGTTAATCTCATTGAGGAAGGCAAACGGAGATAATTTACCGGTCATTTGAACTCCACATTAACCATCAGCTCAGTTAAACAAGCAACGGTATTGAGTTCAGCATCAGCCACGAATGCAGCCTTGTATTGGTAGTCTGCTAGAATAAGAACTACCTGAGGAACGCTATTCGGCTCAACGCTATCCATCATTCGGTCATATATGCCACGAAAGATGGTGGATGTATCGACATCGATGTTATTAACCACCCACTGTCTCATCTTAGCGAACTGCTTATCTTTAAGGTGATCAAACAAAACGTCATAGGTTGTATTGTTGCTTATAACAACCCTATCGTCACTAAGACCAACAGTACTATGACGTTGACACTCAACCACAATTCGCCTCCAGTCGGGGGCATGTGTCTGGATCATATTAGCAACAACAGATCGGTCGTAGGAAACTCCTTCTTCCCCCAGGATCCACTCTAACCGTCTCATAAACTGAGCGCACAACTGTCCCATGTCCTTACGGGGAGTATTAAACTCATATACCCCACACCGGGAGTGTAGAGGTTCAATGATTCTGTTTTTGAGGTTGCAAGTTAAGATAAATCTACAGTTGTCGCTGAACTGCTCTATGAACCCACGGAGTGCTGGTTGAGTCGATTGAGGATTAAGATAGTCGGCCTCATCGAGAATAACAACCTTGTACCCCCCATGCAAGCTAACTGACGATGCAAACTGCTTGATCTTGCCCCGCAAGGTCTCTATGTTTCCCTCCTCTGATCCGTTGACCACGATGTAGTCTAAGTCGAGTTGATCACATAGAGCCCTAGCAACGGTTGTCTTACCTAGCCCAGCTGTTCCGGATAACAGCATGTTAGGAATTTCCCCTGAGTCAACTATCTTCTGAAAAACCTGTTTAAGATTATCCGGAAGTATCGTATCCTCAATTGTGTGCGGTCTAAATTTTTCCGTCCATAAAAAGTCTTTTGACATTCACTTCTCCATAATATATGTATTCTCAATCAACCTTTGCTATGGTATTCCTCAGACATCTGCACCAACTGTGATGCCTGGTCACGTAACTGACCGATGGTTGATAACTCTTCTCCACGGAATCCGCCACGGGCTGTGATAGTATCAATTACAGCAATCATGCTGCGTCCAGAACGATTAGACAACTCATATACCGCATCGTGAGTTGTGTCGTTGGCTTCTTGTTTTTGCAATGCTTCTTCTTTAGACATAATATGCCTCCATAATATTGTTGGTTAATTTATCCACCATACTGTGAATTCTTTTCTAAAGCCACCCAGTAAGTAATATCTTTTTCAACGTTGGTGAACTGAGATATTTCCTTGGATGACAACTTGACCTCATATGTGCCTGGCAACATTTTAAGGTTTGATATACGTATAATGAACTTAAAGTCCTCTGTTTCGAATTCTCCATCGATGTCGATGGAGTATGCATTTGAGGTGCTGTCTTCAGGATCGACAACGCCTAGACTCAACGTACCATTATTTGCAGTGACAGTGAACATATCATGTCCAAATACTCCGGCAGCTTTGATTACATTATTCATGGTGTCGTTATCGACAGTGAATGTAACTTCCGCATGTGGCATAACAATGTCTTTCTTTGGACTAGTTAAAATATCAGGACTGCTATAGAAATACTTAATAGAGGCTCTGTTACTCTGGTCACTTATCTGAACATACTTATCATTAAATGTTAGATCTGCCTTATCAACCAAAGCAACTGCCCGAAGAAATTCATCGAGATCGTAGATGCCCATTTGAATGGGAAATGCTTCCTGAACGGTGGCGGTAGCGAACACTGTTCGAGACTCACCTATTGTGGTTAGTTTAGATCCAGGTTGAATAACAATATTAGGATTAATATTGGCCATGTTTTTTAGCACTGTAATTGTTTCAGATGATAATTGCATAATATACCTATTTCATTTTACTAAAGTTTTTGTGTTTATGGAACTCTATCTTGCTATCGAACTTGCCATCAAGTAGTTCGCCCTTATGACTTATGACGAACACATTCGTATCTGTGTCAAAAGTATACAGTATCTTCATTAGATTGTCAACACCATCGTCGTCTAAAGATGAATCGAATGTCTCGTCCAATAACAAAAGGTTTGTGCTAACACTGTTCTTCATCTTGGCAATCATCCTCCATGTGAACAACAACGCCAAATCGATTCGTTGCTTCTCCCCTTCTGAAAACGAGTCATATGTGAAATCATCCCTGTGGCGAGATCGAATAGTTTCTTGGAAATTCTCGTCAAGGTTGAAGCTAACGAAGAAGTCGAGAGTCTGTAGGTACTGATTAACAACTTGATTAATGACCGGAAGATATTGCTTAATTATCTTGGTGCGGATACCAGTGTCCTTTAGTAACTCGGCTATAACACGATTATATAAAGCCTGATAGCTCATCTCCCCGCGGGCTGTCTCTAGTGTAGATAACTCTTCTGTTAGCGCGTTCCTATTATTATTGGCAGCAGTGAGATCTCCGGCTCCCTTACCGATGTTAGATATTTCTGTCATAGCTGAAGCAACATTGGTGTTTAGATGACCTATACTTGCGTTATTCTGCTGTATAGTTCCCAGGTTATCAGTAACCGTCTTGAGTAATAATTGGGCCTCTATGAGTGATGCGCCGGCCACATTCATAGCTTCATCCAACTCTACTATACCCCGATTTAGATCAGCATCGCGTTCCAAAGCCGCTAGTTGTTTCTTTTCTTTAAGCTTCGGTCCAATTGATTGAGAGCACGTCGGACACTCATCATGTTCTTCATAAAATAGAGAGCTCTTTTCGAGAGTTGCAATCTCCAGCGAGAACTGTTGCTGGAACTTCTTATAACCAGCCATTTGATCCTGAAACTTAATTTGGCTCATTGTTGCAGCTCCCTGCACAGAGGCAACAGCCACCTGCAATGAATTGTTTTCTACTTGCAGGTCATCGATCTTAACTTTCCAATCATCTATCTGAACTTGTTTAGATTGCTTCTGCTCTTGTCCAATCAGTTTGATCTTACTAATGTTATCCACTGCCGCGTCGATCTTTGTTTCAAGTATATCAATGTTATAATCATTTTGTCTTATCTTTTCTTTTAGAAGGCCGGTCTTTTCCCGCAAGATAAGGTACATTGAACTAAACACACCAATGTCCAACAGCTCTTGTATCACCTCGCTCCGGTTAGAGCTGTTTAGCTGCATGAATGGAACAAATGAGGATGACCCCAATACAACGATCTGGTGGAAGCTCTTGTGGTTGAGCTTAATAATATTTTGCTCAAGAATTTTTTGATATTCTTTTGCGTGTGAATCCTGATTGATCATTGTATCATCTTTCCAAATCTCAAATGCATTAGGTTTAATAGACCTATGAATTCGAAAGTGAGACCCATGCACTTTAAACTCGACTTCTACTACAGTGCCCTTCTTATTGATACTATTAACCAGCTGGGCCTTTTTGATATTGCGGTGTGCCTTACCAAATAAAGCAAACGATAAAGCGTCCAGCATTGTAGACTTGCCAGACCCATTATGACCAACCACCAGCGTGGTCTTATGGGCAGTAAAATTAATCTCGTTCCAAGCGTCACCTGTCGACAAGAAATTTCGATATCTTAATTTTTCAAATGTTATCATCTATGATACTTCTAAGCTCTGGGCTTCAATCATTAGTTCGTGCACTTGTTGTTTGATGTGTTCTTTATCCAGTTTGGTATCAACTGAATCGATGTAGCTATTTAATAGTGAGGATGTATCTTCTATCAAGACGTCGTCGTCATCTACAGCCGTTCCTCTAAACTCAGCGAAGTCCTCAGCAATTTTCAACTCATATATAGATCGGTTTTGAATGCGATCAATGAACTGGTCGAACATATATGGATTTGTTTTCTTGGTAACAATAATCTTTACGAATTTTTGGTCAAGATGATCGAGTGGACAGTTGAAATACTTTGCTGGTTCTAGCGCCAGTTGACTATCATCGTAATATATCTTCTCAAACAGTGTTATAGGATTAAGAACGTGTTCCAGTTTACGAGTAGCAGTATCTAATACATGAAAGTACTTAGGATCATGGGCATCATTCCAAAAAAACTCCATCTGGCTTCCGAGATAATAAATACCATTCTGAGAACTTTTTGTGTGATAGTGGCCCGACAGTACCATTTCAAACCTTTGAAAGTGCTCTATTCCCATACCATGAGCCATTGGCCTACCAGGAGTAACATCAAAGCCAGCTAGCTCAAGATGAGCTCCTATGATATCAGCTTTACAATTATCTAAGAAGTTAAAAGAAGTTTCTTGGTTGTTGGCGTTGATCCATGGAACAAGACCCATCTTCATCCCATCGTAATCCATTATGGTAGGTTTATGGATAATGTTAACCTCATTCATATAATGCCCAAGCAGCTCATTGAGAGCACACAACTCAGAAGAGTTTTTCCAGAATAAGTCATGGTTTCCCGCAATGATATCCATCGTGATACCATACTCCCTTAACCTTTCAAGGAACATCATGCGATTGGCTTTTAAGGCTTTGAAGTTTATAAACTTGCGGTTTTCATAATAGTCGCCCAGATGAATAATCTGCTTGATTCCATTATCGTTACAGTATGGGAAGAATACCTCTTCATAGAAGCGGCGCTGGTACTCGATAAAGATTTCGGAAGAGTTTCTTACTCCGGCATGTGTATCGTTTAAGATTGCTATACGTATGATCTTATCCTCTCAATATAATAAAGGGTAGTACCTGATCAGTGTGTGATCAGGTAGTTCAATTAATAAGATATTATACTTGTATATGGGGATTTAGTCAACAATAAAATCAGATAAATCACTGTCTACTTTTCTTGCTCGGCGTTTCCTTGGGGCTGGATGAGGTGTGTGCTTAACACCTATATCAACAGCCTTGATTTGATCTATACGATCCTTGAGCTGATCAACGAATGCGGCGGTTGCAACATGGCCGTTGGCAAGTTCACCTCCATCACTAATGTATTCCTCATAACCTGTGCTAGCCATATACTTCAGCTTGATTTCTTGCTGATCCTTCTCTTTTTTAATGCGACGAAGGAAAGCAAACCAAGATATCTGTGTGAAGTATGAGAACGCGTTTGGCTTGCCTGTTCGTGTAGCGGCTTCAATGTTGTAATTCTTGATAGCCTTTAAGCAGTTCTCAACGGCATCCATCACCATCTCTTCTCGATATGTGTAACGAACAAAGTTAGACTTATGCGAAAGCCCCTCGGCTATTTTAAGAAAACATTCAGCGATATAATTTGGGATCATAGGAGCTGGGAGATCTTGATCTATCTGCTCATTCGCTGAAGCCACATACTCAACAACTGCCGCACTGAACTGTGCATTGTTGACATAGTGTGGCTTGTCTTTAGGTTTTACTTTGGGCGTGCTCATAATATATTCCTGTTTGATGTTGACATTATTTGAAAATAGTGTATAATAAACCTGCAGTTTGGGAAGCTCCGTAGAGGTATGATTAATGTATAATTGGATCTAGGTACAGTACGTTTCCGCGTTTCGGTTGATCGGAGTCTGCCTCGAGGGGTTCATCGTGTGGCGCATATGTCTCATAGTGATGATTGTTGTATTCTATATCAGTCAATAGGTCCTGCAACTCACTATCCGTAATATCCCCGTGAGTCTCGCGATCGTGATAGGTCTCGAGAGTGGTCAGCAGGGTGGTATAGTATTGATGTATTATACCACCGGTGGGAACTGCGCTAGCTGCTACGCAATCGTTATTAATAATAGTATATTGATCAATTCCGTCTTGATATAGCATCCAGGGGCGCATGACATATGCCCTGACACCATCCTCCAGTATCATTGTATCAATCTGTATCACCCTCCTAGCAACAATACCATCGTCCGTGAAATCTACCACATCACATATGATCTCATCACCGGATGATAGTTTGTACTGCTTTAGCTTATTCATACAGATCTACTCCATGTAATTTGAATTTGAACAGTTGATTCTCATAAATCTTTATTCTAACTCCGCTATGCTTAACTGCAAAGTTATTATACCCCATATGGCGGGCATCGTCAACAATATCGTACAACTTGGTGGTTGTACCGTTATCGGCTAATCTCAGTCCCCTCCCAATTGATTGCAGTACCTTAATTTGTCCCTTGGATGGAGAAGCAAAGACAATGTTATGTATGTTGCGTATATTTATACCTGTACTAAAGGTGCCCATGGATGCATATATGATCGCGTCGTCCTGCTTCTCAACAATGTGTCGCACAGCATCTCTATCGCTTGTTCCTACACCACCATGGATGTAATACATTTTGCGGTTAGGATCAATTAGGGGCTTAGTGAGGTCAAACAAAACCTTACCATGATCAACCAGTCGAAACAGTACAAGGGTGTTTCCTTTTAGTCCAACCGATAAGTTAGATATAAACTTGTTGCGGGGGTCATATTGAGTAATAAACTTGATCTCATCCTGATACTTCTTTTTGCCCCAACTCTCCCGCACATGCTTGGGATAGTGTAGCTGGATGATATCAATGTCTAGAGCCGCCAAGGTGCCTTGATCTTGCAGTTTCTTAGTTGTGGTCACATTCATAACCGGACCATATAGTGCTTTGAGCACCATCTCGTGAGTCTTGGTACCATCCAACGTTCCGGTGGTACCGATACGATATTGAGCGTTGTGGCTTTTATTCATTATGCTCGATAGAGACTTAGCTGCAAATCCGTGACACTCATCACCAAAGATACACCCAAACCTTTTGAACCAAACGGGGCTTAGCTTGTATATGCTTTGCCATGTTGACAGGATAATTCGTTTATCTGTATTTTTATCTTTACCGGAGTATATCGTATGGATGTTATCTCTACTGAATCCATAGTCCTCGAAGTCACCCTGCATTTGCTCAACAAGACCTGTAGTGGGAACGACTATAAGAATATCCCCGGTCTCGTGTTTCATGTACCATCTCATCAAGGCATATATCATCAGCGACTTACCGGAACCTGTAGGTGATAGTAGAATACCGCGTTTAAACATCGCTATATGATGTATAGCGGCGAGCTGATAGTCATAGGCAGGGTAAGGTAGGTCTATGCTCCTTGTAAAGTCGGTAACCGTCTCAGCGTCTACGAAGTCTCTGCGTAGGGGCATACCATATACTGTATCAACCAATATAATCGGGTATCCACGTGTCTGGGCTAATTTAGCTACGTCGAGATATAAACCAACTGGCAACTCACTGGTCAGAAGATTAAACAGACGGATCTTGCCATCCCAAACTCTATTGCGGTATGTTGGCATAAATTTATACCCCTCCACAAAGAATGAGAAATGCTCTGATAACTCCTGTTGGATACCACGATCAGCGTCCACATGCATGGTGCTATGGTTCAGCATGGTAATTTTTATTTGATTATCCACCAGCTTCAAATTGCTTCCATTTAATCATGTTGCCAATTGTTTGATGTCGCCATTTGAGGCTATCTACTATATCCGTTAATGTATCTATCATCATTTTATAGTATGCGATATCAGCTTCACTCCCTTGAATTTCTTTATCGCTATCATAGTATAGGTCCATATCACCTTTAAGCACCTTGAGACCATTCAAAGGATCCAGTTCCCAACCGGTAGATACAATCTCATCCTCATCCATTTTTCCGTTGTAATATTTCCATTTCTTTAGCAATAGAGTCTTCTGCTGCAGTTGGCAGTTTTTGTGCCGCAATTTAGCTTTAGAAAGGAGATGGAGATACTTCGCGTGAAGCATCGGTGTGTTACGAGATGTGTCGTCGAGTTTGTAAGGATCAATTACACAATCGTTCTTCCACTGTTCCATAATAACATCAATATCCATGATATAAGCGTTTCCTCAGTTATATGACTTCGAAGTGTGAAAATTTAAACGTCGTGGGGAAGGATATGACGGTAACATCCGACATTGTTGAATCGAAAGTTATGTCGCCCACACTTGTGGGTACACAGTCCCTATATTTAATTGTGATGTTGGGGTTGTTGGCGCTAGTCAGTGCTATAACTGTAATATCACAATGACTTGGTGGTTCTGTAGCTGTCCTAGAACCAGCCGGTAAAAAGTTACTATTGACCAGTTTAAGCATCCATGTGTATATTTCCTTGTATGCTTTGAAGTTCTCATCAAGTACTGCATTAATACTAAGCTCACCAAAAACAACCGTATCTGCCGGCATTGGTATGCTCTGCAACCGAGGCGAACTTAACTCGGCTGAGGTGGTCGCCATACTGGGGTGCATCACTTGCTGCGCAAAAAAAGTAATAGCTGAGAAGTTTGCCCGTTCAATGCTAATCTGGAAGCCTGTGGGCTGGAACAAGCTGATGTCGTTAAAGGTGGAAGCCATGGTGTATTATCCTATAAATCCTATATGTTGTCAACACTATTTATAAGTCAAAAAAAAGGCCCTCTCGGGCCTTGGATACAGATGATGTATTAGCTGTTACAGATTAAGAGTAATAGTGGCTACCGCAGCGTTTTGTGCCCAGTCCAGCCCACCAATATCATTCTTGCTCAAGTCAGTACCAACATAAGCGACTTCCACATCTAACTTTTCGAGCAAAGTTACCGTAGCCGATACTTCAAAGTTGAAATACTTGTCATCACCATTAGCGAATGTAGCCGTATCTAAGAAGGTTTCACCAACTTCAGCTCCCAAAGTTACAACACCAAAGTCATAACTATATCCGCCATGGACATATGTAGCTTTTCCACTCTTACCATATCCATCGTCAGTCCAGTTGACACCCACATCAAAGCCGTTCCAATCAGCAGCGGCATAAACTTCACCATAATCGTTGTTGTCATTACTACCGTCATTAGGATAAGTATAGTAGATATAACCCAGATCGATGGCAACAGTAGATACTTCAAAAACATATCCAGCAGTGTAGTCGAGTTCAAGAGTAGCATCTTCATTACCAACTTCATTGAAGTCAATAGAAGAACCCCAAACGCCAGCGTGTAGACCAGATACATGGTTAAGGTTAATAGAACCTTGCACTGCAACGTCATCGTTAGATTGACTGATTCCGCGGAAGCGATAGTCAGATGTTACAGCCATAGACCCATCAAGGGATAAGTCGGAAGCAAATGCGTTGCCGGCAAATAAGGCTGCTGCTACCGATGCACAGATTAAAGTTTTCTTCATAATGTTTTCCTGTTTTGGGAATGGGTTGTGTTAGAATTGTCTCGCATGCATTCAGAGACAGTAAGTATACTTATAAAGTTGTGGTGTAAAATACACCATGGATTGGGGGTAATAATCCATCAAAATCTAGCACCTTCTTGCCGTTGCCCGGAACAAAAAAAAGCCCTCCGAAGAGGGCAATCCTAAGGCAACTATTATTATTATAATGTGTTGCTCTTAATCAACCATGTATCGATCTATGTGAGGATGTTGTCCACACGAAAAATACGATAATATTGGTTAGTCTTGGCAGCAGCCAAGCCAGTCTGATCATGACGTGTAGTTCCAACAAATGGGTTTGAAGCCATACCGTAACGAGTCTTGAACCCGATACGTGGTTGGAAATCATTCTCGCCAACAGCACGAACCATCTGAAGAGGTACGTAAGGGCAGTAGAATACACCAGCGTCATAAGGGTTAGTACCTTTATAACCAACAGTGACGTAGTCAGCAGTTGAATAGGGATCGATGTAAACCTTGATTCGACCATTAAGAACACCAGCAAAAGTGTTGCCAGTATCATCAACATCTAACTTAGTGCTAAGAGCAGGAGCATAGTCCAATGCACCAGAAGCAGCCAAGGCAGTAGCAACGTCAGAAGAGACGATTGCGATGTTACCTTTACCACGACGAGTTTCTTTAGCAACTACGTTACATTCACGATCCAATTGGACCATAAGACCTTTGAACTTCTCAGCAGACCAACGGCCATCAGCATCAGTGCTGAGGTCGAAGATACCATTTGTAACAACATTAGCTGTACTCGCACCAGTCTTAGCTTGGCTGTTGATAGTACGGATAACTTCACGGTTAATTTCCGCGAGGATCTCAGTAGACAAGATGTTGGCCAATTCAGTCTCAGCGTCAAGACCGTGGATAGCTTTCAAATCTTGTGCCAGTTCAAGTGAGTACTCAGCTTTCAGGGCACGAGACTTAGCTTCTACAGAAGACTTCTCGATTGAGAAACCCATCTCGGCAAAATCGTTACCTGCTCCAGCGCCAAGGCCTTCAGCGGTTGGAGTAGTCATTCCGTTACCAAAAACGGGACCAGTTCGTTGGTCACCAATGTCGCTGTCACCATCTGTATCAGTTACACCGGATAAACCTGAAGCACCGAGAGTTCCCAGAGCTTGGCCAACACCGTCAGCTGAATCAGAGCTGTGGAATGTATCAGCTTCTGCGTACAGAGCTTCGTTAGTACCGTCATTAGCTGAAGCAGATGTGCCGTAGCGAGCTTTCATCGCAAAGATCAGACCAGTAGGTCCAGTCATTGGCTGAACGCCACAAACGTCATATGCCATAAGATTAGGCATTGCACGACGAACAAGGCTGATCAAGACGGGATCCCAAGTACCGATGCTACCAGTATTTGTGGGGGCAGTTTCTGTTAAGAAACCAGTCTCTTGAGCACGTTGCGCTTGCATTGCCATTTGTTGGTTTTCGAGAAGGACAGCGGTGACCGACCTACGGTGACGGTCAGTGATAGTTCCGGCTGACTCTTCGTTGAGCACTGGGCTCCATTTTTCGATCAATTGATCGTATGATTGTTCCATTGTGGAAACTCCTTATTGTTTTACTATTTGTGTGTTTTACGGATTGCAGTAAGGTATGAATCCATTAAAGGAGAAACTTCCTTTTCAGGCTCTCCAGAATCCATCTCTTCTGCAATTGAAGAATCGCTTTCTACGATCTTTTTACCGAAGTATGATTCTTTGCATACGAGAACTTTCTGAAGGAAAGTTTCTGCGTCGTCAAAGTCCAGTTCTTCAACAAGACCGGCAAGCTTTTCTGCTTGGGTGTCGGCAAGGTCATAAGACGCTTCACTGACGATAGCTGCTCGGGACATAGACTCAATAACTTGAGTCATCTCGATCATTTCGTCAATTGAAGTGCTCAATTGGCTTTCTAGTCCTTCAACTTGCTCTGCAAGTTCATCAACCAGATCGACTTTAGATTCAGGAACTTCAATGTAGTTTTCCTGGCAAAGATCAAAGAATCCTTTCATAAAGTTTTCTGCGATCTCGGACCGAAGGCCACCAGCAATTGCTAATTCATTCTCCTGCATCCATGTTTCAACGGCATAATTAAGGTAACCATCTACCTGATCAACTAAGGACTCACGAATTGCTTGAGTCTCTTCTTCAATCAAAGTTTCATATTCTCCTTCAAGGCGATTGATTTCTTCTTTCACCTTTGACTTGATAGCAGCTTCAAAGATAACAGCTGTCTTTTCTTTAAACTCCTCAGAAAGAGTAGCTTCAGAATCAACAAGAGCGTTAAGGTCTTCAGTGAAATCAACATCAACGTCAACGTCAAATTCAGACTCATCAATTTCGCTAGCTTCAACGAAATCTTCTCTCATAAGTAATTCGTATGCAACTTCCAACTCTTCCTTCGAAAGAGTCTTCATTTTGTCATACATTGCTCCAATTTTAGCGCCCGCATTTTTGGGTGCTTCACCGTTCTTCTTGTCACCTTTGCGAGCCGGAGCTTGCTTAGTGCTATTAGTCTTTGCGACTGACGCTACGGCATCTGCTTCGGCATTAGCGCCGTCAAATGCTTCTTCTGTTTCCACCATGTCGTTTTCGTCATCGTGGAGCTCTTCTTGGTTTTCGTAATCCATAGAGGACTCCTGTTAAAATGTTTTAGATTTAAGCGACGAGAGGAAATTCTTGAACTCACGCGTTTGAACCTCATAAAGGCCTTTGCGAGGAGCGTTTCGTATTTCAGTCTCCATTTTTTCAATGACTTGAGCTTGTAAGATTCCGTTGTTCCAAATCCAATCCACACCTTCCATAATTCCATTTACGAATGCTTCATGTGCCGATGGATCTTGTACGATATCTATCGTACTGAGAACAAAGTCTTCTCCTACATACATAGCGCTTTCACGCTGCTCAAGGCTACCCATACCACGAGTTGATACACCCAACCTAACACCACCTTCGAGCAAACCTTTTACAATTTCGCCCATAGGAGTTCCTAGGATTGATGCCTTTCCTACTACATTATTACCTTCCCAGTGAAGGTCGGTAATAAGGTGAGAAACTTTATCAAGATTTACTGTGGGTCCTTCTGGATGATTTAACTCACCCACAGCTCGTCCTGTTTTTACCTGATCTGTTACATACTTGTGAACAGCCGATTCCATTATTTTTTTAGGGTAAATCCTACCATTACGGTTTTTAGCTTCCGCTTGGGCAAATACACCCTCTATAGCGTAAGATTTGGTACCGTCCTTCTTAGCTTCAGTTAGAACTTCTAGATTAGTCTCACTGAATTCTGAAATTAGCTTCATGGTTTACCCTTTGTAATTTTTCATAAAAGCGTCGATCATCTTTATTGCTTCTTTCTCGGTTTTATAGTCGTCTAACCTATCGCCGTCAATAGTAGCAACAAACCTATTACCCTTCTTAGAGACGGTAGTTACTATACCTTTCACTCTCTTGGAGTAAGAAGCGGCTTCCCTAATTTCTTGAAATGATTTCATAATAGTTTTAAGATTATTTATAAGGATTATATTTTAGAGTGACCATTATTCTTCAGACTCTTCTTCGGGCTCCTCAGATTGATCTTCTATGTCATCGTTTGTGATTTCATAAGCATCATTATCTAATTCGTCGGGTGGCGACACTTGGCCAGCCATCTGCTGAGCTATCGATGCACGTTGAGCATCAAGGCGATCGTTCATTTTATCCAGCATGATATCATTGAAATCATTGTTGGCCTGCGCAAAATCTTTATTAATTGTGTTAACTATAATGTCATCAATTCCTGACATAATCTATCTCCTATTGTGGTGCCCGAATGGCACTTTCATTATCATCCGAATCACTATTCGGAGTCGTTATCATTTCACCTGAGTTATATATGGGTGCTGTATGTGGTGATTTTGGTCGGTTGGGAAAGTTGGTAAGCAATTGCAGCTTCAGTTGTGCTATCATTAGAGCCCGATATTGCTCGGGGTCTAATCCCAACAATTAGGTGTCTTTGGGAGGCGACTCTTGATCCGGCTCAGGTGCACCGTCACTGGAAGCTACGTCTTGGTCTTGTGAATTGGGATCCTCTTCCGTACCCTCTCCAGCATCCTTTTCCTTAGCCATCTGCTTTTGCATATCAGCGTATTCGTTCTCGCTCATTTTAAGAACTTCTTTCATAATCCATTCTTTACTAAACAGCTCCCCGGCGTAATTCCATGCCTGATCTAGCGTGGACAAGCGGTCTCTCCACATCTCAGCTTCAGCTAGTTCGGTGAAGTGGTTGTCCTTCATAAAATCTATGTGGATATGATTCTTCCAATCTTCCCAGTCTTCTTCAGTGCAAATACCCTTTAGGATTAGCTGCTTCTTGAGAGTCTTGATAAAGATGCCGGCAAAGCGATTGCGTAAACGGTCAACGAATTTTTGGAAATTTAACTCTTCACGAGAGATCTCTGACGATCTACCAAGAGAAAACTGATTTTCTGTTTCTAAGCGACCAATGGGCACGTTCAATGAACGATACAACCGCTTTTGAAAGTATAGAATATCATCGATCTGTCCAAGATTTTCTCCTCCGGGGAGGGTAGTAATCTCAGTTCCTCTTCCACCTTCACGACGTGGCAACCAGAAATCTTCGAGCATGGACATATGCTTGCGATCATCTTTTAGATGTCCGGTGTTAGCATCATACACCAGCTTGTTGCGGTAGCGCGACATGATATCTTTCATATAGGCATCAGCTTTACCTTTAGGCAGCGAACCGACGTCAATGTAGAATATACGGCGTTCTGGTGCGCGAGCCAGTCTGTATATTACCAGACTGTCTTCCATCATACGTAGCTGATTAACGGGTTTTAAAGCCTTATGCAAGTATGATACCACTTGCTTGCGGTCATCACTCAACAGTCCGGATGTAACATAGCTAACGCTCTCAGGAGTCAGCTTGACGGAGTCGTTGGCCGACCCAACGCCGACACCCTTTGTCTTCTCTTCATAAATAAAGAACTCATCTACACCCTTTACCGTCTTTACACCAGACTGAGGATCTTTGTCGTACTTCACTTGTTTTACCTTGCGGATACAACATGAATCAATATACCGCATTTCCTTAATGCCTTCTTTAGGCTTCTTAGGATCCAGTACTAGGTGATGGAATATGCGACCGTCAACGTACCACGATCTGAAAATGTCGTGGCCCATAGCGTTGAAGTTTAGCATGTTGTTAATATGCTCGAACTCAAGAGTTATCTTCTTCTTGAGTGACGCCGAAATCTGCATATCTTCAAGATTGATTTCGACAGTAGACTTATTGTCACCCACAATAATAGCTTCATTGACAATCTCTTCGACTGCTGTATCTATTTCGGGGTGTTGAGATATACCGCGGTAGCTGTTGATCAGTGCCCGGTTATCCTTTGAATTTGCGGCACCACCATCAACATCGATGTAGTGGCCCAGGTGAGCTCCGGCAGCTGTTACTAAGCCGGATCCTTCTTCTTCGGTAGGAGGAACTATGGAAGGTAGGTTGTCGTCATTCTGTATAGACTTCTTAGAACGAGTAATTTCAAACCCAAACAAGTTGAGCGCTTTCTTTTCTTCTTCTGCCATGGATGTTCCTATTATTAATACGAAGGGTCCCGAAGGACCCTTCTATTTAGATCACTTATAACCACCAGGTTAACTGGTTGTGTTGCTGTCCCAGTACTGCAGCTGGAACTCAACCGTGAATTCTTCAATTGTGTCTGTAGTGTCATAACTCAGAGCAATTTCAGAAATTTGGGTTGGGAACGCACCACGCATATTATACCTCTTGATAATTGACTCATCCTTGTCATACTGATCGACTTGCATGTCGGCCATATAATCTTGAGGATTAGTCAAACCGGTATTTGCTTGGTGAGCATTAATACCGTTCATCCAACGTTCCATTGAATCACGAACAGAAAAATCTGTATCGTTGATAACCGTAATGGTCCATGGATCGAATGTGCGATCGCCAGCAATTTTTAGCTGACGGCCGCGGAATCCGATTGGGATGAAGCTTGAGTTTGATGCGGGTAGGTTTGCAGCCTTGCACATGAATGATGTTAGTTCAACATCACCATTAGCATACAACGGGAAACCGATTGTGCATTTGAAAAGCGTTGGCCTAGCACCGCCACCTTTCAGTTTAGCTTTAAAATCATCTACGCCTAGAATAGCCATTTGTTATATTCTCCTTTTAGCAGCGCTAATTATACTGTGCCAACTACTTCTTCGAAGTCAACGCCGGTTCTAACTGCAACAAAATTAAGTGTTATGAAGTTAATTGAACGGGCTGGCTTGATGAAGACTGTGGCGATTAATTCATTGCGGTCAACGACTGCAGGCGTATTGTTTGTCACATCACACTGTACATAAAACTCAGTGATTCCTCGACGTCCTTTGATTTCTCTCAGGAATGGTTCTATAATATTTACGAATTCGGCTCGAGTAAACTCGTCGTTGAATTCAAACATAACGTTACGGGCTGCCAGACTAATTGATCGTTCAACTACCAAGAACAATCGTCGCACGTTAATGCGGTCAAATGCACTGGGTCGAGTTTCTTTAGTCTTGTCACCAAACAACATAACCCCACGGCCAGGTAGGTTAACTACTGGGTTAATCCCAGCATTGTAAAGCAAGTCGCGTTGTACCTTAGTAGCGCTATAAGCCAAACCAACTATGTTGAGGTACTGGCCCCGTTTCTGTCCAGCAGGGGAGAACCATGGACCCTGACCCAAATCAGACGCGGCCATGATACCAGCTGTGGAAGATGCGGCAGGTATGAATATAAATTTATCGTTCTGGGCATCAAATACCTTAAGGTAATTATTCTCCACGAACAAGTACGATGAAGACATCTCTGAAAACTCTGTTATGGTAGCAGTAACCGGATCAGAATTATTTACGACTGATGCTCGGCTAGGGGATGCTACAACAACACAGTCTTTACGAGCGGTTGCTATTGCTAACAAATCGGCCACAACTGCTTTATGATCTATTGTGGCAGACATTCCGGGCGCAATTAGAAAATCAACTGTAATTGTTTCGGCATCAGTATATACTGCATTTGAGCCGCTAGCACCGACCAGATCTGAATCCTCTAGTGCACCACTGTCGGCTCCACCAACAAATGATAGGGATGAAGTGGCGTTGAGTGTCGAAACTGCTGCTACCGACCCAGTACTGTAATTTCGGGGCACCGCAACGGTGGATTCGACTCCCCAATAGGTTCCTGTAGGAGCAAAAGTTGTGTCGTAATGTCCAAATCGGATATAATTACTAGCTGAATTAATAACATCAGGTAGGTAATTATTTCCACCATCTGTGGTCTTAGCACCGGGAGCTACAGATAAGAAGCTGTAGGTCTCTAGTACGGCACCAAGGGTTCCTGTAAATTTCCCATCTACATCTACAACTACGACGTGGACCTCATCGCGAGATGCACCCCGATCGGCCGCAAATTTACTGGTACCTGGCGCCTCAGGAAATAAAGATCCATAATTCCAAGCATTATTCGCTGCAGTAGCGGTACTCGCATCGACCAAAGCAGCACCGATAGAGACCTTAATACTATTTCCCAACGCACCAGCATGCTTAGCAAAGAACATACCAGTATATTGGTCTGCACTGTCAGCACCAAAAGCTCCCGGATAAGAAAGGTCATATGCTGCATCGTTTTTGATTATAAACGACCCGCCTTGAGGATCAGTTCTTGCCGTCGCGTTTTTTGCCGCAGATGTTACTGATCTTGTTACGTATAACGTACTTGCATATCGCAGAAATTGCGAAGCAGATAAAAAATCAACTGCTGATGTGTCATCTGCTGGGTTGCCGAAGGTCTCTACGAGAGTTTCTGCGTTACCCACTAATATGGGCTGATCAACAGGCCCCCATCTAAAATTGCCTACCATGGCACCAGTAGAGGATTGAACACTAGGGACGACACTAGTGAGATCTATCTCTGTTGTGGTGACTGCAGGAGAAGCTGACTTAGCCATTTTTATTTTCCTTCTCTAATTATAAGATTCGCATAATACGGACATATCCGTATACGGATATTCAATAACATTATTTATAAATTAGGTTATTTAGACCACCAACCTCCGGGCACATCCTCGGCATCTTTGACCGACCACGAGTCCGATAAATCAAGATTGGAAGCGTCTTCCAACCCATCGCTATGGAATCCCCACGATGGGACATCATTCTCAATCTCTGCCATACGCTGCTTATACATAACTTCCTTGATATTGATGTCAGTCATCTCAGCAAATTTCATTGTTGTAATTATATATCCAAACAACACAAGGTTCATCACAATGTCGTCATGGTTATTATCAGAAGCCTCAAACGACTGCCCTTTAGCCTCAAACGTAGACACCTCCATGATAGTGTGCTCGTCGACAATATCAAGTCTTCCTGACTCTAACACATCCTTAAACCCAGAACAACCGATGCGCTTAATCTTCCTGTTTATCTCCACACCCAAGTGAGAAGCCTTTCCCGACTTATTGTGAGTTTGATGCAATTCTTCATATTCGTGATCGTAATATAAACCATTTGCCACTAGAGCTCCTTGATCGTTTGCTTCAATTACCACATATGCGTTATTATACAATTTCGCATACTTATAGATAACATCAGGAAAGAGTATTGGAGAAATAGTATTGTTGCGATATACAGCGACCTGTTTAAAGGGTCTGCTAGAAATATCGATTACCGAAAAGGTAGAATAGTCCTGGCCTCTTCCTTTGCTGACATCAGCAAATAGCATATATTCGTGATTACTTGTTGGCAGATTATATATTCTAAATAACCCACCTTCGCGTTCTTCGATTGGGGATTGGGCTCGTAGACCCATAAGAGTCTGTGCATTAATCAACGAATGACCCGTGCCAAAGAACGTATTGCCATATTCTTGGTCAAATTGTAATTGGCTGGTGTTGGCTATTGTACGATCTTTCCAAGCCTCATCTCGCCCAGGAACATCCCACCAATCAACCCTGAACGGTTCATACGTATTGGTTTTCTGTATCGATGACGTCCATAGCCTGTGAAACATATTACCGATACCATTGGCCGTAGATGTAATAATCACTCTTGAGTTCACGCCGGCTGTAATTACAGGATACGTTGAGGTATAGAACGTAGCTGCGTCTTCAACAAAAGCAAACTCATCTAGATATAAAAGGTTGATTGTGAATCCACGAATGGAACTCTTGGATGTGGCCGCTGCCATTAATGTGGTCTCATTATCAAACTCAATACTATTTTTATTGAGAGTTTTACATCCTGGTTGCAAAAAGAATGGTAAGTTTTCGAGCATCAATGTTATACGAGATAACATCTCCTTCGCAGTCGCGTGCTTGTTGGCAAGAATTGCCACATATTTATCTGAGTGAAAGCAGCAATACCATAACAGATATGCACACGAGCTAATAGACTTACCTGACTGACGACAAGCCAATACAATATTAAATAAATTATTATTGAAATGATCAAACATTTCTTTCTGATAATCGTATAGATCGAAAGGAACTAATCCGTGATCAGGATGTATAACCTTAATGTATGTTTGAGCAAAGTACTTGGGATCGTTGGAACACTTGAGATATTCAGTCAGCTGAGATTGAGTATAGGATTGCTCTATACCTTCTTTCTTAATATTGGCATTGCCGTTATATGATTCACTTCTGTTATCATTGCGCATATAATATATAGTGTATTGCTACCAAGCCTTACAGCTCCAATATCTTGGTGTAGTTTTATCCTTTGCTGTATCACACTTGTGTCTTGCGTGGAATGATTTTTTTCTTGAGGGGATGTTTTTCTTAATGGTCATGTTTTTATCACCAAAATTTACCTTCTGCGCCGTACCATCACCATCCGGGTCAACAAACACTTTAGACTTTTTGACGTCACCCGCACTCGGCTTATTCAGCGCAACCTTTTTACCTTGATACGTTGCTTCAGTAAACTTTTTAAACGACTTCATGATTATGTCTCGTTTGGGGGAGTTATATCTTTAACTTGCTCTTGATGGATCAACCGTTGAAGTTCAGCAGTAGATCCAACAAAAACGTTGGTAGTGGTTTGCCCCGGAAGTAAAGCAGCAGGGCCACCTTCCTGGGCTTTTTTAATTTCGACACTCTTCTTGTTGAGGTCCATTAACTTGTCGGCTACATCGCCAGTATCTTTAATTAGCTTAGACAGCACCTCGTATGCGCGAGGGTGCTCCGAGCTCTTAGCCACTTCCATCATCTCGTCAATACCCTCGCGGCCTCTTTCTACGAGAGTATAGTACGTCTCTCGAGAAAAATCAAAATCAGATTTAATTTCTCCATCACCCTTATCATCAATCATACTATGCTCCTGCACTATCGAGACCCGATATCATAACTTCATTAAATCCATAATCGCTATCAGGACTAACCCCAACAGGCGTTGGAGTGACTCTTAACGTTTCCATTCTGCTCCCGTCCTTGTCCACCAGTATACCATCAACTTGCCTAATGATACTAGATATACTGTCCGTGGGCCCATAATACGTTGTCTTCATTTCAAAGTCTAAAGTGTATATAATAGTCCTACGCTGCTCTATAGATCCTTCAAAATCGTCCATGAAAGAAACAGCTTGTAGAGTAATTGGAATATCCTCTTTAAAATCATCATACCCATCAATTGGCTTAATGGTAACGTTGTACTGAGGTTTGAAGTATGGTAGAATTTGCTCCACTATTTGTAGGGCATCATCTTGGTTTTTACTGTACACATTCATCTGGAAGTTGATTGTATACGGTACGCCTGTATAGAACCGCATCTTATTATTTGCAGTTGTTCCTGGGCGGCTCACGGTATTTGTAGAGCGCAACATTCTTTGATCGTCTCGCGACAACCCTACTATCTCAAACGACATGCGGGGAAGCTTGATGGCAATCTGCCTTTCCAACTCCTCTCCATTATTCATCTGCTGAATTCGCTCAAGATACTTACGTCTTGGAGCGTACGCTAAAGGAACCTTTACTTGGCTGAGCACTTGGTTGTTGTTATCTGTTCGTATCACATATATGTTATTAAATAAGGAACCAAATAGAGCAACTGTCTTTCGAGTCTTTTCATGGTAGAAATACTGATTAAACATCTATGTCTCCGAACGGGTTGCTCTCCGAGAAATCCACAAATGTCAGAGCCTCGGCTTTAAAATTAGCATTCATATCAGATTCTTGGATCTTATTAATCTGCTGTACCAGGCTTGGGACAAACGATGCCGATGACTTATCTCCCACAACATTAAGGCCTGTGGCGAATTCGTGATACTTGCCATCATTGGCTCCGGCGTGTGCAACAAATATTTCATTACTAGAGTCTGCCCACTTAACCACCTCACCCGACATAATAGCACCGGTTGCAAGCGTCTGAGACACCGTCTCCCCAACGATATACCCCGAGGCTGAGTCAGATAGCACCATACGCCATTGATAACCAAACACCTCTTCAACGCGATCTATATCCTCAATGCCAGTGTCGAAGTCCTCTCCAGAGTACTCATACAGCTCACACGACATCTTGAACACGGGTAAATTGTTAAGTTGGAAAAAGGGATCTTCTGTTTCCACCCGTTGTATTTCAAATGTAGATTGGGACATAGGAAGATATATTAAATCTCCCTCTCTAGGGCGGTAAAAGGGTTTAGTGTCTGTCTCCTCATTGACAGCAACCTCAGCATTCCACCTACGGCGAGATACTATAAATGTGGCGGCGTCACGAATCTCTATACCAAACTTAGTAAACAGATCACCTTCTCCATCAAACCCCTCAATGTTTTCGATATACATTTCGAGCCGATATGTATCGTTGTACGTATTAATGATATCATCAGACCAGACTTTATCGTATCCCTTGGATTCTCTTGGGATATAGTATACGTCTTGCCCAAACATCTTTAGAGATTCTATAACGATGTCTTCGTATAGATTCTGCTCAGATGTTACCTTAGGTGAAAAATAAGGATTAGTGGCCATATTTTATCCGATGAAGAAGTCTGCTGGTAACTCTTGTTCAGATCTCAAGCGTTCCCGCAGCTCAGCAATCTCCCCATTCGCTTCCTCGCGAATCTCTCTTCCATTGATGGTTACTCCACCAGGAAGCTGCATTCCTTCAAACTTAGAAAGGTTCTGCCCCCATTGTTGTTTGATCAGGGCTGTTGTCATGTCTCGCATAAACATATCGTTATACACCGACGTGTGTGTTTCTGGATCAATGACCGTATAACACTCTAACATTATATACTCGCCAGCTTTAATATCATTATCGTCTATATCGCCCCATAAATACAGGCGGTTCTGCCTGCGCGAGAACGTGGTCTGGGGGGTTCCGTTAAGGATTAAGTCTAGTGTTTCCATATAGGCTTTGGTTTGAGCATAATGACCTAGCCCGCCACCAATCCTTCCCATTGCATGAAAATCACTCATGGCAAACTGATACTTAAACGAGAACATATTGTTACTGCTGATGGCGTTCCCGCCCGCTAGGTTAAACATATTAACGATGTATATCACTTCAGATGGAACAGATATATATTTGTTGGTCACATCAGCCGAGGTCACCAGATATTGCAAGTAGCTGCGATTAGTTGCATCGCCGTGAAACTCCTGATATGTTAGAAAAGCATCGTCTACCCGATCCTCTATCTGATCGACATCAACGTTTATTTCTATGACAGGAGATCCTAGCTTGCGTAAGCAATGATCGATTAAACCTTGTCTTGATGTTATAGAAGCCATATTTAATTTTAACCCTTTTGGTTATTTATACCGATGTTGATATATTAACTGCAACTAAAATCTGTGACGGGGCAACCACTATTTTATTGACCTGTGTTTGGTTACCATGACTTACTTTAACCGCAGTGGCGTTACCATACCCAATAGATTTGACTAATGTCTTCATAAATTATGTCTACTTGGTGACGGAAGGGTTCACAGTAATATGACCCTGCAATAATCTCTCTATCACGTTAACACCACTATCAAGATGGGATAGCTCAACATCATACACGTATCGCGCATTCGTTTTCATGGTATCTGTTTGAATATTAGTCAAACCCAGATTTAATATTCCGTTAGTGGGGGTTGGTATAGCTACAGAGAATGTAATAGCGGTTGAACTATCTGCTGCATAGTTCTGCTTAATGTATCCTTTACCTGTATGACCTGTGAGATTTTTAGTGGACCCGTCTTTATTTGTCAGGCTCAACTGAAAAGTAACATCAGCTCCCTGGTCAATAGTGAAATCTTCTGAGTGTGCCATTAGTGGTCCCGTTGTTAGCAATGTTGGGTCTATTTATAAGTTTAAAAATACAAAAAAGCCCGCCGCAGCGAGCTTTGATAGTAACAATGTAAAGTATACTATACCTGATACGTCCTAATCAAGGCACCGCCCTCGGATCCCGCCTCAATGGACAAGGTTGGGGTTATCTGCTCGTATGGCACTCCAGCCAGCATATTAGTATCTCCGCACACCATATCACGGGATGGTATTAGGTAACACGTCTTGGATCCAGCTGGTTTATCAATAGAAACGGTTTGGTTGGGTAATATCGACCTGCTTGCAGAATCCCAAATTGGACGTTTCTTGTTATCGGGCATGGACTTGCGAGGATGAAAGAGAAAATTCACGTCCATGCCTCTAGGAATCGTGCACTTCATTTTGACATTGAGACTCCACGGATATGTGTGACCATGCCACTCCGTGACAGGTTTTAATGTTAATTCAGAACGGGCATACATCAAACTCATATTCTTTTCGACGTAACGGAAACTACCACGATCACCCAGTAAATCTCGAATAAGGTTCTCGTGGCGCTGGAGGTTAGCTCTAGTTATTTGCTGATCGACTATTTTAGATCTATTCCACCAGTACTCCCTGGTAATAGTTCCCGTTCCATGTATCCACATCGGACCGATTGGTACTATAAAAGGATAATAGGGATGACGATTCTCTCCATTAGCTTCACGCGTATTTTCATCTGGAGTGCGGGTTGCATAGTATTGACCCTTAGTGTTGCATGCATGGCTCACATAGATATTGTTATCCCATAGACCACAACCGATGGTGGGGATAGAGGTGCGATATGAAAAATCCGAAGGCGCTATCGTTGACATAATATCTCCTAAAGCTTGGGTGATGGATGACTTTCAGCGTGAGCTACCTGCACCGAAATATCCGGATTGGTGCGATCGTACCTTGCCAAGGCCTCCGTCCGACGCTTTTTCAACTCTTTTCTTTTCTTGGCGGGGGTCATGCCATCCAAACCAGAAACATCAATCGTAATCATGGTTCCCCCAGCCACCATCATAACATTCTCGTGATCTATAGTAATATCAAAATCGTCCATCATTATATCCCCTGCCCATCGCCATCGATTGGACCAGGGCTATACGCCGTCTGCCCCGCGATGGATCCAATACCGGCGCTGGACTGGGCATAGTCCTTTGGATGATGGAAGGCGGCATTGCCCGAACCATAGAAATGACTCATACGGATTTCCCCCGATGCGGGCACCCGCTTATTCAGCAACGTGGTTCGGGCCACATAGTCCCTTGAAGCGTATATCTCAAAAAACTGATCCACGTATCCGCAAAAGTGTGATATGGTGAAACCACTGCGCTGCGTTTTTTTCTGCGTCTGCCTATATCGAGTTTCAATTAAAGCTGCTTTAGATATATAATCGCCGGTGCCGTTTTTGCGCAAGGATTTATCGGAATAAGAAGCACTCTCAATTGATTGAGGGGTGTTGCCATTAATGGAGTATCCATCCATATTACCGGACCACGTAGGGGTCTGGGCTGACCCTCCAGGAAGGCCCAGTGTGGCGTTAGTCTTGGTGGGTGGGGCGGTGAGGTTTCTGCTAGCAAAGAGAGCTGCAGCCGATACCCACCCGTACAGGCCACCAGCAACGTACCCCTGATGTGAATATGCCAGATACTGCCTTCTTCGAAGGACACCGTAACCGCCAAACACGTTGTAGTTCATCTCGGGATCCCCATATGGAGTAATCACTGCTTCATCTGCAGTACTATTGAGTATGGCCGGGATCAAAGCATATGTGTTGATAGCGCTAGTTTGATATTTTGGCCCCATGTCGGCGCTGCTGGGGTAGTGTTTAAAGCTGACAAGGTTGGTTATTCCCGCCGCCGAAGAGGCAGAATACTGGACCATCCCTTGCGGATCAACTGGATTGTAGAGTTGCCGTAGAGATACATAATTTCGATCTGTCTGGGTATTCGCTAGAGTAAAAAAAGCTGGTCCGGCCGGCCCAGCCGGCGTGGACAGGGAGGGCTGGCCTGGCGTCCCAGCGCGGCCGACACCTGACACTGGGCTGGCTGGATTTCTATTTCTCATATGGTAGTGAATGCCCCAAGCTACTCGGTCTTCACCTTTCCCTAGGAATATTGCTGTACTTCCATCCTGACGCTGACCCCCTGGATTCAGCCTCATGTGATAATACCCGTTATACCCATACGCCATTATGCTTTAATCCTATCGACCTGGTCTTTTAGCTCCTTTATTGCTTCTATGAGAAGAGGTACCATTTTAGCATAGTCCACATTCAGAAAGTCTGTTCCATGGTCAATGTTCATTGGTGCACCACTAACAACTTGGGGCAGAACCTTCTGCACCTCTTGAGCGGATAGTCCCACCTTAATGACATCCTTGGGGGGCAAGTCATATTCTAGAGCAAGATCGCTGGACTGATATAGAAAGCCAGATAAAGAACAAACTTTTTCTAGAGCATTATCTAGTTCACCTACCTTTGTCTTCAGCCTCATGTCGGACCAACCTGCAGCAATGTCGCCGTTAGTTGCAATCCCGACTGCGTCTGCTCCCTGCCAATCTCTCGTACCAGAGCTGATGTTAACATCCACATATACTGGTGCGGAACCTTGAGATCTTAACCATGCGTTGTTAGTGTTGTTAGTTTGCATCCACCCGGAACTACCCACACCCAAAGTTTCCCCGGCTGGTACATCAAACCCATCGGCCGCTAGTGTTGTTTTTGCGTTAGCTACGGTTGTCTCTTTAAGGTGTCTAGCGTCGCCGGAGGCGTTCAATGTGACAAAGCTTGTGGGTGTGGTAACGGCTTGGCTGTAGGCGGCATCCAAGATAACTCCGTTCACTCTAATATATTCATCAGCGTTGCGCCGCACAATTGTATTGGCAGTGCTGAGATAGTCAGCAGTCCTATAATCACTGTTCTCATCTTTCAGCCCGTTAGCTTGATCTGCTGTTCCATTGCTAGCCAAAGCACCAATATTAGCTGGGGTTAACTCACGTGTTCCCGGTGTCGTTACAAGGTGACCTTTGGTATTTACAGTGATCGAACTTACTACGGTTGCGCCGGACTGTGTTGACAAACTCGCGCCGGTCAAGCCGGAGTGAATAGAGGCGTAGGTGGACTGGGAGTTGGTATAGTTGCCTGTGTGAATATTGGTACCGCCTTGGTCGGTGGTCCAGTCAATGTGTTGGTTTGCTACGACAGAGCTTAGCATGGCATGAGTAAAGTTTAAGTCTTTAATATAACCAGCGCTATCTCTTTTTGCCAATGTAGCAATGTTAGCGTTTATAAGAGCTAGGTTGGCACTATCACCAGCGACACTGGCTAGTGTATCAGCTGCTGTAGCGGAATCTTGGAGAACTCTATATGCCACCAGCGCCGCTGAATCCGCATTCATTCGATCTACAAGTACAGTCGTAGCCGCCGTCAAATCAATACGATTAATCGCATCCATCACATTACTATCTTTTGTGTCGAGTTGAGATAAGTCGCCAATAAGGTTTGACAGACGATTAACTTTCGTCTTGAAGTTATCAATAGTATCTTGATTGTTTACAATTTCTATGGCCATTATAGCTTCTCTAGTATCAAATTTAGTTTATGGTCAAGTGAGTCCATTCGATCGCTTATCTCTTGGATGCGATTGTCATTGGCAAGGATGGCCCGTTTCCTAGCCGCCTTGCGTAGTCTCGCTTGATATACCTCTGCGGTATTTATATTAAGCACCGCGCCAGAAACCGGATCCCTTGCGAAATTTCCATTACCTTCGACTGGAATTAGATTAGACATTATACGGCCAGCGCTATGGCGCGAAGGTCTCTTACCATTGGCACAAATACCGAGTTTGTTGAAGTGAATACAATCTTCAGCTGGAACTCGGTGAATGGAAGCATTTCTCCATTCTGCCCTCCTATCAGATATTCATACTCTCTGAAATCATTAGGGCTTTCTGATGGTCCGGGATCAACCGTTGCATCATGCTTAATCCATGACTGATCACTCAATACATCACCATCTCCAGCTACCCTGTAGTATAAGAATAACTCTGTTACTGATGGCCTCATGACGGCCAAGAAAACATTAATACCAACGGCATCCTGAGCAAGGACAACCGGAGAAGTGATGTGTTTAGCTAACGTCGAGCCTCCAGTTGGACTGGTCTCAGGAACAAACTTTGCGGGGGAAACCGAAGCATTAAATCCAACTGTTGCAGTCGCGTCGGGACGATCAATAATATTGTTAAGATAGGTCATTGAAGCGTTTTGCAAATCAATTACAGGGGACACTTTGTCGCTAGTAGTTGATAACGTAACCTGCAAATCTATTGACCTGGCGCCAAACGCTTGGGCGCCGTTAGCCCCACCTACATCACTCGCTAGTATTACTTTGGGAGACTGGAAATAATTCCACCGCTGGTTATCCAAAGGAGAGTAAGAGGTATCCTTTACCGCGTAAGATCCTATCTGCCCGGCCATTGAACTACCGTTGGTCAGCTTTGATTCGAACAACAGTGAGGTTTTGGGAAAATTCATATTTGTGATCTCGGGTCGGATAATATCAAACATTGCATTGTGTGTTGCCATCATGCCAGTCCCACCGAATTGTCCGGTTGAGGTTGCAGCAGAATCCGCCTCAAAGAAATACCCGTGACCATCGGCACGAGTAACAGTATGTGTGCCCTCAATAGACCCGGCCCACGTCATGCCTCCAAACGTTACATTATTATACAGTGCCGCTTCCGCTGAGGCGCCGCCAGCTGGCAGGAACCGACTAATAGTAACCGTATCCGCTCGACCCGTCTTGAAACCGTTATTCGGATGCTGAACGAATACTGTGTTATCGCCACTATCCATCTGGAATGGGTCTCGCCTTAGACTCATTGCAGGAACTTTGAGATTGTAAAACTTTTGATAACCTCCAGCTGTATTAAATTTTGCAGAGTACAGCTTAAACATCATATCTCGGTTCTGCGAAGGTTCCCAGGTCTTGCCATTCTGTGACAAGAATAACGACCCCATATGAGGCTGGGTTGTGATTTTCTTGGTAGTAGATCCGAGCTCAAACTCAGCAAGAGATGCTACGTACACATTGTAATCTAAGGCATCTGAAAGAAGAACAATAGCGTACCCCTGTCCTGGGGACAGATAAATGGGCTCAGCCAACTCGAAGGTGGTTGGTGTAGCTTGTACATTGCTAACATTGGGTCCCAGACTGACGTTGACGGCTGATGGTGCCTTAGAAACAGATCCCAAAAATTCCTCGGAAGATGGGACACCATTAACTAGAGGTCTAATTTCCATCGTCACGACTGTGTTGCCTTCGGCCGGCTTGCTGGCGAAGAATATATCAACTTTAGTTACAAAATACCCATCACCGTCTTCAACGTGAATTGACTGTGCCAACGGATCTGTGCTCCGTACCCTAAATGTCTCCGTCTGTGTTCCTTTAATATTAACGGTGCGAGTTGTCTGATAGGTGTTTTGCCAGTACTCTATTATCCCACTTGACGTATATGTCGCGTGAGCTTGATTTGTCGCTATATCGGGGTTGTAAATAGAAATATCCAATAAGGAAAACGGTAAATCAACATCAGACTTAAACCGGAGGCCGCCAATAAATTCTTGGTTAGGAACATATAATGAACCAGTCAGAGTTCCATTGGCATCACTCGTCAGCGGCCCCCAGGTATATGGCGAAGATAACGCCGTTGTGCCCTGATCACCATAGTCTGTAGTATCGTCGCCAGCTAATAGGTACGAGGTCTCCATCCTACACCAGACCTTAACATCCTTATGGTCTAAGAATGGAAAAAATAGTGTATTTGATCTAAGCCCAGTAGCTTGAAAGAATACTCGGCGAGAGCGACAAAATTTCACTACTTCTGTTAAACGGTCAACAATTTTGCCGCTAACTAACTTGCGGTCAACATCAATGGAATCAATTCTGTTAGTGGTTGTTGTTGTAACAACCCCCCACCGGCCCCCCCGGACTTCGTTTGTAAGACCTGTTCCACGCTGAACAACGGCGCCGACCTCCGCCTCACCGTGCCACCCAAACGCCGCCCAGTTCCACAATTTGGCTTCAGAGGTATCCCAGACCGTTTCTCCATCAGGCAAATCCTCATCAGCAAGGACTATCATACTCGCCCATTCATCCCTTGTTGGACTAATGGTCAGATTGCCTGCCCCCGTCGTAACCTGAAACGGGTTAACATTCTCAGTATCCGAGCAGATTGGTTGTTCCACCTCTACTTCATGGGTATAGGCTAAGTATATGTTATCCCCTTTCTGTACTACATTGCTACCGTTTGCCGCCACATCCGCAAACATTTTTATATTATTATCTACAAACGATGGACGTACCATTCCTAGCTGAGGATCGACCACTGCTCGATAGTTCGGGTTAACCTGACCGTTGATGCCCGTAAAATCTGACATACTGTAGTTTTTAAAGTTATCTACTAAGAACCCAGATTTCGTTCTTGACAAGCCATCGCTATCGAACACTTGCCAATTAGCTGTATTAGTTTCAAGAAGGCTAAGGGCTGTAGTTCGTTTTAGATCGACCAGGTCATCTTCTATATCACCAATATCTGCCATAGTATAATGTCTAGCCCTAACCCGTGTTGCTTGCAAGTCGTTGGTGTGCAACGTATTGGGGTTCATTTCAACATTATACAACGGAAGAACTCCAGTCATGGAGTTCGTGTCCGGAAACTGGGGGGCGAGGGATTCGTTTCCTTTAATAATGGACACCACGCCCTTTTCGTTAATAACAATTGTATCTTTGCGCCCCTGATAATATGTGGTGTCGGATGTTACCAGCGTTCCAGATAACGGCAACTGGTTAATGTTGGCAGCAGGGTATTGTCCGTTTGAATCTTGGACGGGCCTAAAGTCTAACACGTCTCTTAGGTTGACGGTTTCGGCAGTATTCTTTCTAAATTTTGGAACATCAGCGTAATTTGGACCTGCCGCATAAGAGTTAATAGCGAAGAAGTCTCCGGCTCCATGAGCAAAGTGAGTAAACCTAGCAAAAATATTCCCAGACGGCGCTGACTGTCCAGGCTTTAGGAGCAATCGCCCAAGACTATAAAAGTTGTCCCGTTGACCATTATCCAGATCAAACAAACTTGCCTTATCTTCTGTACCATCGCTGTCTACCAGTCGCACCCTATCAACCGAGAATATATCAGCACGGTTTAGAGGTACCCACTTATTGCCAGACCCATCGCTGTCCAATCCTACCGCTACTGTGGCTGAGGTTAAAGTTTTAGATCGTACTGTGCCGGCGCCCACTTTTACAATAGCCATAATGGTGGTGGCGCCGTTGGGTAAAGTAGTGCCGTCTCCAGAAAGAGTAATGGACGTGGAGCTATTAACGGTCACCGTAAAGCCCGATAGTATATCACCAGCAGCGGCGGCGACGATCCAACTGGCAGTCTGGGTTAATGATTCTCCGGTGGCGGTCACTGAGACTGTTACAGAGTTACCACTCACCGTCAGCGGGAACTCTCTCATCACAAACAGGTCTACATCTTCCATAACCTTAGAGCGCAGCCGCGGCATAGGAAATAGTAAACTGTGATCAGCCGTCCCTCTAATCGTTGGCAGACCGTAATCAGCTTCTATTAGTGGATTAATATAGTCCGTCGTGCTAGTTCCTATACTCCTAATCAATCTAGCACTTTGTCCTGCATTCATCTTAATATCAAACAGGTAAGCTCGATAATTCGCCCCATCCCGAGCCACAGATCTAATCCGACACGTTCCAATAATAGTGCCTGTCCCACCAATCGAAGCATACAAATTAACGGTCGGGAATGTAGTTATATTTGGAAGTCCTTTCTGGACAGAGAATAATACATAATTACCATAGTTGATCGGAATAGTTTCTTCTGACATTTGGACAACACTTACTGGCTTTTCAGATAAAAGCCTAACTTCTCTGTCGGAGTGCTCCGCTCGATATCCATTGACATATGCAACCCCTGACGATAACTTAACGTTAAACGCAGGAGAAAGAGCCGAATCCTGAGATACACTAAAATCAAATGGCTTGACAATATAGTCTCCAGACTCTTCTTTAGTTCGCAGAGCCATCAAATCTAGTATCTTATTATATCCTTCATCCCCCTCGACCTGAGTAACAATTGCCCCGTCTCTAATTTTGGCAACGTATACAAAATTTGTGTCAGAATCTATGGTGGCTTGATCTGCTAACTGAAGTCTAATTCTATAACGATCGGCACCCGGCGAGGTGAAGTTTGGAAGGGCTCCCTGATTATCATACAGATCATTGGTATCAGCAACCGTAACAATGTCTTGAATAATTCTAAAACCAATAACAGCTGTGGGGGTTGTGCTATATTTACTGATAATAATAGAATGAGGATGAGCGAAGATGAAGTGTCCTTCAACAAAGAAATCCCCAGCAGCACTTGATGCCACCAATCCTTGTCCGGACGGAGCCTCGTTTGCGCAGGTTAACTCTACTGAACCGCCATTTGGCTTTACAACAGTCAATACTTCATCAATCTGAAATTTGGGCGCTGTTGTAGTATCTGACCCACCTGATCCGGATGGGGTTGAGGTATATTGTATATACAGGGTATTAGGATCGTCTCCTACGGCATTGACTTTATCCAGTATTTTAGCTACTGCTCCATTGGCACCAGTAATAACACCACCCCGCAATAAAACTGAGGTGTCATTGTTCCAGTTGCTGCTGGTTACTTTTACATAATCATAGGCAGTTACAGTCATACCGCCTGGGTTTACTGCGGCTCCCTCTTTGAATATATTATTACCAAACCTAGAGATTTCCCTTTGAATAATAGTCTGGAGCTGCGTTAACTCTCGAGCCTGAATGGCTTTGCCAGAGTTAAACAAAACTCGATGGTATCCAGCGCTGTCTGAAAAATCATCCTTATATGTAGATCGAAATAAGTTATCTATTAAAGGATTATCGGATGTTGTTGGGATTGGGAGAACTGTTTCCCCGCCATAAATATTGAAGTTTGTCATATAGTATCCAATTACACCTTAACTATTATTTTAATGTCTTCTGTTTGTTCAGCGGACCGAACCACCGCCCCACGATTGTCGAGGAATAATAAATCACCACTGCGTGGATTTATATCTGGTGGAATGAATTTGGCCCCAGATACTGTACTGCCATCAGGAAGAGTATAAACCATCTGGCCGAATAACTGTCCAGATCCGTTACCTGTAGTTTCAGATACAGACTCACCAACGTTGAAGTCCGCAAATCCAGTAGTTTCGTCCTGGTGGTAGTATAGATTACTTCCCACCACTGTATCTACTATAGCCTTGGCACCCGAGTTGCCACCCAAAATAATTGCATCAGGTGAGAAAGGTTGGCTAACTGTTGAGAACGTCAAATACTTCAAACACGTTCCCGTCCCATCTGTATAATCCGAATCAGCAGAAATCCATTGTTTGGGGTTACGAACCAACGCAACTTGTCTGAAATCGTTTCCTATGACAAAGTCATTATTTTGAGACCCAGAGGGCTTGGCCGCGAACATTAAAGATGTTGCCTTTAAGTCTTCTGTGGGATCATATCCAAATCCAAGTTTTGGTGATATCGTGGCCCTTGCTATTGCCTGGCCAGCAGCTCCGGCTGAAACGCCACCCCCAGTAATTGCTACGCTAGCAAAGTTATACCCCGATCCCATTTTAGATCCAGCGCCGAATGCGACGCCAGCGCTGTCGTCAATATCGATTTTAACAACCGTGCCGTTGGATATAAAAGCTGTTGCTTGCGCTCCTGTACCATCACCCAAAATAGCGATGTCAGGCACAGAGGTGTATCCCGATCCCCCATTGGTCACCTGGATAGTGTTTATCTGACCAGGGACTGCTGTATTGTGGATAGTGGCCTGTTCAATCACCGACCCAAGGGCACCCGCTTCCGCTCCCGCAGCAGTGTCTATATATTGTACGGGGAAAAAGTTAGCCGCAAGAAAATTATTGGCATCTACCGAGTTTAATGAATAACAAAATTTCCATATATAACCATCGCCTGTCTCGAATGGATTGACGCTAACGCCAGTCGGCTGGACTGTGGAAAGGATTGTCGTTCCTAAGGTATCCGTTCCCTGCCTTATACAGAGGTACACACGGTTGACGTCAGATAACACATAATAAGGATGGATTGGATATTCAACAGTAGCATCATCGTAACTGGAGTACAACGAGTTGTTTGCCCAGTTGTTTCTAGGTACAACTTGTGAGTGCGCAGCAACCTGTATCATAGACTGCATTGAATTCTGCATGAGCCGCACATCGCGCACCGAGTTGGAGGGGGTTGGAATAGTATCCTGAGCGTCCCAAATTTCTCCTCGACCGATAGCAATGTAATAATGATTATTGGTTGTGTCACTTATATCGGCGACGAGCTGCGATATAACCCTTCGCCTCAGCGAATCTGTAATTATAGCTGGCATGTTATTGGATTCTCATTAACTTGTTATCGGGTTTATTTAGGTTCATATTATTGTTCCATATACAGCGATAAAGAGCCGACCAGTGGATAATCGGAGTCTTGTAGACCCTTCCCTTTAATGCGAATGGAAGTTATTTGGGTCAAGCCACCGCCAAACGTTCCAGCGCTATCATTCCACACAACTGCGGTCGATCCTATCTCTTGACCATCGTCAACGTTATATGTGTGATACTCAGTTCTTGCTGTCTTGTATTTATTGAAAGCATTAGCAAATCCCTCCAGTTTAATATCAACGGTGCCGTTGAGGAATGTGGTAGTCAGCCCAGAACCCAACCCTGGAGCAGACGCAATTTTATTAGTGTTGGTTTCGGTTATAATAGAGGCACCATTATATACAGCGTTGCTTTGTGAATGGTATCGACCTACCGCTGAATCGCCATTGAATTCAATAATTACATTGCTGGGGGAAGCTGAGTCTGAGCTCCGCAACAATCCTCTGATATAAGCTCGATCATAATGGGGATCAAAACCGGACAGCGCCAGGCCATATGCAGGTATTGGGATAGTTATAACTCCATCAACGGGCGCAAATTGTCCAACTTTATGCATCAAACCATCCCGCACACTAGTCACGTTAGTGCCATCTCCGGATAAAGAAGTTCCAACGAAACCGCCCAACATAGTGAGAGTGCCAGCGCTATCCATAATACCTTGTTGGATACCATCTCGACTAAACCTAATGTCTTGCTCACTACACACTTCTAGGGATCCACTGTATACACCATCTGAGTCGTATCCTGATCTTACGCCAAATCCGTATGTGTTGTTGAATAGATTAATGTGTGAAGGAAAAGCGGGCGTTTGTATGTCCTGTGGATCAAATATTATCGATCCAGGGTTACCAATTCTTATTCTACCATTAACGTGCAGTCTTTCTGTGGGGGCCGATCCTACACCAACTCGCCCTTCTGCATCAATCCTCATAGCTTCAGAATGATCAGTACTAAACCGCATGTTGTTGTCTAAGTGAGTGTAAACAATGCCCCCCGGTTTATTGCTTATAGCAGATCCAAATTGAATACCCGAACTCAGCGCGCCCGATACCTGAATGTCAGATCGAATTTCCCTCTCGAATACCGCGACCGTTGTATTGTTGGGAGTCGGCAATCCCATATCACTGTCCATGTTGATTTTTGTTACATGCAGTTGGACGGACGGGTTAATTGTATCACCAATTCCTAGCTTTTTGGAAATCGTCACGTCGGCGTTAGCATCAATTATCATTGCTGTCCCCAGCGAAGATCTGATATTGGCAAACCGTGTCCCCGTGTTGAATACCACTCTGTCTGCTGAAATATTCAAATCGCCAGCGTTGACATCACTGTCCAGCGTCCCGGCGAGAGTTCGGTTGTCTGTGGTAATTAATCCTATATCGGCTGCAAGTGCAGTGGCGCCGACGAACGAACCGATGGGGCCTTCGATACTATTGGAAAACCCAATTGAGGGGTTAGTGTTTCCTAAAGCAATCGTGTGCCCGGCCCCCACATATCCGTGTGCATTAAGCATCGAAGTGTAAACGGCGCCGGGAGAATCGTGACCAAACCCGGCTGGAAGGGAGTAGTTAAGCGCGGGATTGTGGGCAGAGTCCCTGGTAAAAATGCTGAGAGGATGTTTATAGTAAGGAACGTGCCCCGCGCTATCAAAACCAATCGCAATTCCGCCGACGTTATTGTCGATTGTGGATATGTACCCATCGAGACTGGCAATTCGTTCAGCTGACAATCCGGTGACAGTGGATCCAGCCGCTTCGGAAGCCGTGCGAGTATACAGCTCGTCAAAGTTTTGATTAATCTTTTCGGAGGCTTGACGTAGAGAGTCCCCAGTACCATCGTTGGCCTGCTCTCCTGTGTTTATTATTTGTTTTGTCATCGTAACCCCGTAAAGTTTAAAGGTATTTATATGTTATATTAGTCGCTATCGTAAATAATATAACTAGCCTGATCCATTGTTTCGTGAGTATTAGACATACCAATGGTACCAGCAACGACATTACCCTCTTCATCAAGGGCTAAGGCATTATCCATTCCAGGAGATGTCGCGGTCATAAGCTCGGCTATGTTATTATACTGAGCATCAATACCAGCCAACGTTATTGGTTCGTCCGATGTATTACTAAGTGAAGGCAATTCAACGTCTTGATATAGTCGTATTGTATTAACCAATCCAATACGGTAATCGCTATCATCGTTGAGTGCTACTATACCTGTTATATCTGCTGTGAACGTTGATCCTATCATGGATCCTATTCCAGTTACCGCAATATTCTGGACCAAAGGAACAACATCTGGCATAGCTACCCTAGCTAAAACATTTGTGGTTTCAATTGACAGCTGGGCCCCAAGAAACATCCCAGCGGGGTGAACAAACAGCTTATACGACTCCTTCCAAGAGCTTAAACCAATACTCGTTTTAATTAAGATGGCATATGTTTGATAAAGCTCGTTATTGGTTATATACCTTAAAGATTCTGCCCCAATTTCTGACTCTCCAACTATAAACACATTTTTCTTAGTGTATTCAACCTGAGCATCTACACCAAAGAACATTCTGAAAAATTGCTCAAGTGAAAATTTAGAACCCTTTGCCTTATACAAAGATGAGTTGATCTTCAGCGCAGATCTTTTATCACTAATCTCGGAAAAGTTTGTTCTACCTAGCAGAAACTGTTGCTCAAGAAAAGAAAGAAATTGTGGTTCTATCGAGCTAATGTCATGCAGATTAAACACTTTGTGCATGCTACTTTCAGGGGTGCCAACTGCGTCAACATGTTCATAATATTTTTTTAGGAACAGTATCAGGTTTGGATATGCGCCGGCAAAGTGGGCGGGCAACACATCTTCAACTGGGTGTTTCACCAGTTGCAGCTGCTGCCTATACGGAATGACCTGAGTTAAATCTGCCATATCGCTAAATTACCGCACCAGACACAAACGATCCATCGTCGTCATATAGCAAAACGTTATTATTGATTGGGGTTATTGTGTTTGAGTTGGCTGGGACAACCAAAATCTTAATAAAGTTGACACCGCCTGATATGCTAGTAGGTTTAAATCCCGTTATATTGACCTTTCCTGTGGCTGGTACGTACGTGCCAATAGCATCAACGACCACCTGAATTCCCGCTACAATTTGAAGGACCGTTGATGATAATTTGTTTTTAATGGAACAGGTTTTACCGTTGTATGTAAACTCCGAGCTAGTGACCCTATAAAACACATCGTCGGCAGTTATGATTGGTGATGGAAATACCAATGAGAAGTTGTTTAAAGTGTTGCCGTCCGCAATTGGTACAATTCTCTGTTGCATATTAACCTGAGCAGCACTAGATAGAACGGATGTGGACACTTCATCAACATCCGTCAACATGTTGGATAGTCTGAACGATCTACCAAACGACCCATCCGTTCCAATTGCAGTATTGAAGTGCGCAGTCAAAGCGTTGCGCACGTTTGCCTGAACAGTGTTTAGCGGAAGGGATGTTAGGGCTGAGTTAAAATCAAAGGTTACACCAACTGTAATGAACGTCTTGATGGGGTCAGCAAATTCCAACCCAAAGGACAATACCGATAACTGCTCAACCACTGCTGATATCTGAGCCTTTGTTACAACCTGTTCTGCGGTGGACACATCACCATTAAACAATACAGAGACATAGGTTACTCCAAACTGTGGGTCTACGTTATCTTCACCTCCCCAAGCGACAATGTCTGTTATCAAGTTTGGGAATCGCTCTAAAATAACAGCGGCATAATCCCTTGCTGTTACCATTCTATTCTGACTCGAATAAGTAAACGGCGCATTAAACCTAATAGACTCTATCGTCTCTTTGGGCTTACCTGCATAACTCTTATTCTTCGTGGTAACCAGTAGTGGAAACGATCCTTTATCCGTTACAGAAACGTCTGCCGAGGGAGTAAATATAGCTCCCCCATTGGCTGGAGTTCCGGCCGAGGATAAATATTTTACTTCGACCTTGTTTCCCGCAACCGGCCTCACTCCTAGAGAGGATCCGTTGCCAAAAGACAGGTCAAAGTTTCCGTTGGGGGATTCCCTCAGAACGTAAAACCTAGTGTTATCTGTAATTGACGTTGCGTGTTTGAAGTCTGTAAATACTGTATATAGCTCAGATGAGGGTGTATCAAATGCCTTAACAGTAGTTGTATCTATGTCAATGTTGGCATCGGGAATAACATACACAGTATTATCGTCCGCACCCCCAACAAGGAAATTCTTGGTTCTCAAAAAACCTTCGTATAAGAATATATCACCGCTACCATCACGTGACGATGTGAATTGGTATGTTCCGGTTCCATCGTTCCTAGATTCTAGAGAATCTAAAGTCTGGAAGGTATATGATATTCCATCAATATTACATTCAAACAAGACCCCCTCAGGAAGAAAAATTTGATCTGGCCCTTCGGGCACCTCAACAGCTAGATTAACAATGCACCTAGATGATGTAACAGATGATGGAATGTATCCAATTGCTTCCGACAGAGATACTAAACTCTCTCGCAATTGAGCTGTACCAAGGAACGATTCATTAACAGCAAAGTTGGCTGTCAGCGCATTCAAGTGTGTGTTGTATGCCAACACGTCCAATATATTAGATAGACCCGACCCCTCAAAGTCATAGTCAGCAAACTCAGTCTGCCCCTCAAAATATACTTTAAGGTTATTCTTAATAGCATTAAAGTCTAACGCCGAAGATTTAATTGTCGTAGTCATATTATCGTAACCTTGCTACTTTGGTTGTTATTGTTTGTTGTTCCCTAGTAGATTTAATTTGAAACACAACAGTGATAGATATTTCATTTGCGTCTATGAGTTCAGCACCTGAGACATTCACCGACAACGGCGTAGCTCTTGGTTCGTATATAGCTAAGTTCTCTAGTATCTGCCTAGACGCAATCGGCGCCAACAGGCTGTCGTTTAATTCAAATAATAGACTGTTTAAATTTGCCCCAAACAAAGGTAAAAACGGCTTCTCAAAATGACTGGTCAAAAGAATGGTCTTTACAGATTGCCTCACGGCCGCTGCATCAATTTTCTTGTATATGTCTGCCGTAACACCTGTAGCAGGGAGTGCAGGTTCCCCACGGCTTATCCTCGCTTCATTCTCTCTATCAAATAACAGTTTGGCCCTCGCCGCCGGACCAACAAATAATAAATCTATGTCAGAGTATGTCTTTAACCGAGACGATACTAGCGGTGCAGCGTTTAGATTACCATCTTCTTGGGATAAAGCTCTATTCGTTGCCATGGTCTGTTACATCTCGCGTGTGTATACGTTATTTATATGAGTTGGTCGAGCTATTATGAAGTATTTGCAAACCTTATGCGGGGAGCACTTCTCGCAAATTATTAACATCGATCCAATCGCCATTGAACAACGTTTCACACAGGCTCTTCGGGGTATCCATAGTATACAACGCGTCAGTTAGCGTGGGAACATATAACACGATAGAACTGGTTAATGTACCATCTGGATTATACGTATCGTAATCTAAAAATATAAAATCAAACATAATATAATCTCTCCAGAAAGAAGCAAGATCGAATGTTTTATTGTGGGCAATATTTCCTGACTGATCGACCAGCTGGTATACTACGGCGTATCCTTGGTTCTTGGAAAAATTGCTGGGAGAAGCAGAGCCATCCTCCGGATTATCTTCCGGCCAGGCATACCCACCCTCCACATTAGGAGATAAAGACTCGGCGACGATCAACCTATAATCTGCAAATTCCTTTAACTGATTGAATTGCCTAATAACCTCAGCATGAAGGTATAAGTATCTTGCAATAGATCGTCTAGTTTCCTGGTCCGGTATAAAATCTAAACTACAACGGTTGCCATAGCTTCCTAAGAATGTTGCCATAGAAGTTTCTGGCCCAAGCTTTGTTTCGCTGTCGATGAATGGGGCTGCGTTTGGGTCGTATGCGGGATCGGGTAAAAACACAGTCATGATGGACTAAACCTCTTACTTTTATTATCCATGGGATTGTTACCAATAACATTGTATCCAAATCTGGGGGTAGAATCTCCATACCCGGTTACTCGACCAACCTTTACACTATCGCCTAGGGCCGAGGCCCATGTTGTTGATAACCGGCCTTCTGCCAACAGTGTGTTAATCAAACTTGTTTTTTCCCGATTCTTGGGATCGTGGAACTCAGATCTAATTTCAGCTGTTGTTGGGGTATGGGCAAACACACCATCGTAGTTGTCCGTTCTCTTAATCTGATTAAGTAGTTCGTTATTCTGATCTATTGTGACTTGCCTAATTGCCCACGCGCCCATAGTTAATGCTGCTAGTGTCGATTCACGTGTATCACAGAACGCAGCTGGTTCAATGATGAAGGTATGGTTCATTTTAAATCTTGGGATATCAGCATCGTGCGCTGCTATGATATCGCTGATTCCGTGATCTGTACCCTCACCGGATAGCCAGTCGGCGTGGGTAGTATCGGTGCCTTGCGCAAAACTGCTACCACTCTGCTCGTTACCAGCCATGGAAGCAAAGTCAGCATAAGCTGCGGTGGCGGCACCTTGAGCAAAATGAGCAGAGTGAGCACGGTCGGCTTTCTGAGCAAATTCAGCGGTGACTGCCTCAGAGGCCTTTCCGGCCAACGTGCCATAAAACGTTGCGTCGAGAGAAGGATTATTAGTACCGCCCGCGTCCGTTCCACTAACTCTAGAAAGCTCCCTTAGAGGTCCAGCAAATACTTTGCCGTTAAAGTGTAGATCTTCTCCACCAATTCTTCCAGTAGCACCTGTGATGAAAAGGGAGTTGGCGGCGGTGCTGATGTAATAAGATCTTATTATGCACCGATTCTTAGCCGATAACATTATGTCGTCCGAGCACATCTCCAACTCACCCCCGGTTAATATTTTATTATCGCCCTTCACGGAACTAATACTTTCCTTGAGAACTAAAGAGTTGTTATATCCAGCTATGCGGCGATCGTTATCACCCGCAACAACTAATTCTCTATTGGTTCCTATCCTAGTGCGAGACGCTTGCCTCACGTTAACCTTCTCCGATCCAGCCACATCAAGATTATAATTCCCGCCGACGTTGACGTTGTAGTCACCAGACACTGTTAGTGTGGCGTCTCCTTTGTATACCAAGTTGCAGTGTCCATCGACGATAACAGTATCATCTCCTCCCGTTACTGTAACCCTAGATCCTGGAGAAGAAGAAGAGAACGAGCCGTCAGCGCGTAATTCAATACCGCCGCCGAGCCTGTGTTTGATAAGTATCCTCTCTCCCCCAGGTGTATCATCTATCTCCCACACGTGCCCAGACGACGATTCTCTAACGTCATTGAAAGGAAATATGGAGGCCTTTTGTGGAGGCAACTCTATTGATACGGATAAATCTCCTCCTTTCAAGCTGAGGCTGTTTACCTTTATTCCCCTAGCGGCCTCATTTACTGACGATCCATAAAAGTAATCCCTTTTAGGGAATTCACCGGTAGGATCAGCAAACCCGTCAATAGTGACTCCTACTGTGGCTTCTTTTCCATCCCCATACTCGTCACTAGAAGTCCTAGATATGAAGTCGTCTTTAGATGTGGTCATTAATTAAGTCCAATTTCAGTTGTTAGTACGTCGTTGGCTGATGATGGGGATGCTACTTCAGAGTAAGTCCTATTGAATCGGCTTACGCAATATTCTCTAACGTCAAACCCCGGATCATCTGTAGTGAGGTCTATGTCATTATGGCCAAGCACTTGCCCACCAGGAAACCGCGAATAAAAGGATCTAACTATCACGTCGAATGTGTTAAACTGTTCCCGAGTTAATGACGCGGCCGACCTATATGTAACGGGGTTTGTGGTACCCGTTGGGACGTTAAATCCACCAACAAAAACCACCCCGACGGACGTATCATCTCTACCGCCACCCACATGCTCACCCGCTTCGTTTATTGAGCGGCCTCTCTGTAAAGTACCATCTCTCCTAATAACAAGGTGATAGGCTATACCATCATGTCCTACGGCAGTGTCGTATTCATCTATGTCTTCGGCGGATAAGTTCTTATTGGTAAAACTATCTGTCCAGTGAACTATCATTTCTGATACTTCTCTATCTATCGATCTAAATTCAGCAATCAACTCTTCAACGCTGCTAATGTAAGAAAATGTGTAGTCGTCGCTGTTGGCCCCTGCCCACAAAGCTTGATTATCGGTTATAACATAAGGTGCGGGAAAGACTGATGAAGATCCGTCTACAACGACCGTTCCAGCTATAGTAAAGGTCAACGCAGAAAAGGTGGCCGCAATCCGGTCCGGTTCCTCATCGGAGAATGGGGCCATCAAAACCGTAGCTTTAGCAATATCACCTGATTCCACTGCTGCAGATATTTCTTTCTGCACAACCTCGGGAACTGGCTTGTCGGGGGCAGAAATGGAACTTATTATAGACGCCATGGTGCCGTCTGCCTTTTCTTGGAGATTTTGTAAAAAACCCGAAAAGCCTGTATCAAATAAATCAAATAGATCTTCACCAAACTCGATAACGGCGTCAATAAGATCGCCGGCCGCATCTTGCACACTGTCGGCAATCGCTCCTATACCTGAACCTTCAGATATGTTAAACGAGTCGGTTATGGTAGATGTTATGTTCGATGGTGATATAGATGACATTAGTTCGTGTCCACTTTAGGTATTGCTATGTTAAAAAAACTCTGTTGCTGCTATTAAAGAATTGGGGATGCTGATTCTTGTACCGCTTGAACGTCTGTATCGGTCACTTCGACATAGGTATCCGGTGGGAACAGTGTATCGAGCTTTTCTGTATCTGATGACCCTCGGAGCGACCCCCATTGGTCTATTGTCCATGGACCTACAGAGCCATTTAGATTATTTAACACATCGCTGATAGATTGCAAACTTCCAGACGAAATATTTCTGTTAGGATTTTCTGAAATATTACGAACATTCATCGAAGATGCTGGATATGTAACTGGGTTGTCAACCACATCGGCCTTAGTCCCAAAATGAGGATTAGCCCCTACCACCCCATCCCCACTAATGCCATTAGCACCAGCGCCAGCGTGATTGGATTGCCACGCTGGCGCTGGTGCTTCGTAAAATCTAAATCCCTCTTCACCTGCCTCACCTGGATCTATTGAAATATTTTTGATGGCAGCTTCTTCGCTAAACAATGCTATTGAGTTTCCTAGCACTATTTTTTGTAGTGGATAATCAGTTTGCTTTGTTATAGACTGAAACCCGCCAAATTGGCCGCGGTTAACCAATCCAATTTTAGTTACATTTGTTTCGAGATAAGCCTGCACCAATGTATCGGCCGCATCACTAACCCTATCATATCTCAGTTGGTTGGACGCGTTTAGTACCAAATTGTTAATTTTATTAATTGTCATATAAACCACTTTTCAGTCTCTATGCCTTGTTCACCTAGTTGACTCAGTAGCGAGTCGTTGCCCAATAAAGCCGCGCGCTGGCGGTTATTCGGTATATAATACTTTATAACGGCTTCTATCCCCGACTTATTTCCCCTATACCCACCACCCTTGGCCCATCGAAGAACATTATCACCAGCAGTGCCGTAGTAATTATCACTTCTACGAATATACCCTTGGGCGGCAGTGTGTGTTGTCCTCAGCTCATGTAACACAAACAGAAGCTGAATATCCAACCGATCCCATGAACTAAATTCGTCTATGCCCCTCGAGAACTCTTGAAGGCTCTTGAACCTACTGGATCCTTTTACCCAACCCATTATCCCATATTCCTCATTCGTCTCATATTTGGTTGGGCTAAACTCTGAAATAAATTTCATTACCACAGCAATGCATACTGATTGTAAGAAGGTGTATCCGTTATCAATAAAGAACTTAATGACTATCTGCTCAAGGTCAAAGATAAGGGGTCCATCATCGCGTTCATCCAACGCAAACGGATACACCGCGTCCGTGCGTTGATCTCTCATAGCATACGCAAAAGGATTGGTAGCGATGTCGTCTCTCCCCATTGATTGAACTGATGAGGGGAACTCATTCTTAGTAATTGATCCCAAAACGAGAGGAGTTTGGGAATTGGTTCCATCCATAAACACTCCAAATACCTGAGCTCCTGGTAGAAGTCTACAAGCCCCCCCTAAACCAGACACACCAGGCTCTGTACTAGGAATAACCGTTTGGGCCCACGGTAGATCTCCCTGGGGAATATCATTTGTATTACCACTATGAATTCCGTGTATGCGTATGCGCACAGACCCCTCCATGCCCGCTGGAGGAGATCCATCAATAACGGAGGCAATAAACCACCTGGTAGAGTCGCCGTAAAATTCTGGCTTATCCATCGGACAGAGAACCTCTCGCTATTTTAGATATGTTTACAGATACAGTGTGAGTGGTATCTTTAAACATATGTCGTGTTGCAAGGATCAAATAATCTCCTGATCTATTCTTATCAATAATGTCCTGTCCTGATTCAGGATTCAATCCAACGTTTCCATTTAGGAAAGATATATTTACCACATCTCCCACGGATACCTTAGCTCGTACCATAAAAGCGGTGCCAGGAATCTCAATGTCAATAGCATTCTTGTATAGCATACTATGTATACATTCTGCCATAGCCTTATTACTAATCCCCGCCTCATTGAAATCTTCACCTAGGCTATTTGCTGTTGCATAAGTATTGCTAGAAGATATCTCGTGAAATTGCCTTGATGAGTGTTCTGACGCCAACTCTTTACCTTTCGGCCCCAGGTCAATTAGAGTCGCAGTATCATATACATTTTGTTGCTGATACGATTTGATAACATCAGAAACCTTTAGCTGTTCTAACGCAACCTCTATCTTATGTTGCGATTGCTTTGTGAGCCCCCCACTGATATCAGTGTTGCTGTATGTAGATCCAACCGCTCCCCTTTTTATCATGGCAAGGGTATTTTCCATGTTGGTTTTTGTAACGGTGTTGATGGTAAAAGCTCTGTCCACCTCCTTATTACCGGACTTATCAACACCAGCACGTTCAGCAGCATTAGTGGTAGACGATGAATAGTGATATGGTAGGAGGCTGTTGAACGGGACTTGAGACATCATGGTATCGAAGTCGCCGATACGAATGTTCTCATCATGAATAGAAGCGTAAACAAAGTAAGGCGAACCGTTTGACCTAGTCATCTTGTCCCGCAGCCACACACATGCCTGAAGAGGATGGAGATACGGCACTATGACCTTCACGGGAGCCTGGATAGATGGGGCAGCGTATGATCGGTCTACAGACACCCCCAACTCACTAACTATAATGCCCTGGATGATATCTTCTATTTTACCGGAATACGATTTACTTATTCTCTTTGAGTGGGTGTTATATCCAGCGACATCTATTAAGGATAATACAAAGACTTCGGTGCGGTCGTTATTGCGCACGCTTTTTATTGCACTCGTAATAATAAACTTACGTTGAAGTGTGAGCGTCTTAGTGTCATCGACACCCTGCATCTCAATGAGAATAGTTTCTGTCCCACTAAAGTTAATTGTATCAAGAATTGCACTATCATCGACCAATACCAATGACCCAGTTATATATGGCTTATCGATATCCTCAAACAGGTTTACCTCAACAATTATGTTGGCAATATCTATAACCTTGCCTAGAGAAAACCTATCGGCAGTTACATCAGCTTTAGATATTTTATACTGCTGGGAGTTTGATCCATAATTGGTTTCTTCTGCCACTATGTTGGTGCTCTATTCTGCATAAATTTCTTCCACTGCCCAACTACCTGACCTACTGATTCCTTAGATAGTACATTTATAGCTTTTAAAGAATCGTTCTTATCTTGCATAACATTGATATGTGTCTTTGATCTTAATGATGATGGAATGGCTCCGCTATGGGGGTCGATGTCCATCCACATTCCATCCACATCCTCGTAATGATGGATCGATTCATACTGTAATGGGGCAGAGGTAATTTGTGCGGCTAGTTCCTCCTGTCCATTTGTGGGGTAAAGAACTTGAATCTCGCTCCAGGTGGGCGGTGTAGCAGGAATAATGGCGTATCTGATAGTTTCAGATTTTAGCGGATTCCGGTCACCAATAAACAAGGGTGACCCTTCTACCCGTTCAACGATCATCTGGCCGAGATCTAGGTTTCTAGCTACAATTGTTCCTAGCGCCTTCGATTTGGTGCCTTGGATGGTAGTACCTATAGGAAATATAATCGATATGTCATCAGAAGTCGTTAGAGTTTGATGGGGCCACGCCTCCTTAGCTAATGGTATCAAATCATTATACGAGACGGGCCAGCCGGATCTACGGAGATGGTCATTCATGTAATAGAATGTCCAATAATAATCTACAGTACCATACAGCTTATACGACATAGTGTCGGGTCGATCATAGTCCTGGATATATTGCTTCTGATAGAACGCCTCAGCTGTTCGCGTTGTGTCTAACACGTCAACATACGAGCTAATATTTTGGAACACTGACGAATTAATTTCGTCACCAAAATTATATTTTACAAGTGGAAAGTTTTCGAAATATTTACTCATGGTTAGTACCCTGCCGCGATATCTTTCTTGGATAATGTGGAGGCTTCTCTGAAGGACAATGTAACGTCGATCTCGGTAAAGTTGCCGTCTTTGTGTAGTCCCATACCGGTCGCATTATACACAGCGTTGAATCCGGTTAAGTAGCAGTCCTTTAACTTGGTGGCAACTTGACTAGGAGACCATTTGTTTGGTGTCAATTCCTCGGCCGGGTGGTGAAATTCAATTCTAAACTGGTCTGGGAAGTGGTACCCCAAAGACAACCTTGCGCTTCCTGCCAGAATATCAGATGGATATAATTCTGTGCGGAAATATTTGATTATCTTTTTAATTTCAAGAGCCTCTTTGGGACTATTGGCAATGAGCTTGAATGTGAAGGAAAACTCCCGCAAAGGAACTTGATTAAATATAGCTCTAACGTTAGGATTAGTTGTTATTCGAGTAGAAGATTTAACGGCCCCCGAAATCTGATCTCCAAGCTTGGATGCCATTCGAACTCCAGCTAGTTTTGCCTGGGTGGTTCCTAAACTATTAACCAGCCCGTCAGCAAATGACTTTATCTCATCCTTACCGGCGGTGGCGATGGCACCAGCAATATTGCCTACACCAGCGTTGAGTGTAGCCTCAGTTATCGCTCCCAACGCTCCAAGCGATACATTATCGTATACCGCAGCATCGGATATTTGAATAGCAGATGGTAGATATAATATGCACGCATCGCCATACGATACTGGCGAACCATCGGTAACGGTAGTATTCGCTGAATTGAAATCTTGTTCTTCCGAGCCATTGCCTCCAAGATTCTGATATTGGAGAGCCTCTGTGGTATCTCTAACCGTTTGGAAAAATACTACACCTTTATAGTTATGATCGTCGGTGATAGGATATCTTAAAATGTTTTCTGTCATAAATCCTCTAAATAGGTATACAATTCATTGAAGGTATTTATAACCAATTGAAGACATACTCCGGAACATATAAGCCGAATAAAGACAAGTATCAGGGTGACGCCAGCAAGGTTGTGTATCGTTCTGGGTGGGAACTACATTGCTTCAGGTGGTGTGACGCGAATAGTGCCATACAGACGTGGTCTAGTGAGGAAGTTGTGATACCTTACATATATGAGGTCGACGGGCGCTACCACAGATATTTTATGGATCTCAAGATTAACTTTAAGTCTGGTGTCACCATGCTTGTAGAAGTCAAGCCGGCACATCAGACACTTCCTCCCAAAGGCAACAAGCGTACCAAGCGGTATATATCGGAGTCACTCACTTATGTGAAGAACCGTAACAAGTGGCTGGCGGCGTCTGAATACGCTAAGGATAGAGGATGGAAGTTTGAAATATGGACAGAGCACCACCTTAACGAGATGAATATCCTCCCAAAGAGCACACAGAAGGTTCCCGGCAAGTTAAAGAAACTGAAACCATATAAACCATTCAAGAAGAGTAAAGCTGTTAAGAAATAGTATAAATAAAGAAAGAATCTACGACACATAAACGCAGCAAAGAACCGTGATCATTATTCGGCATACTATGGTGAAACTTCCAGGAAAATAATTGCTCAACGGTATGAGGAAGATATTGATTTCTTTAAATATACCTTCAAAAGTAAATAGACAACAGCATCAAGGTAAACATGGTGAAGAAGACATCAAATATTTTTCAGAATCTTGAAGCTAAAGCTCTCAAGGCCGGAATAACCCCGCGCACTAAAGAGTCACAGGCTTGGTTTCGCAAGCAAATAGGTAAGTTAGGTACCATAAGCGGAAGCAAAATACTGAAAGACGAAAGGTTAACAAAAAACTCAAAGACTGCTGTGGGTACCATGCAGATGTTTTTTTACGATCCTAAGACAAAAAAGAACCTGCCGTTCTATGACAAATTTCCTCTTGCTGTTATAGTTGGCCCAGCGCCAGGGGGCTTTTATGGTCTGAATTTGCATTATCTACCGCCAGTTCTCAGAGCAAAACTATTGGACGCTCTAATGGAAGTAACAAATAATAATAAATTTGACGATACAACTAAATTCAAAATTTCATATGAGATCTTACAAAGAGCAGGCTCAATGAAATTTTATAAACCATGCTTTAAACACTACCTCAATAATCATGTGGCTAGTCACTTCGGGCGTGTATCAGCCTCCGACTATGAAGTAGCCGTATTCCTCCCCACAGCATCATGGTCTGGAGCCAATGCTAATACGGTATATAAAAACTCTAGGAAACAGATCTAATGAACTATAGTGTCGATCAGCTCAAATCTTTAATAACTCAGAGCGACGGAATGGCACGGTCGAATCTGTACGCCATCCAGCTGCCCACAATATATAAGTCTAATAGTACGGAAGATGCCTTCGCTAGGGTACCCATCCTTGCTCCAGAAGAGCTTAATGTTCTATGTAAGGCTACTCAGTTACCGGGCAGACAGCTGAATACGGTTGAGAGACGAGTTGGAATGCAAACGCAAAAGGTTGCATATGGATACCAAGTAGATGATATCACTTTAACATTCATTGTAATGAACAACTATAAGATACGCAAGTACTTCGATGCATGGCAACGACTAGCTGTTGATTACGCAAACGGAGAAGTTGGATACCACAGTGATTATGCCCTCCCCGTACAGATCAGCCAACTACAAAAAGGATTCAGCCTTCCTATATACAAAGTAGATCTTTTTGGGGATACACTTGATAAGATTCCATCAAATATTGTAAACAGACTACCCACCCTTCCTGGTCCTTTAGGTAATATTCTGAAAACAGGAGAGCTTGACCTGGCTTTTGTTACTGGCGACGACGTTGTGTACTCAGTCAACCTGGTTGGAGCGTTTCCCACATCCATAGCATCAGTTGAGTTGAATAATGAACTAGATGGTATGGTAGAATTGAGTGTTCAACTGTCGTTCACCAACTGGAATGACCGAGAAGAAGTTAGTCAGGGTGGAGATAAGGGAACCGGTATCGAATCTTTTTGGGCTGGGATAATGACATCGATAACAGATGTGGTGGACAACGTTACAGATGTTGTGGATGACTTTCTTGATGACTTCAATGTGTTTTAAAATTATTATATCATAAGGAGATTATGAATGGCTTTACCTAAAATTAATGAAACAGCATATAACGCAGTAACCGTACCCTCTACTGGCAAGGTGTTGCATTTTAGACCATACTTAGTGTCTGAAGAGAAAGTATTGTTATTGGCAATTGAGGCTGGCGATGAGGGGTCTATGCTAGACGCTATTAAAGGTACCTTGGAAGCGTGTTGTCAAGAGACTCTTGTGGTGGACAAACTAGCCTTGTTTGACTTTGAGTATATATTTTCCCAGGTAAGAGCAAGTAGCGTCGGACAAACTGCCTCTATAAGGTTGAAGTGTCAAAACGCGATTGAAGGTGAGAGGTGCAAAGGTCTCACTGAAGTGGATGTGGATATATCGTCTATCACGATTGATGTGGACCCAGCAGCGACCGTAATACAACTTACCCCCGATCATACTTTAAATATGAGGTGGCCATCGTATTCAGATGGTGTCAGTATAACCAAGAAACAAGCAGCAAGACCAGATGGCGCTGCTACAATTGCGGTACAAGATATGTTTGATCTGATTTCTAGGTGTTTAGTATCTGTCCAGAGTGAGGATAGCATATACACCTTTGATGAAGAGTCAAAAGAAGATATAGAAGAATGGCTCAACAACTTAAAGTCCACTCAGCTAAAGATGATAATTGATTTTATTCAAGATGTACCCAAACTAAGCCACCCCATAGAATATAAGTGTGTTGAATGTGGTGAAGATCAAACGATTGTTTTAGAAGGCCTAACTGATTTTTTCTAATATGCCTTTCTCACGAAAGTTTAGTCAACCATTATAAGACAAACTTTTTGCTGATGCAACATCATAAGTATAGTTTGACAGAACTAAACAATATGATACCGTGGGAAAGGGAGGTGTATATAGCCTTATTAGTGCAACATATAAAAGAAGAAAACGAACGTAATAAAAATAATAGCGGATAAAGTATCATGTCACTACAAGATCTAACTGTCGAACTAGATTCCACTCAATATAGCCGTATAGCGGACGGTATTGCTGAGTCAGCGATCTCGATCGCAGATATGGCCGAGCGGTTAACCTTGTTCAGTGGTAATTTGGAAGGACTAGGTGCCAATACCGACAGACAAGTATCCATGCAAAACTCTGTGGTTGATATCCTGATGTCCATTGACGAGTCAATATTTAAGTTGACTTCGTTTTTGATTAATGACAAAAAGGAGGAAGACAAGCAGAGGAAGTTTCAAGCTCAGGAAGATGCTGAAAAGGAAAAAGAAGATAAAGGTAAACTTAAAGCCAAACCCAACAAGAAGGACAAAAAGAAGGAGAAGGAAGGTCTCTTGGGGCTGCTCGGTATCTCCGCGCTGTGGCGAACGCTAATGGCGACTATTTCCGCATTTGCTTTGGCCTTCACGGCACCAATACTGGCGTTGAAAGGAGCTCTGGTACGAGGCCTTACTATTGTCAGTAGATTATGGATTCCAGTGTTGGCCGCCATTGGCTTTATCCTAGGAGCACTTGAAGGTTGGAATGAAACGGAAGGTAAGGACATGACTACCAGGGTAACCACTGCTATCATGCGGGGGCTAGGGAAAGCGGTGGAATTTCTTATTGGGATACCCTTGGATATAATCAAAAGTATAGTATCGTGGCTTGCTGGAGCGTTTGGTTTTACCGATCTAGAAAAGGAACTCGATTCCTTTAGTTTTCAGGATGCCATCAAGGTCATGATGAAGGATTTGGAAGGGTGGGTGTTGGAAGTGGTATTTAAAATAAAGGAATTCTTCGCAGGATTCATGACGGGTGCCATGAAGGCAATAAACAAAGCTAACAGAATGGTGGGAGGTGACAACGTTTTTGATTTGAGTGATGCTGGGTTTGAGACGGAAGCCACAGATCAACAGAGCAGGCTCTCGGCAGATACCAACGATCGAACGCTCATGGATACTGTGGGTCCCGGAGGCAAAACTTACACCGAAGCTGAAATAGAAACTGCTGTGGCTGACGGAACACTTGATTCTAAACGAGCGGATGAGATGTTAGCAACATTTAAGTCCAGGAGAGAGGGCGATGCCGACGACATTATAAGTGAGATAGAAAACGGTGTTCTCGATGGGCAGTTGTCTGAGAAAGAGGCAGCGTACATGATGGCAGATGTGCTGCGAGAATATCCTGAGGCAGATGGCATGGTGGATGGGACGGCATTTTTAAGGAAGGAATCTGATCTATTAAAAGCAGCGAGAGAAGTGATTAAAACAGGTGCGACGCCCACAGAGAACAAGTCTGAGGAGAGGAAGGAAAGGGCGGCAGGAGAAGACATCCCCTCTGTGGATCCAGTTGCTGATGTCGTGGGTTTTACAGATGACGGCATTCCTATAATTGCGGACAGCCCCGTATCCGGCAAAGCCGCCGCTGCAGCCGCTGTTGAGACACAGTCTCAACAGCAATCCTTCGGGCAAGACCTTGGTGACGATGGTTCTAGCGTAATGGGTGCTGGAGGTTTTGCCAACCCAGAGGATGCAGCAATAGTGAAGGCCGTGGGGGACAAAGCTCGCGAGGAGCACGCGCGAGCCTTCGAGAGGCGTCAGGAGGCTAGAAAACAAAGAGTTGCCGCGATGTCTATGGATGAACTTAGATCTAAAGCCGATAGAAGCCCCCTGAGTCCATTGGGCAGATTGGCGGTTTTAGAGTTTGAAAGAAGAAAGAAGACTGCTCCGCGGATGTCCGCGCAAGTGCTCGAGTCTCCAGATATGGATATGGATATGGTCCCTCCACAGACACCTAAAGCGGTAGGAGCGTCAGGCATGTTGGCTACTGAGCAGGATGTAAATAATGCCGCTAAACAGCAAGCAACCATGAACGTAGCGACCGGTGGAGCTACCACTAACAACAGTACCACCATTAATGGTGGAGGAGGCGGTGGCGATAATGCGGCTCCAATGTCCCCTCGCGATAACGCCGAGCCTGCTAGGCAGTTGCGGTAATAAAAAACCCGCCGAAGCGGGTTAGAAATCTCTTATATAATCCTACTGAGCATACTTCTGAAAGTAGCTCAATGGATCATCCGGATCAACCTCATCCCCAGCTGGCGTTGGATCTGCTGAGGGAAGATCCACACTCGCTTCAACAGCCACAGCTGGTTGCGCAGCGGGAGAACTCGATTCCAAAGATACCTGGGCGGTGACAGTCCTGGGCGACACCTCACCCAAAACCAGTGCAAGACGTGCCTGCAACTGCTCATAAGTTTTATAGTTGGATGGATCGGTGAACTCAGACAGTTCCATAATCTGAGAGCATGTTGCTTCCAGCTTAGTGTCATCACCATCTAACAATTCACAAGCCTTCTTAAACTCGCTTTTATCGTAGTTGCGATATCCTTCCACCTTCCTAATCTTCATTACAAAGTCGCCACCTTCCCAAAGGTCGAACGGGTTCATAGGCTTCTCGTCTGGATACTGCGGTTGCATTGCATCCATAATCTTATCAAAGATTTTCTTGCCGAAGTCATAGAGGAATACTTTACCTTCATTATCAGGTGCAGAAGGATCCTCCAACACCAGAATGTTGGCGACATAGTGTAGCCTACGCTTACGTTCACGCACGATCTTCTTGTCGTTATCGTCTCCACTGTTCCACAGAACCTGATTCATCTCAGATATAGGGCACGGTTGGCCTAGAGTGGTAAGGGACTTCTCAAATAGCCATTGGCCGGTCGGACCCTTGAATCCATGATCCCAATATCGGGCCCACGGTAAGTCATCGTTATCACTTGAGGGGAGGAACCGGATAATAGCATATCCATTTCCCATCTTGTCGACGGTTGGTTTCCAGATCCGGTCATCTTGACCCGCACCCTTCTTTTTATCACTACCAGCTTCTTGAGCAGCTGATACCAATTTATCCATGTTGGTTTTATTTTTCTTTAGTTTAGAAAAATCCATATATTGTCTCCGTATATTTTTTGTATGTAGTGTGTATGTCCTTTATTGGCGGACGTACTATTTATAATAAATGTAACTCTCACGTGTAGCTCATAATTATACCCATTTTATAGAGTTTAGTCAACAGGCAACGTGTTGCTTTTTGGCAAGAAGTTTAACGTCATTGCCTCAGCTTCAAGTTTACCCTTCAGAGTTGGTGAGATGAACTTGCGTGCATCCTCCAAGTCTATGTTGTTCTTTTCACAAAGATGTATAATAGTATCCATGTAAGACATCTTAGTCTGTAAGCTGGTTATCTCGACCAGCTTGCTGAATTTAGCCTTCGTTAAAAACTTGGCGTCCGTCATCGACTACTCCGCCTCATATACTTCTCCCTGAACACTGGACTGTTCAGCGATACCAATATCATCATACCAGTGCCCCTTGGTTCGTTTGATAGTACCATCCGCCTCATACGCCTTGGTGAGGACTTTGATCCCCATGGAGTGCTCTCCTTGCTCTCCCCACCGACAATCAAGCCATACGCCGGTACGCAAATATGTTGACAAATTACTCACATATGTATCGAGATTCTGCCAATGGATCCTTTCCTTGTATTCCTTACTTTCTCTGTAACCTCGGATAGAGGCCAGCTCTGTCTTGTTTTTCTTTAGCCATGCCTTTACATTAGACGTGCACAATGGATGATCGTCGGGCAGAGCCTTAACATCCTCATGTACATTAGCATCGCCAGTGATTCCTCTGGCTGCCCTAGCCTTGGCCAACCTCGCTATAGCAAGAACCTTCTGCTCAGGCGACATCGGTGCGCGCTTCTTCCTAATCTTCTTAGGGGGAATATAACCAATATCTTTCATCGCTTTAGCCCGATTAGCAGCCTTAGTAGCCTTCATTTTAGCCACCTTATCTTTCTGCTGCTGAGCAGTCAATTTCTTCCTTGTCATAATTGAGTCTCGGTCAATGGGGCCATGTTTATAAGAGTATCAACGTTGATGGATCGAAAGGCTTCGTGATAGGTATCGTACGCTCTCAGGAGAGTTCCGTTGATTTCAGCTTCACATAAAGCCCGCCCAGAATTTTTAGGGCGTTTGTCCTCCGGTATCAAGTCCATGTTGAGGGTGAACACTCCGTTGCGGAGTTCTCCGTTTTTCTTGAGGTAAGATACGGCTGTGGGACCTTGCTCTAACATGATACGAAGGAACTCGACCTGTTGTGCTGCTTTTGATTCAGTAGTCATAATATATGCCTCTAGTCTCGGATTGATTCCAGGTGTTGAATACGAGCGTTATGTTGCTCTTGCCATTTCTCTTGAGAGATATTTTTGCGAGCTGCCTTCGAGTTTTCAAAGGTATATTCTCTAGCTTGTGCAATAGCTTGAGTCCTACGTTGTGACTTAGTGCGGACAGAATGTCTCATTTACTTCTCCTTCATAACTTTAGAATCTATTATACGCATATATAATGCATTAGTCAACGGGGCAAATGATATGAGTGATGATATTTTTGATTTTGGATTCACAGCAGTCAGTGAAAGTGAATTGCAGGATCACACAGAAGCCGAAAAACTCCGCAGTGAGTTAGCTAGTGAGGGTGGTAGGGCGGATAGATTGTATGAGGCTATTGCTCCACTCTTAGACAATCTGAAGAAGAATCCAGAAAATGAGTATATTCTTTGGCCAAATAGGCTAGAGAAGGTATTGGAATTTGAAAAAAGGTTAACGGCTATTTACAAAGATGGTTAAGTCACTTTTTTGGTCCATTCACTATTTCCGATGCATCTTTGTATGCAGCAACTAAAGCTGCATCTGGTATATCTGGGCTAGGTTCTCGTGCTGATGTTAGCTCTCGCAAACTTCGAACACCATATCCCAGGGAAGCCATCGCGTCTAGTTGACTGGTTAATTCGCACCGCAACAAGTGAACGGTGGATAACCCTATTACGGAAATAATTAACACGGCGGACAAACTTACATATATTATATACATATCATGCATCAGTACCCAGATATAACAGTAAATTGATTGAACGTAAATCTATTTATAAGTTAGATACCCGCTAGGCGTTACAGTATATATGCAACTATCCAACAGAACGATACTATCCCAATTGGAACAACTACCGCTCCAACGTGTCCACTAAAATATGGACTAGCTCTGCGGCCCTCGACAAATAAGTCCGTAAAGTTATGACCAATGTTAGACACACCGCCCTCGAGAGTAATAAACTCCCACAAGATTGGCCTTACCGCCGCCCACCAAACCACATATTCATCCTTTAGCTTGGCTATATCACGTTCAGTACCATCAAGGTTGTAATATTTCTTTTTTGTCACGGCCCTTCTCCTTTATCGAGCCCCGCCTGTATGGCTTCGGCTTCATTGTCGGTGGACTTACTGTTGCCATCATCGGGGCGAACCACCTTCTCTTCCCCGCGATTACCAAATACTCTATCCCAGTTATCGGAAACTTGTTTCGATGAGACCTGAGCGGGGATTCTCTTGTCACCCTTACCAGCCACTATGTTAAAACTATACCCGATGTGGCAGACATCCAGGCCTCTTCAGTTTCTTTCGAAGACTTATGAGCAACCACTACCATGTGAAATATCGCTTCGGCTGGATCCTGTTCCCCAGTCATCGACACTCCGGGTATTAGTCCAGATCCGCGTTGGTCATCATGCATAAACATCCGAGGGTCAGATAAAACATACACGCCAGTGTCATCCTTAACAGACTTGAGCCTCCCCACAAACTCCCCAGCTGGGGTTACGAGTGTTGTTATGTCACCTATATTCATTATGTTTTCCTCGATATATATTATCATTTGTAATTGTGTATAGTGTATAAATCAACAGGCATAATCCACTATAGCCAAAGATTATATCATTTCCGGACATGGTTAATGTCTCCTATGAATGATCGTGGGGGATGGTACGGACAGTTAGGTTATTAATCTCATCTTGTATGCATTCCCTCATCATGATTATTAAAACATCATTCGATGGATTAGTTTTTGTTCGAATGATTGCAGCATCAATCTTGGCTGTACATAGCTGTGTAATCAAAGGTACTAATTGATCTTCATCAATGACGTATGGGGTATGGGCCGTTGTGGTTGGCATCAATGATAGCAGTAAAAGGGTTGATACCGTCCATATTCCTATTAGGATACATCCTCGCATGCGGGTGAAGCCGCTCACTGAACCTCGCCGTTGACCTTTATAATTGACGAGGTGATTTTCCACTTGCCTTTTGTTGTATCTAATTCACCATCGCCATTAATAGCGGTGGGGTCTTGAATCCACTCAGACTTCGGCAATGCGTGAAATATCTGTCCAGCGTTGTCCGTGTACGTCTTACCATGTTGTATAACATGATTCTTCCAAAGGTTGATCTTGCCGTTGTGGCGGTTGCGGGTGGATCTTGCTTTACGCGCTGCCGTTTGTTGCTTTCTCATTATATACTCCTGTTTGCGAACACTAATTATATAGGACTAGTCTCTCATCCGTTCTTTCATCACCTGAAGCATAGACCAGCAGTCTAATGCGACATCATGTTTTGGATCATGGGCTACAAATGCCTTAGGAGGATCCCCTTGTATCTTAGCATGGTCCGTATAACACTCAAACCACGTGCGTGTGTCTCTAACTGCCCAGAAGTTCCATGGCGCTCTGATGTTAAAGTCTTCAAATAGCGACTCCATGATAGCGGCATCGAAATGTGGTCCTCTGAACCACCAGGTAGCATTTTTGATATCACCAAACTGGTCTAGCCACTTGTGAAACTCGAGTATGGAAACTTCACTGCCATCAGGAGTGACACTAGCCAGCGCAGCCTTATCTTGCTTGCTCCACCAATCCATGGTCTCTTTCATAATGTGTCGACCCGCGGTCAATTGCTCATCCATGTCTAACTTGACAGAGTCAGCTAGAGCGAGGCAATCCTTATATGTATAATCCAGAGCCTCATCATTTATCTCAATTGATAGTATCCCCAGGGAAGGGATGACGGCATTCTTTCTAACGCTGAATGTTTCAATGTCACAAAATACCCACTTCACAATGTCACCCCGTATACACCTCTATACTTAACGGTCATATCAAACTTATTTTTCTTGATAGTGATAGGATCATACTGTTCATTATATCTGGGTAGCCATTTTTGTATCAATGCTTTTTCTAGCTGCAGCACCTCTAACTCTGTTCTCATTGCCGGAGATACCAGCCACTCGAAGCAACCTTGTCCTTCCTGGAGCCATTTATTGGCACGGAACTTAGTGACAGTGTACCCCTCTATTTGATGGGCGTTCCTGTGATTGTTTTCGAGCTTTGCTAGGCCCGCAGCTGAGCTACCCACGTATACTATGTCGTTCATAATGTAGTCCCTTATTCAAGCGCTTTTACGTTAATACCATATATTATACTTGAATAAGGGATTATAGTCAACCATTAAATTGTCATAACTTAATAATAGGAATAATATAGTCACTATCGAAGAAGCGGTCATTTCTTTCAAGTAATGACCAGCCCGCGTAAGTGGCTGAATCATCGTTGACAATCATCTTTGTCACTGGCCATATTGTAGAGTACTGTGTACCACCCGGAGAGTCATCGGGGTAATTGGACGGCACTACGCCCGCTTGCAGGGTATATGGGCGGAAAAAGCTCGTTGCGGAGTCGCCTCCCATCCTAGCAATGTTATCATAGCTGAATAAAAAGGGCGCCATGTTACTGTAAAAGTATGCTGTCTTGAACACATCCGAATCTTGTAGTCCCCGTGATGTCACCTTAACGATGTTGTTTTCAACCCTGGTCATCGGTTGTCTAATGGAAATAGCTCCCTCAGAGGAAGAATCTTTAAGCCCATATTCTTGGATGTTGTTGTAGGCAATGAAGTGTGCACCTTGTGCAACGTCCCAGTGATTTACGTTTTTCGTCAGGCTGGGATATTCTTTCTCAATATCCTTCTGCATTGGGTTAACCGATATAGCTTCCTTGCCGCTATTCTTAATATGGTTCCCCGTAATTTGATGCCCCCATCCGTTGAGCTTTATAGAACTGCCCAGACACCCATCGCTGCTATTGGATGATATATCCCACGTTCGGCTCCTGAACCAGTCGAGTCTGCCAGCGGGGCCCGAGATCCCGTTGCCGGTTCCGTCGGAGTCGGGGGCTGTAAACGTGCCCGTAGCGGCAATATTAGCTCCCCCCGTGCATCTATTGTTCGTTATCCGAACATCGTGCATTATACCACCGCCCGCGACTAACCACCCCTCCCCAGTACTGGAACCAGGAACGGGTGCATATGCTGGTACTGATGGAGAGAAAAAGGGCACCGCGGGTATCTCCGGCGTGTGGTAGTCATTATGATATTCATTATCCTCAACAGCAATGTTGGTAGATTCTGCTCCTAAGTAGATGGCGCTTCCACTAAATGTCCGCGCCCCGCGAATGCCATATTTACAGTTCTTAAAAACATAGTTCTTAATGACAACGTTGCTCACTCCAGCGTTAATTACAAAGGCTATATTTTCACCTTCAATCACCTGCCCTCGCCCGTCATAAACAACGTTGGATTCGCATATTATGCTTGCCATACTACTCTCTCTCTATTTGTGGTTCTTCTTCTATTTATTGAAAAATAAAAAAACATTTATTTGTATACACTATTATGAGTATCTCTTTTTAGCTAAAAAGAGAAAGTCATGCTTATCTGGATCGTTATACTGTTCTTCGTCAAGCACTATTCGTATTTCCTCGTTGTTTTGACTATCGAAGGTTGAATAGGCATTCCACGCGTCAGGCCAAAACGAATCAGTTGGGTGAGGTTCGGTATTGTCGGCGGGGTCGGGTTTGGCATATTCAGTATTAACTGTTACACCGGTCCACTTGTTGGCACGATAGATGTTACTGTCTGGGTGAGGTAGGATGTTTATATTATTTCTCAAAGTATTCCATATACCTTTATTCGTGACGTTAATGCCATTTTTGTCGCCGCCAGCGGTGACGCCGCCGGCGATCTCAACACCGGTTACATTATGCTTACCTCCCGCCTGCGCGATGTGGTTGGCATTTGTAACGTCACCACCAGTATATGAATCTGGATCGAGCTTGTCGCCGGTGTTACCCCAGACGGTGTTTTTTACTACGTTATTTTCTATAAGGTTCCCTGGAGTCCATATCATGATGCACCCCCCACCATCAGGTTTTATTTGACTATGGTTTTCAACGTAGTTGCCGGCTATGTGGCTGTAGCTCCATAACTGGTTAACGTCCAACGCACCGTTATCTGGAGTTACTGTTGCACTTCCGGCAACAGTAACTGATCTGAGACCAGTCACCGGATCTATGTAAGGATTCTGCAACACCTTTATACCATCCTTACCAGAATTTATAATAGTGTTGCGATAAATCCTATTAAAATTTCCTTTCATGTATATGCAAGTGTCTTCAGCACCCTTGCAATAATTATCGGCAATCAGCCATCCCATAGAATGCTGGCCTCCAATTAGCAACCGCGCATTTCCAGTAGCTCGACAGCTGGTAAGTGAACAGTTTCTGGGCCGTATTCCAGTTCCACCATATACAAACATCCCCGAGTTGGTGTCATACAGTTTTTTCCCCGCGGCGTCAAATAGCACAGATTGTCCCCAGTAATTGATAAATGGAAACGGTGCTGGATCCGAGTGCAATGTGCAATTGTCTATGTGGATGTTGCTGCTGTATGGCCACGGCACCTGGTTCTGGGTGGAATTATTACCGGGGGGGGACTGAAAAAGAACGACCATGCTGACGTTAACGAAATTCCAGTTTTTAATAGTGACATTCTCAGTACCCGCAGGAATTTTGAAAGCTGTGAATCTATAATCCGGAGTAGAATTACTACTATGATTATGTTGAGATATAATGTTACCATCATCATCGATGATCCGGCCGTAGATGGTTTGACCATGACCATCATATACCATGTTTGATTGGCAGATTATGGATGTCGTGGTTAGAACTGGTTTAGTATAAGCCATGTATCCCTCAAGATGCAAGTGGGTGTATTGTGCATCTATTTATAACATTATTATCGCCATATTATAATTATTGGCGGTGATCTTTTTTGGTGTTACTCATATCGGGTATACATTCCAGTACCACGACAACTCAATTGCACCCGCGAGCATTAGTATTATAATTATTAGGTGTCTATTCACATTGTTGTTGCTGAGTTATGTATCTGCTATAAATCTCTTGCTCAAGATATGCCGCTTCGATCTCCCACGGCATATTTATCTCCTCTTCAGGAGCATATTCATATATGACACCTCTCCAGGTATCAAAACCCGTTGGGTCCTCGGGGGGAATTAAGTTACCAGATAAATATTGTTTAGCGTGTACTAGCTCGTGCCCCAAGGTCCTCAATATGTCCTCCTGAGTAAGAAAGTAATCGTCTGATCTAGACGATATAATGATCTCTACGGGGCGAGTGTCACCCCAACAAAGACCGTACGAACCCCCCTCAAGTGTGCCCTCGCATAAGTTTATCAGCACATCCCCATCCAATCCAATCAAGTCGGCGCAGAATTTAGCGTACGCCCTCATATTGAGTGTAACTCTCTTGCCGAACTGTATGTCCATCGTGACTACTTAAACACATCAAGCATTGGGATTTCCCATCCAAACATCGATGCAGCTTTCATTGCTTCCAGCTTCTCTAATGTATCTGCCCCCATAGTCTCATTGAACTTCGAGATACGTTCTCCCGTCATCTCTCCGTGCAACTCCTTAAAACCAATCTCTCCTTGAGTAACGATTACAGGATCACCGATGTGACCATCGACTATTGCCATGTGCGGAATATTCATAGTATCTCCTAGATAGTTAAGATGTAATTATACACGACTTTTAAATAGGGGTCAACACTCTTGAACCGAATATTATTCCTATTTAGATGCTGGTCCCACCCACACTCGAGAAACGTAATATCGAGCGTTAGCTTTACTGATGTCAAACTCCATGGCAATCTCGTTCACTAAGTGAGATACTGGTCGACGGCCGCGGACGATACACAAACCAAACTCGTTCAAGTAAGCAATAACGAGGGCTCGCAGTGACATATTCTTGGGGTGGGCTTTTCCTTTCTTCTTCTCAATTTTGACAAAAGGTCCCTTGTCGATCGGAGGACCAAACTCTCCACAACAACCTAAGCAACAGTACTGATATTTCTTGTGTTGAAACCGCTTCTCCTCGAGCGGGTCGTGTACTGACATACCGTTGTCAAGATGAACCTGACATTGAGGGTCCGGACAATACACAAAACCGTAATCGTCAAAATACTGTTGATCAATTGGATCGTCGTATACTGACTGAATTGCGTTATATTTGCTGGGGTTGTGCGCTGCCATAATCTTCCCTTCATTTCTCGTTTCAATGTAGCTATTATACACTGGATCCGGGAAATGTGCTACTTGTCACCCCGCTGATAGTGCGGGATTGTAACTTGTTGATTTATAAGGGTCAATACGACAAAATAAACGATCTTTCTTAGAACATTTTGGCATAAGAATCGTGTTTCTTATAACATTTTAGGGAGTGCGTACTTCAACGTTGTCGGGGAAGGCTATTTTAGCGTTATTGTGAGTGTGATGCAATACAAACTTAACCTGTGGGTGCTCATTGAATATACCTTCCCATATTGGCCGCCATATGTTGATCAGACGGTGGTTGTTCATTTGACCCCGATCGCTTTCCAGAAACAGATCCGACGAGCTACGCAGGCTGTAATCGAATATGCTATCAAAACCGTACATATGAAGCTCAGAGCACTTCAACTTAGAGCAAGCGTAGTGTGCAGCCATATGCCCACAATTGAAGTCGGTGGCGGATCCAGCGTACGGAGGAACTGTGGTATAAAAATCCTTGATGCGGGGGGCATACTGTAGATAGAAGGAAGGGAACATCTCCATATATCTCTGTGGTCTGGTACCCAACACCCAATCGTACGCATTTAAATTGACACTACCTTCCGAAAGAGCTGCCATCATTTTGAAATCTACCATGATACACGCAAATACTTTTCGGACAGTGAACGGTGGGACATTGCAAATTAATACCTTGTCCTTTGGCTCCCTCTCGACATTGTTAAATATTTGGGCGCTGTCGCCGTTTCCTAATAAGTGTACTATTGACATTATATCCTCACGTCGTGCCAGTTGCGCTTTATATAGTCGAGTTGTTCGAGATCATGTGGCTTAGGTTTGCCTCCACAGTCAACTAGAGATACTCTTTTATCTAGGACGGTCGGGAACTGCCATTTACTCCCCGGCAATCTGACAGGGTGGGTGGATGACAAAGGGGCGAATATTTTTGAACCCAGATCATATTTTAAGTTCTTCTTTAAGTGTGGAAAGGTATCATCAATGTATTCTATCTTAGGCTGCATGGTTTTACCTATCCACACTTGATCACCGCCAGGTTGTTTCATAATATTATTTGAGTCGGTCATAAACGTTGTAGGAATATCTGCTCCCGCTCCTCTATAAAACATCATCCACGACGAACTAAACTTATTATCCATCCAGCCGATGGCGTCGCTGACACAAGTTATTGTGTCTCGTTTATCCTCACGCATCACATGATCTATCACATGGTCAAACTCTTTTATAATGACTATGTCGATATCCATGTATAAATTCCATCCGGATGGGCCATTAATGTCAAACAACTGAGTTTTATTCCACCAGCCTGATCCTGGAGGTAGCTTGGGTTTGATTGGTTCGGCAAACTGTATGTCGCGATCTGTTATGCAATAGTTTGATATATCATATTGAGATACTTCGTTTAAACGGTTAACCAGCTTGTTAGCGTATTCTAACGGATACCAATCTGTGCACACTGTTAATAAATTGAGTTTCATTTAATATCCATAATTTTATAGTCCGCAGCCGACTTACGATAACTATGCTTAGCTTCACATCCTCGTTGCACCTGAACGGTGGTAAAAGTATCTCTTACCTCAGCTACCCATGGGTAGCACTCTTGCAACCAAGGGAAGGTACCTATATGAAGAAATACGTCTGTGGGAGCTGCTGTTACCTTAGCCTGGTCAACCAGTTCTTTTGCGCCTCGTGGGTTAACAAGATACGCATGGGCTCCTGGAAAGTATCGCTTACTAACCAACGGACCCACTCCAAGGGTTGTGGGGGTGTTGAACGATCCGAAGCTTGGAGCGCCGACACTTACGACCTTATCAAACATAAGAGTCGGTAACGGGGCAGTAAACACAGCATCGTGTTCCAGTATCATATATGGTTCGTCACCGTTGGCACAACGCTTCCACAAATGATAGTGAGATAAAAAACACGACATAGCATTGAGATCTTTAGAGTATTCATTATTAGTGAACGGCTCAGAATCAATACCTTCTCTACGCAGTAACTTAACTGGACCATCTGAAGGCGTGATAGCAGAGAACGGTGTTATATCAATACCATATTTTGCGCCTGACCTAATACACCTCTGCGCGCAGTCATATGACTCCCGCATCTTCATAATAGTTATAACAAATGCTTTCATAATATAATTTATCCTTTAGTGGACGATCCACCACCTTGCACACGAGTATAAAACGGTTGTGTGATCCGTAACCACGAAAACATTTCTTGACACATCAAAGCATCGTTGGGCCATAGTCCATATGTATCAATAGCGTCTAGCAGCTGGGCTGCTGCATATGGACGTATCAGGTATGCACTATTCCCAGCTAAGCCCTGTGGTTGAGGAACGCTTCCTATTTCATCAACTTTCGGAACACTATATACGCCCGGCTTCCTATTGGCTGTAGCAATGGAATGAAAAACCGAAGCCTTTCGTGTTGTCCCTCGTGGATCGTTTAATCCAAGTGCACCCCACTTGCTATCCTTGACATCGTTATAGTCGAAATGACGAGTGAATACAGAATCACTTTCGAGTATCATTATATCCTCATCCATATCAACACATTTTTCCCACAATAAAGCATGAGAGATTGCACAGGCGATGACCTTTTGTTGATTTTGCGCGGCATAGGCGTTCTTATAAAGCCCTGACGCCATGTCAATACCACTCTGCTGGGGTGTTAGTGGCCAATTCCATTTGAAGGAGGACAAGCGATTAGACGCAGCCGAATGTGAAGTCAACGTTTCTGGAGTAGTCGCCTCAACAAGTATACACTCTGTATCAATGTTGTTTTTGGACATAGAGTGTATTAATTTGCGGCTTTGATTAGTGGCCGTGTCAGTTTTCGTCGTAATAATATATATCTTTATCATTATGTATTAACCGTTGTTAATCTTTATAGCCTTTTCTACGGCTGTTGCAATGCGTTGTTTATCATCACCAGATTGCATGTTAGCGGTATCTATGTTCATAAGTTTATTTTATATTGATCATCATAAAAGTTGTCAAGCACATAGTCCGTCGATGAGATGAAATCGTTCACGGCCGCTTTCACTCCAGGTTTCTTATCAGAGTAATCGTCTCCAATAATAAATCCTCCATATTTAACTACCCGCAGACTGTTGTTAAGATCTTTTAATACTTGTTCGTATGCGTGGCTTGCGTCAACATATATCCAGTCTAAGGTATACTTATTGATTGCTCTATCAAACCAAGAATCTGTGCTCATTCTATGTATTGTTACATTACTAGAGAGAAATCTCGCTTTAACACCTTCACATATTTGATCATAGAATTGATTAAAATCTTCGGTTGTTTCTCCTCCAACTAGACAGGAATATCTGTCTAGATAATTCTGATAGGTACCCCATTCTCCAGATTCCTCATACGGGATAGGACTCCACGAATCTACTAGGTGCAGGTGTCCAGCCCGAGTTAAAAACTTTGCGGATGTATCACCTTTCCAAACACCCAACTCGGCGCCTGTGGAACCCAATGGTATATGATCTACGGTTCTATCTGAACCAGGGTTGCGACCAAACATCATAATATTTCTCCTTACAGTATGTTATGCTGTGAAACAAAAGACTCTAAATTATTTTTTCGATTTGAACAAAAATGAACGAAGGTAGCATTTCCATCAGGATCGGTGTGACCCACATCTGGTAAATTGCAGAATAATTTATCATATGTACCAGACTCTCTAAAATACACATTATCAATTGTAGTTCCACCGCACCTCATACAAATTTCTTCATACGGTTTACCTTTCAGTATACCAGACTTGTCGAGTAGATAATGCATAATAATTTCATCACCACAGTAATGATCTATTATTTCTTTTTCAAATAAGTTCCAATCTAAATGCTCACGAAGAGCCAATCTTTGACCCCGTTTCAACATTATAAAGTTACCAAAGAACACTAACTCGCCGCGATTATATAAACCTGGAGCCCCTTTAGGTGTTCGGGCGCGGTGTGGCCCCATCATCGCGCGTTCGTGTATCACACCAACCTCAGGCCTATCAAAAACATTAGCGTTCTTTCTAGTGGCAATGGTATCCATATCTAACATTAACACCTTATCATATTTATCATACTTTTCATCAAGGTGACACAACTTCTGACTCCATGGACCATGTTGTTTTCCCACAGGATGTCCTGTGACCAATTCATAATCACACCCTATAGCTTGTGCATAATTTTCCATGGTCTGTCTAGCTACAGATGCCCAGCTAGGTAAGTCTCCATTCCAATGTTGTAGTATTATATTGTTCATATTATTTCCTTTGATACCAGGTGGTCATAGTTAGCCAGCTTTTCTCTTTTTGGACCAGCTGGAGTTATCTTGGTTCTGATGTGTATGAAGCCTGGCACGTGCTCGGGTAAAAAACTACATTGGCACCAACGTCTATCTATGTATTTCGTATCTGTGTATCCGGCCTTATGGTACAATTCAGCCATGATACCTTCGTCTTCAAAATGATATGGTTTGTTATATAAGTCCATCCAACTATCGTCCTTGGGAATAAATGAGCGAAGTTTTATCCTAGTTTCTCGATCCATCTTATAGAAAGATCCACCCCAATATGCCGATTGAGGACGCAACCTATAATGACTCACCATACGACTCAGCAGCATTTGTTGCGTTTGAACGTGCAATCCTATTCCGGGCTCGATGTCGAATACATTATCGGAAAGATCTCTAGTAGCAAACATATCTATGTCTAGCATTAAAACGTTATCATATCGATCGAAACGTTCATCTAATAAACATACCTTTTGGCACGGGGGAGTGAGGTGCTCCCGAAATGCTTGACCCAACACTAATTCATATTCCACGCCTATCTTATGACAATACCTTGTTATGTTTGATATTGATAATCTATCAAGCGGTCTTAGTTCTCCGGTAAAATGTTGAAGTATAATATTTTTCATCAATCATTTGGCCAGTTAGAATGCACTGGTAAATTCCAGAGAGTTACGGGTAGATTTGTTACTCGCCAAAGAGCATCTGCTGGCCAATTATCTGCATTACGAAACATGATATGAACCAGTTTTGTTTCATCGGTTCTGGTATCATTGGCTATAGCATTTGGACGTGCACCAAGTTTATGTACATACGAATTCCAACCATTATGCATAGACTTGAACTCAAAACCCTCTTTATGTATAAAGGCCGAGAAATAATCTTGAAACAAGTTGTAAAAATTTGGTAAGCCAGCGCGCCGCATAGCATTAATATATTCTTGAAAGGACGGCCAAGTACTCTTAATCTTTTGCAGTCCTTTTTTAGAAATGACGACCACTCCGGTATTATATACCATTGGTCGTCCTTCATTATCAAAGGAATAATTTACACCCCAATTATCTTTTAGTATACTACACCACCTCATATCATTGGTGTTTGTTATGCTAGCTACGTTATATATCTGTCTCCAGTATGGTTGCATGGGTTCAGTGCATATACCAGCGTCTTCTCCGCTTAAATGTTCAAATATATTTTCCGATAGTGAATCAATTGGAAATACATCAATGTCAACTAAAGCGACATTATCATATTGATCGAACGAATCATCCACCAACGGATTAGCTGGTTCATAATAGATAGGCACATCACACTTATGTCCAGCAATGATTATATTATTATCAAATCTATATTGCGCGCCGATGCGTTTGGCGTATTCTGCCATCTTCTCGGTGCTGGCTGTTACTCCTGGTTTATCTGGTCCTGCCCAGTATTGATATATCAAATTCTTCATATTGTATCCTTAAATTTCTGCGCTGTTATTAGCGATGAATGTATCGCCTGATCCATATCGATATAGACATACATTCCACACCGACCGATGAAAGTCATATTATCTTCTACTAATAATTTATAAGATTGATATGTCCTTCTATTTGATCCATCTATGTCTTTTACTGGATAATATCTTTCTAGATTGTTGTCCATATAGTCGCAGGGTTCCTCAAAGGTCACGACTGTGCAGTTTTTATTTTCACCGTGTGATGGAAAACACTTCCACTCTGTTACGCGCGTGAATGGTCCCATGTCTGTAAAATTTACTACCGGCAAACCGTAATATTGAGTTTCTCCTAAAGTGGACGTTAAAAATTTTATGGATCTATATGGTAACTTTCCATATCTGTAGTCAAAATACTCATCTATAGACATTGAGTTGAATATATGATCATAATCTTTTTTCATATGTTTATGGAAAGGGGTGTTCAGACTAACTTTGATATTTTTGTGATCAAATATTTCTTTGAATATAGATGTGTATCCAGACTTAGGCATAAATTGATATTGATCATTAGGAAAATAGTACTCGTTATCATCGTCTCGGGTGGGTAACCGGTTTAGAATAGTGGGAGACAACTCTTCTATTTCTTTGTTCCACATCTTCTTTGTATATGGGCGAAATAAAACATCGAGTAAATTATTTTCGCCGACAATCCTTTTTGTAGTCAGATTGACGGGTAGAGTCACCATTTGACCATTTTTCAACTTAGCCTTCACCTTATGTTTATAATTAACCCACTCACCAAAGCGAGTGAACCAAGTGAAGGCTTTTTTGTTATTGGTGTGAAATATATGAGGACCATATTTATGTATTCGTATACCGGTATACGAATCTTGATAATCATAAGCGTTTCCGGCAACATGATCCCTCTTGTCTATAACATGCACATTACAACCAAATTCAGCAAGTTCCCTAGCAATAACTGCCCCAGATAATCCTGCGCCCACAACAAGTATATTATTCATAAAGAGCTTTTATTCGAGCGGCGTTTTTGTCTATAATTATGCTCCACGGAACCCGATACATACTAGCTGTAGAGTCTACCGAGGATTGAGTTAGCTGGGCGCATTTTCGGATATCATTATGTTTCTTAAAATCGGATCTCAGTATAGAGAAGGCATTTTCACATTTAACGTCGGGAGCGTCAAACCACACTGGCCAAATTGTTTGATTCTTATTATATAGGTCTTGTAGTAATGTCATGGTTTGATATGTGGGCAACGAATGAATATCCGTAATAAGTATTAACTCATTTTGAGCATATCTAATCGCCATGCCGATGGCTTGATCATTAGGCAATGTTTTTGCTGCGGTGTATATTCTTAGATTTTTTATTCCTTGATCCGGCAACGGATTATCTGATCCGTTATCGACAATAATAAACTCCAAGCATGCTCCGTGTAGAGCCCCTTGCCCTCCATGTTTGTATATCAAGGGTAACCAATATTCTTTAAATATGTCCGGTGTGTCTTTATACAATACAATTATGGTTAGCACGGCTTACATGCCTCTACTATCACTGAATGTAACATTCTTATCCTACCTGGTGTTTCTATACCGTTGAAATCTAATATAGAACTTTTATTATAAGAGCACTCCTTGACATTAACAAAACCCAACCCCCCAAGCGTATCGATCAGTTCTTGCTTACCCCAGAGATATTTGTGTTCACCAGATTGATGCAATAAACCTAAAGCCACTTGTTCTTGCATGCTCCGGTGCTCATTACCTGGAGGAGCAAACTTATGTTTCTGAACATAGAAGTTGTAATAGTGTTGTACAAACTCATCAGTAGAAAGATCTTCGTTACTGGTTAACCGTTTTATAATATCATATGGGGGCCAGCATGTGCGCACGGTGCCGCCTGGTTTCATTACACGGAGACATTCTTTTAGAAAATTGATGCCTTGATATTTGTGCAGGTGCTCAATGAAGTGCTCAGAATATACACCATCATAAGTATTATCTTGCACACCCTTCATAGGTAGGTTGGTCATATCATATACCATACAACCATCCATTGGAACATCTCTAATGCCGTCCCAATTGAGACCACGTTTACGGGCTGCTGCTATTTCTAAATAAGTGGCCATAATTAATTCCTAGGTTTTGTAGCTTCAATTTGACTGGAATGGAGTTCTCTGAGTCTTCCTGGTGTCTCAATATTATTGAAGTCAATAATAGAACTCTTACCATATTCACAATCGACTACGTTCACATATCCCAAGTCCGAAAGCTCCTGCATCAATTCTGTCTTGGCCCAAACGTGCAAATGCTGACCAGCTTGATGTATAATATTCAACGCGACTTGTTCTTGAGGCGATCTATGCATATGCTCTTTAAACTCATCATGCTGTTTAGGTTTGATATATAAATTGTAATACTCATCAACAAACTCGTCCTTAGTCAAATCCTCGGGACCAACCAACCGTTCAACGTATTCGTATGCTGGCCAGCAGATTCGAATAGTGCCACCAGGCTTGAGTATTCGCATACACTCCTTCAAAAAATTAATACCTTGATACTTGTATAAGTGCTCAATGAAGTGCTCAGAATATACACCATCAAACTCATTATCTGATACCATCGGTATTGGTAGATTTGTCATATCGTGGACATTGAATCCAATCAACATCCAGTTCAATCCTCTTTGTTTAGATGCGCCTACTTCAAGGTAATTGCTCATTGGTGCAAGTTCCCATATTGACTCATCATTGACTTAGACTGTCCGAGAAAGTGATTAATCTTACCATCAGGTTTTTTTCCGGGCCATTGATAAGCTAGCCGGTTCCACGAAGTATCTAATTCTGTGACGTTGAACATTGGTTGAGATAATTGTATGTTGATATACATCTGCTCCGTGTATCGAGTGTGGGCATAATAATGATTAACACATCTGAAGTTCTCTCTGGCTTTTAATCTACCTGCAGCGGACCAAAGTTGCAGACCTCCATTCATGTATCGAAACTGTTCTTGTGGATACAAAGTTGATTTAGGAAAATCCCAATCGGATCCAAATAGATGACGGCCATAAGCTCTGACACCTCTCTGCTCCATGGGATGATTCATAATCTTGTTAATCCAACCAGCTGAATTTCCTGTGAAAACACCAAGCTCGTGTACCATAGCAATGTCTTGTATAGGCAGTTCAAATATATTTTCACGAGTAGCAATAATCATATCAAGATCGAGAGCCAGGATATGATCATACTGTTCAAATGTTGGATCGTGAATTAACTGGAGGGATTCTAGTCGAGGGTCGAGGTGAGGGTAGAGTCGATCGTGACTCAACATATAATCTGCGCCACAATGTGCAGCATATGATTTAGCTGAAGTGGATCCGGATAATGCCCAATTAGGCATTGAAGCGCCGCCGATGTCTTTATCACCAGCTTCATATGGAATGTAATACTGATAAACTAAGTTCTTCATTACAAAAAATCCTACGTCAACATATGATGTATATTATACTGTATTTCCAGTACATATACAACTACTTTATTTTTTATTTAGCCACGCTGAGAAACCAAAGAAGAACGCTACCACTCCACTCTGAGCAAATATGAATACTTCTATGATTGGTCGAATAGAAGTGACTCGCTCGTTGCTAATGAAAGCTGTTAATATCAGAGCAACAGTGAGTACCATTGACCACAAAGCCACCCACGCCATATGTCGTTGCGCGTCCCACTTGAGCTGATCATTTCTTAGATCGGCTATCTGTCGTGAAAGGTCCAACTCCTTTTCAGTTATGACATCATCGTCGTTAAGATCAATCTTCATGCGGCTAGCACTCCCGTTGGGGTTTTTCCTACCCGCTTAACTTTTGGGGAGTGACGTCCATCCCTCGACTCGCACTTGTGTTTATTTCGCTTCTTATTACGCTGATCGTGGCGCGTATATTTAGCCATTATTTAATCATCCTAAACTTTAAAGTAGTAGTCTTTGTCTGGAGTGTTGGTTGGTTTGGTATCCATATGTGTCCAAGAAACGTCATCTTCATATCGAGTTATATGGGGAGTGTTTCCAAGTAGCTTGAGTTCTTCACGGACCTCTTCGGCAGTGTAGTTATCAAAGATGATATCAAACGCTTTACCACAGCTGTGCATAGAGCCCTGGCTATAGTATGGACTTTTAGTTGTTCGCATACCAGACCACTTTCGATCGCCACCCATCTCCCAGCTATTAACTGTAGCTGATCCGAACCGGTCTCTAAGCCACTGCAGACCCCGCAAAGCCTCCTCATCAAACATCCTCCACATAACATCTTCATTGTCCTTAAACATTTCATATAGTTCAGGATCAACTAGCTCTTGGATAATAAAATTGTCCGGCTTATACATCTTACGCTCTCCTCATCTCCTTCGTCATTATATAGTCTCTAACGAAGTCGCTTCTTACGATATCGTCCCAAGTAAATTCTATGTGGGAGAAGTTTCTCAACTGCTCCACGATATCAATAAACTCTAGGCACTCTTTCTTTTCACCTTCCCTTTTAAAATCTGTTTGATAATAATCACCGCAGAAGATTATCTTACTATTATTACCTATACGAGTTATAACACTATCTAATTCGTGGAAGTTAAGATTCTGCAGCTCGTCTACGATAACGATGCTGTTATCGAAGGTGACTCCTCGTAGGTAAGATGTTGACTCAAATGCTATATCTCTCTGCTGTACAAGTGTATCATATGCATCTGATCTTTCGAACAGTTGACTGACCACTCCTTTGTAAGGTCCGGCGTATGCCTGTAGCTTTTCTTCTGCTGTACCAGGTAAGTGTCCAATGTCTCGTGTGGGCACAATTGATCGTATGATACGAACCTCTTCATATGGAGTTGACTTATCTAACGACTCCTGCAGAGCAAGATATAAGGCTATGAAGGTTTTACCGGTTCCAGCTGACCCAGATAGGATAAGATGATTTCCCTGCTTCCATGCATCGAATGCTTCCTTTTGGTGTGGGGTTAATGGATCAAATACTCTGAGTTGATCTATTTTGATATGAATGGGGTTGGTCTCTGATCGTCTACTCATGTGTTAATGGTATTCCCTTTACCAGACCCTTTTTTGGTTCGCTTTAACAGGTCTTTCCAGTCGCCCGAAGTTTGTCCAAGCGTGCTGCCCCGGCTAGAAACAATGCTAGCTAACTTGGTATGAATTTGCTCAAACTCTCCTTCTTCAATGAGAGCTTCCTTGCTTGATATTGACATCTGACGTTCTTGTGTTTCCCCAGTGTCTTTATTGCGTAATGTGTATATAGGCATAATTAGTTTCCGTAAATAGAACAGCCCCATTGCTGGGGCTGAGCAGATATGATCACCTTCCTTATTGAATTGTTTGCTGTATATTAGCAATGTGTTGATTTAAAAACTCCGCTTTTTTAATCATATTGCAAGCTAGGGCCTTATTCCCTTGTTTATTCAATCGGTGGATGTAATGTTCAAGTTGTTTTGAATCTTGCTGCAAACGCTGCAATTGCTGCTGTAGCATCGCTTCTCCTTGTTAATAGAACATTATAGTCTAATCAAATCTGGGTACGCCTCCTGTACCAACTTCTTGGTTATTCCTTTGCCGGGCGACTTCTTGTTGATCATATTGATAACAACCTCAGCATCGGCGGGGTGGATGGATTCCAATACCTGAACAAAAATTTGCTCGCGCTTGACCGTGGTCAGGCTTTCGCTTAGTGGGCCTTTCACGAAATACTTAAATTTCTGATTTTGCTTTAGAAGGCTAGAAGGTACAGATTCTGGAACATTGGCTTTATATGGAGGCTTCCCTTCCGGAAGGTTCCATTGAACAGCATCATCAAAAGCACCGCGCATCACATCTAGCATAGCGTGGTGGTTATAACTTTTTAGTAGCGTAATTTTATCCAAGCGGGTCTTCGCTGCGGATACTTTAGCCATCATTTCGTGTATTTCTAGGGGCTTACTGAAATTAGCCATTTACAAAATCTCCTGCGCTTTCAATCAAAAGTCTACATTGTTTTTCTATTAAGTAGTTCAATACCTTACCCTTATTCGCCGCTGGCCGTTGGCTATTAAAACTATTTATAATCTGCTCCTTTAGAGAAACGGGTATTTGTGTTAAATCTATCAGCTTTGCGTTGCGCTGAATATTACGATATACACCTTCTCCAAGAGCATTAGGATCAGCCAGAAGCTGATCAACAACTTTTCTACGGAGGGGTGTCTGTCTAATCCCTTCAACGAAGCAATCGTCCTGGGATAACACATTAGGAATACCGTCAGCAGCGTCTCCTTTGAGAATGTGTTCTGCTAAAAACCCCTTAGCGTTATCCTCCTTGATAAACTTGCGTTGCACTGGGGCGTACTGGGCAATGTTATCATGTTTCTGTAGTTGCGCAAAGTCTTTATCTCCCGATATAATCATCATGCGCTCATACTGTCCAAACTCCTGAGTGTACTCACATAGCTCAGCAATAATATCATCAGCCTCACATCTATCTATACGAATTACTTTGTATGGAAAGTTGTCTCGTAGCTCCGCCAAAACAAGCTCGATGATGCGGAACAGTTCATCCCAGTCTAACTTATCTGTATCGCGGGTCTTACCGCGAGAGTGCTTGTATTGAGGAAAATCATCCTTGCGCCAGTAGTTACCAGCATCACAGCATATAACTACCTCACCACACTTTGCGGTGTGCTTGGCTCTATGTATTCGGATACTGTTCAGTATCTGATGTCGAATCATGTTCTCGTCGACTTGAAGTTTTGTAGCTATGACATTTGATATTGCTATTGCGTTGTAGTCAATTAGTATCACCGGATTGTTCCTCGTATAAACCCTTGAGTATAAGCTCGTTCATATTTCTAACATGAACGCTGTACAGTTCTTCCCTACTAGAAGAACCATTATACACCACCGCAAGGCTATTGTCAACCATCTTCTCGTTAACACTTTGAAGAGGAGGTCCATCATTAATAACGTACAGGTCTCCGAGGATCCGCCCGTACTTGTCCTTTTCATCATCGTACTCTGTCTGTATGTACAATATCTTATCCTGTAACTCTTGTTCAAGCCATCGCTTCACATGCTTGCCATACGCTTTGATTCTGTCGTTCAGCTCGTCATCGTCGATATAACTTAATCGTCGGATCTCAGGGGCGTCTATGCCCTGCAGGCGAACAATCACCTTTCGCAGATACGTATCAAACCCTAGGTCGATATCCCCCTCTATACTATCTCCGTCTATAACTCTCCTCAGGTAGAACTTATAATCATACATCCTTTATACCCCTCACATGAGATTGATTAATACGACAACTGATGATACCATTATAATAGTCATCACGCAGCAGAACACTATTATCGAACTGATACTTGGCTTCATAATAAGAACATTCCCCTTTAGTCTCACATAACCTAAGGATTTGTCTATCAAATTTATCAGCCAATCCAGATTCAACCAATGCCTTTATCTTGTCGTTGGACCCATAGTATGTCTTCCAGTCCGATTCAACTAAGCTGCGCCGTTTGTTCTTGCGGCCCTTCAAAGGTGGCTTGGTAACCTTCTTCCAGAAAAACTTCTTCCCAATGTACTTCATGTCAGTGTCTACCTCGGTGAGCAAGTAAACAAATCCAATATAAATTTGTAGATCCTCTTGAGATGGATCGTACATTGTTCCATTATATGTCCACATTAAAGAGAATCGCTCAACTCAACTGTGGTTACGCTCTCTCCACACATGGCACAGAATACGGGCTTTTCGTCTTCATTATATACCAACACATCAGTTTCGGTGTCACATATTTCACATATGACTGACCAGTTAAAAATTTCCATTAATTATTCCTATGCATGAGCTACACCCCATACCTCACCCCAGTCTCCCGATAAAGCCCCGCGCGCGTAATCAGTTGCACGATTTTCGAAGAAATTTGTGTGGGTAGGCGCATTAATCATTTCTTCTACCCACGGTAGAGGATTCTTCTTTACCTTGAAAATACCTTTCATTCCCAGGCTGATCAACCTCCGGTCACATATGTATCGGATATACTTCTTGACTTCATCGGATGTTAGACCTTCCATATCTCCCATGGCGAATGCTAGATCGATAAACTTATCTTCCAGTTCAACCATCTTCTCGGCTATTGTGTATATCTTGCCTTTCAATCCATCATTCCAAATCTCAATGTTCTCTTCTATGTATGTTCGGAATAGTTTAATCATAGACTCAGCGTGTTGCGTCTCATCAACAATACTCCATGTGATGATCTGACCCATACCTTTCATCTTACCGTGTCTAGGGAAGTTCAAAAGCATAATGAATGAACTGAACAACTGCATCCCCTCAGTGAATGCAGAGAACGCCGCTATGTTCATCGCGATGTCGTCTTTGTCGTCTTTCTTAGATGACATGTCAGTCATGTAAGAATGCTTGTCTGCCATAGCATCATACTCTAAGAATTCGTTATACGTGCTCTCAGGCATCCCTAGCGTCTCTATTAGATGGGAGTATGCTGCAACATGCAATGCCTCTCTGGCAGCAAAACCCATAAGCATCATACGCACTTCTGGTTGGGGAAAGTTAGGAAGATAGTTATTGACGTAGGCTCCGGCAACATCAATGTCACCTTGAGTGAAGAATCTAAATATGTTAGTTAAGAATGATTTCTCGGCATCTGTTATTTTACGCTTCCAATCATTAACGTCCTCTGCCATCGGCACCTCAGTGTGAATCCAATGACTTTGCTCGTGGGCTAGCCATGCATCGTATGCCCATGCATAGTTAAATGGTTTAAAGTAACTGCGTTCTTCCGTGATTAAACTTTTTGTCATATATTATCCTTTTTTTTGCTAGCACTAATTTCTGTAAGAGTTGTGTATCCTTCTGGCACTGCTCCAGGTTGGACACGTTTTCGTTGTCCGGTGGTATCATTGACTATCCAGATTGTCCCTTTATTGTTATTGGGGCGTCCGGATTTGCCCAGGCTTATGTTTCGGTTATGTTCTTTGGTGTTAGGTCGAGATGAAGATTCCGATATTCTCTTTCGACCATCTGAGCTCCATTCTTTTGGACACTTATTCACCCATCCCATACCTGGCGACACTTCAGCTCTGGCTCTTTTATTGGTGTCAGCTTTATACCACCACTTCTTGCCGCGGGTGTTGGTATTACCAAGAGCTGCACGTCTTCGACGTTCTTGGACTGCCGGAAGTTGATTTGCCGTAAGCCATTCTGCATTACCAGCTTGATGGTGATCCAATTCGGATTCCAGTGCATCATTAGCAAATTCATCTGAAGCTACAACGTTAAACATCTTGGCGAATCTAATCCCAGTCACCACCATCTCATTACGATCTTCTCCGACCCACAATATCTCTGTATCCACCTCGTCGCCATACCTCCGCAAGTGATTGAGCCATCGCGCCCCCGATCCAGCGTATGTGTGTGGGTCCTCGCAGGTCTGTCCAAGGTATTTTATATTAGTGCGGGCGTGGGTCTTTAGGTACAGGTAGAACATACGATGTCACTAACTCATCCTTCACACGCCATGCAACCACTATCATCAATTAATGCTTGAAAGTCTATCTCCTTTATGGCCTGTCGTTCCACCTTCTTGGAAATCTTGTCTGCCTTACCAAGCTTCTCTGACCTACAATAATACATTGTTTTAACTCCCTGCTTCCACGCCATAAAGTGAATGGCGTGGAGATACTTTATATTAGCATCTGGTCGGAAGAATACGTTTAATGATTGTGCCTGGTCAATGTATTGCTGCCGATCGGCAGCATGTTCTATGATCCAACGTTGGTCTATTTCCATTGCTGTCTTGAATACGTATTTCTCTTCCTCATTAAATATCTTCAGATGTTGAATGGATCCGTCATTCGCTATAATTGACGACCATATCTCATCATAGTCATTCTTTGTATCACCTGCGCACAATTGCAATATGGTCTCGTCGAGGTACTTATTCTTATTAAGGTAGCTGCCACTTAGTGTGTCTTGTCGGTATGCGTTTGCACGATATGGCTCGATCGATGGGGAAGTGTTGCCCATAATAATACTGCTACTAGCATTGGGGGCGATGGCCATAACATGAGAGAATCTCTTACCGGTGCCCTTAGCATCAGGAGCTTCTCCCCTTTCCGCTCCAAGGGCTAAACTAGCTTCATCGCAGCGACTACGGATGAGCCTAAACATGCGGTTGTTAGCTAATTTAGCCGATACACCCTCAAACGCTATACCCTTGCGTTGGAGATATGCATGCAATCCCAGGGCGCCTATGCCTATAGAGCGCTCGCGTTTTGCTGAGTATATAGCTCTATTGACCTCTGGAGGAGCGTTGTCGATGAAGAACTGTAATACATTATCGAGCATCTCGGCTACATCTTTAATGAAGCTGTGATCTTTAGACCAAGCGTCATAGTACTCCATATTAAGGGAGGATAGGCAACACACGGCAGTGCGGTCTTCGGAAGTTGGGAGAATGATCTCGCTGCATAGATTGCTTTGATGGATCTTGAGGCCCAGATCTTTTTGAAACTGTGGCAGCGCTCTATTAGAGGTGTCTATGAAGTGTATATACGGCTCTCCCGTCTCCATTCGCAATTCTAGTATCTTGGCCCATAGGGCTCTTGCACTAACCGTCTCCCTTACCTCTCCGCTGAATGGATCGCTTAGGTTCCAACCATCATCCGCTTCGCTATCTTGCATGCTACGCTCTACAAGACTCATAAATCTATCTGTGATATTAATACCATGATGTAGATTCAAACATCGCATGTTTTGATCGCCGGTTGGCTTCCTCATTTCAAGGAACGATATAATATCCGGATGGTTTATATCCAAGTATGCAGCGTAGCTACCTCGACGCGTCTTACCCTGTCGATAGGCCAACGACGAAGAGTCATATGTTTTGAGATGGGGCATCACGCCAGTCGACTTTTCATCGGACGACCTAATACCGAACCCAATTCCAACACCGCCCCCCAGCATAGAAAGCCAATTGGTCTCAGATAGGTTATTAACCAATCCATGACTGCTATCGTCAATGTAATTTAAGAAACAGCTAATTGGCATCCCTCGGGCAGATCGACCATAAGATAATATAGGAGTTGAGTACGACAGCCAATGCTTGCTAGAGTAATCATATAACCTTTGAGCGTGTTCGGGGTTGGAGCTAAACGTCTTACTAACATGAGCAAATCTGTGCTGCGGGGAAGACTCATCCTCCCTCATGTAGCTTTCATTTAGCCGCTGTTTGCCGAGGGCGTCGAATAGACCATCTCTTGATAGGTCAATCTCTATTCCCATATATTGTTGCTTTGCCATATTGGCTCCATTATATGTGAGGGAAGGAATCCCCCTCAGTGAAAACTAAGTTGTTATTATACTTGAACCGGGGTATTATGTCAACTGCTATGGCAGTTTATTTCGCTTCTCGAACACCCTATTACCAAACCAGAAAGTTATTATAGTGGCAAATATGGCTTGGGTGTCTTGATCCCATACAGTTAAAATAGCAGTATTAAACTCTGTACCAGCTGATAAAGCATGATTGAGAGTAGACATCTCCACAACAGCAAACAAGGCAAAGAATGAGTATGTCAATACTGGACGGACCATCTTTGCTAGACCTGATGTGAAACCCGTCCCTTTACTTATAGCAATGTCGTGGTCGAGGAGGCGTTTATGTTCATCGCTACGAGCGGTGAGAGCGTACATAACTTGATCTTGCTCAAACCCAGCTTGAATCATTTCAGCGGCCTTCCCCAGCTTAGCAATCTCATGCTTGGCAGAGTTTTTCTTTTCAAAATATCCCACAATAGGAGCCAGCGCAGAGCCAGCGAATCCTAATATGGATCCTAAAATAGTAGTTGATATCATAGCTGTTGCTTCCTTCGCTTGCCCATTATTTCTATATAGCGTCTGGTTACAGGCGCCTTCTTACGCTTGCCTTTCATAGGACCAATATTGGTACTATCAGGAATAGATGCTGTGCTAGTAGCTGGAACTTCTTCAAACACAAAGTTTTTGGGTATCATTTTCTCTAAAGTTTTTCCATCAACGTGGCTATAGCTCTTTGCTATTTGTGCAGCGTAATATCCTATAGAATGTTTAGGAGAACCTTTACGTTGCCCTGCCACTTGATTGGATCCTTTTCTAGCAAGGACCGATTTCAATGCGTCTAGGGCTAGTTTATACTGCTTCTTAAATACAACCCCGCCAAGAGCAAACTTAGCAATTTCACTAGGACTCCGTTCGGTTAACTTGTCCGCGGGCTCGTTGGCATCTTGCCCTGGTGTTAAATATTTTGCGGTTTTAACAGATTCCGGCGTACCCCAATCGGGGCTTCTTTTTGTCTTACCAGTTGTAAACTGCTTGAATGTTTTCATTTATTTTCTGTCCAAATAGAATACTGTTCCAGTGGAACTCGACTTTGATGTTATCTTAAATTTGCTTCCAAAGAATTTCTTCGCCATACGGAGATAGAGTTTCTCTCTGGTCGCCATTACTTTGCTGGGTGCGCCCTCGGGTTTCTCTGCTGCAAACGAAACGTATTTCGGGTCTTCTTTCTTCACAAACTCTTGAGCGATCTTCATGACAGTGGAGAATATCTTCAGACCATCACCATCGCCAGTCATACCGTATGATGGTTGTCCAGGAATTATCATCTTGCCAGCAGTCATGTTCGGTGTTAGTCTTCGACTAAAACCAATATCCCATATATAATGATCTTCATCGTTTGCGTTTTCACTACCGACTATATCGACTTGTATCCTGCTCTTTTTCGTTTTTCCTTTGAGGTCGGTATATTCTGAATCAAACCCATATGAGTATTCATCCTCGGAAACTTTCTTTCCATTGAACTTATAAGAAGAATCGAATGCTTCACTGAATTGTATAAACGATTTCATTTCTTATATGGCTTCGGTTTATCAAATTTAAAGGAGGTCACCCTATCGTCTTTCTTTAAGATTTTTGTAGAATCCTTTATAAAATCCAATGCGTCTGACTTGACTCTGAATTTTCTATCAACATTAACGGTCTTACCGTTTATTACAGCGGAGTACGAGACAATCCAGTTCTTGCCGTCTTTCTGTTTCGGCATCCACATGCCTGGACCACCATAACCTTCGTTGACTTGAGACTCATACCTGATCGCTGGGTCTGGAGACTTGAATGCTTTCTTTCTCATTATGGTTTTGTTGACAACTTCAAACTCGCCATTCTTCCAGTTCACCACGACAGGTAGGTTCAAATCAGACTGCATGTCTTTCAGGATTGCTTCGCTGTTGCCATGCTTCTTGATCTTCTTACCCTTGTTTGCCGCCATCTTCTTGAACAGACTTTGCAACTCTTCGATAGCGATTCCAGGTTTGTTGCGCTTGTCGTTTACACGGTCTGCAAAGTGCTTGGTGAATTCAATGTCCACATCAAATTTATTCAGCAGTCTGTCTGCAAACTTCTCAAGATCATTGATCTCTCTTTGCGAGACATCTTCTTCTATAAATTGTGAGAATCTTTTCATAGTCGTGACCTGTGTCTGCTCCCGTATCGTTTTACCCGTCCCTTCTTCACTGCCTTTTGCTTTTTGATAATCCAAGCAGTACCGAGTTTGTTAGTGTCTTGTTCTACTTTATATCCCTTTGAGAAATACTTCTTGACAAGGCGACTGTACAACTTCTCGCGACTCTGTAATTCTTTTGGATCTGCGTCGTCGTTACGGACTGCCTTGTCAGCAATGAAGGAGAATTCGTCGGGATCTTGTTTTTTTATAAACTGTTGGATGGCATCAATGACAGTGGCAAAGACTTTCATCTGGTCGCCTTCACCAGTCACGCTCTGCTTTTCTGATCGTTGAAAGGATATATCCCAAGAATATTTATCAGTGCCAATTGTTTCTCGGTCGGCACGAACAACCAACATTGAACCGTCTTTCAGTTTCACCTTTCCCTTATAGTCCCTGTCGTTATACGATACCATATCAATCTTATATGGGGAATCAAATGCTTCACTGAATTGTGAGAAGGATTTCATCGTAGATTACCATATGAGAATGATATTGGCATTTCTTTGATCCCTACTTCCTTTGCGATACCCAGTCTATGGTTGCCCTCTCCGAGCAGCACCTCAACGTCACCGTTCTTTCTTCGGTCAATGCTGACATGTCCATACTCTTTGATGCCGTTCTTCTTTATGTCTGCTTTGAGTTTCTTCATTTCAGACTCGGTGTTCTTACCAGTGAATCCCCCGACCATCTTGCGGTCGTATTCTCTTACCTTCCACAACTCGCTTATGCTAATCATGGGTTGGAAGTTATCGGCAACCTTCACGTTACCGTTTGCGAATATCTTGATAATGCCATCAAGAGTTACCTTACCACCAATCGCTTTTTTTAGTTCGCCTTGTGAACGAACATATGTAGAGAAACCTTCTTGTTTCTGACCACTGTACTTCCGTGGTTTATACCGTTTTTGTTTGGAATACTTTGCGAGTACAGCATCCGACTTCTTCATCACCGCATCTATCTCTGACTTGGAAACGGGTTCGAAGTCTGCGAGCATGTCATCGAGGAAACCTTCTTGCATAAACTGGGAAAATGTCTTCATTTAGTGAGCTCTCCAGCAGTTACATATATGCCTTGTCCGGAAGTCAGGTGTACAGCATTATACACCGGAACACCTCCGATATGATCGGCTGGATAACAATCTTGTGTTATGCGGACTTGATCACGGG